TCTTGATCTTCAAAATCCTCTACAGGGAAACCAGTTAACAAGGAAGCTATTTGTTTTAGCTTCCTTGCAAATGATTTTTGTTCAAACTTTGGCCCATTGTTAGTAAGACATAACTTTTCAATTATATCTCCTACAGTATTTTTTCCAGAACCCATACGTCCTGATATACCTATTACACTCATAATTCCTCATCATTAGGCATTAAACTGTGATTTGCGCATGGTGCTAGTTCTACTGCAACATTAGGATTAAAAGAATTAATTACAAGTCTTTCTAGTTCTTCTAACTCTTCATAATTTTCTTCTAAATAATCTTTCATTTTATCCATTCCTTGTAGCTTAATAGTTTCTTGAAATTCACCTAATAAATTAGTGTATGTAAACCATCCTGCTCCTCCTTTTTTAATTAAATCAAAATCTACAGCATAATCAATTATTTCACCTAATTTATCTATACCATGTCCCCATACAATATTAAATTTAGCTTGTCCAAATGGTGAAGCTAATTTATTTTTAATAACGTCTACAGTAGTTTTATTTAACTCATTAATTTTATCATTCATCTTCCAAACTTTCCATCTAACGTCAGCATAAAATTTAATAGCTTTTCCTCCTGTGGTAGTTGTAGGTTCTCCCATACTTCCAATAGCATCTCTTAACTGAGATATAATAAATAATGTACAATTATTCATATCAAGAAGCCCTTTTACCTTCATACAAAATTTACTGTTGATTCTAGCTTGTAAACCAATTGTAGCGTCTCCCATTTCACCTTGTAACATTGCTTTTGGTTGAGCTGCTGATTGACTATCTATAACAATACAAGATGTAATTTTCTTTTCTATTAGTGCTAATATCATATCATACCCTCCTTCTTGTGTTTCTGGTTGATATATCAACAAATTATTAACATCAACTCCTAAAGACATAGCATATTTTTTATCAAAAGAATGCTCATAATCAAATAAAGCTGTTTTTTTATCTGGAAAAGCTTTTTGATATTCTGCAATTTGATGTAAAACTATTGTCGATTTTCCTGAACTCTCAGGCCCAAATATTTCTACTATTTTTCCTAATGCAGTACCGCCAATACCCATTGCTTGATCTAATTGAAGACTACCTGTACTTACAATAGTTAAATCTTCTGGTACTAATCTACCAAGTCCATACTTTTTTTCTAATTCTGCAAGAATTAAATCAATTCCTTGCTTTTCTACTTTTTGCTTTGCCATAACTAATAATTCCAAGTTTTATAATTAATAATATCTTTTACATTTTCTCTCTTTAAATTAAAATGATCTGCAATTTCTTGCTGAGAGAGATGATCATTATCTTGTTTAAATTTTCTTATTTCATTTACTTTTTCCATAGTAAGTTTTGCTCCATTATTTTTTTCTCCTTTTTGAGATTTATTACCTTTTAAAAAAGCATATCTAGTATTTTGACTTTGACTAATCCATTCAAGATTATCAACATGATTATTATCTCTAACACAATCAATATGATTAGCTACACATTTATAACTAGGTTTTTCTAAAAATGATTCTGCAACAAGCCTACTTACTATAGGATTATATAATTTTGAGTTTTTAGAAAGTTTAGCTTGTATATATCCTGTGTATCTTTTAAATGTTTTTAAGATTTTCTCATCTTTAATAATTTTTGTTTTGCTTTTTCTAGCTAAACTTTTAACTCTTCCGTAATTACTAATCTCATACAAGTCTTCATAATCTTTAATAGGTTTCCAAATTTCATTTGGGAGATTATCAATGTTTAAATTTTTCCAATGTTCCATATTTTTATATTTTTATATATGTAAAGATATGTTATATATGTTGGATATCCAAATAAAGTCACTAATTTTTTTGTGTTATTTCCTAACCTTCTGTGGTAAGATAGACCCCATAAATTAGGGTTTATCTATCTACGATTGGTCCCATAAATCATGTAAATCGGGACAAAATAGTTATTCTTAGTGAAAAATAGGTATATCTGAACTGTTTTGGTGAAAAATAGGTTTGACTATTGACTATTAATAGTCAAAAAAACCCTATATTGCTATAGGGCTCTTTCTTCACAATTTAAAAAAACATAACAAAACAGAACAGAACTTTTTATTCACTTGTTCTAAGTGATGTATTACCTTTTTCACACTTATCATACGGACAATGTCTGCATTCATTACCACAACATTGTTTCTTTGTCTTTAATAGATATTCCTTAGTGAAATGAATTCTTCCTTCCTCTAAGTAATAGTCTCTAAACTCTATGAATTCTTTTTTATCTTCACTCATTTCTATTCATTTTAGAAGGAACTATGATGTATTCCTCATCAAATAATTGATGCACTCTCTTTGGATCTAAACTGAATATTTCTATTAGTTCTTCTGGAGATAATGCTGGATATCTTTCTTTGAACTCAAATATAAGAAGTTTAGTTTTTAGAGCTAGCTTTCTTGTATTCCCCATCTTGAGATTGTTTTATAAGTTCTCTTTCATCTTCAAATGCATATCGATATTTAGAATCTTTATATTCCTCCATAATATATGGATTTGCCATTTTTCTAAAGAAGTCTTTACTGGTGCTCTCTATAGCAATGATGACATGACTATCATTATATCCACATACATATCCCTTATACTTAGGGTGCACTATCAACATATTCTTAAACTGGTTGAATACTTTTTCCATCTTTGTCTAGGTTTAAACTTGCTAATCTATTTTCTAACTCATATTCCACCTTCAAAATGAAACTAATCTTATCCTCAAGCTCTTGTTGAATGATTCTTCCTGCGAATGGCATAATATCCTGAAGATTTGTATACACTCTAGGTAATCCATATTTGGTTTTGATTTGTTGGTATTTAAATCCAGGGATACATGTAAGATCATTAAACACCTGATCAACATAAGCTAATACAGAAGGTTCTTCAATAGACATTCCATAATGTCCTTCTTCTAAATAAGCTGCATACTTATAATTAAATTCTTCACTCTTTCTCATATTTTTAATTATTTATGTTTTAACTACAAATCCTGATTTGTCTTTCTTAGCTTCTCCTTTTGCATGTAAACCAATTACATGATTAGGAGGATCATAAAATCTAACATCAGTATCATCTCCATCATATACAGGATAACCATTCCATTCTTTAGGCAAATATACACCTTTTTTTGTATTAAACACAACAGCTACGTTATATCCATTATTTAAAGCTATTTCACAATCACGATCATTCATTTCATTTTTACTAAATGTAACGTGATAGTTAGGAATAGCTTTTGTTAAATGTTTAAGCACCTTAGTGTAATCATAGAAGTGCACATCTGAATATTGTTCAAAGATGTTAAATCTTATCCAGTTAATATCAGAAGTACCATTAAGTCTTACAGCAGGTAACATATTTTCTTTCTTAGCCTTTGCAACAAGACTTTTTATGTCTTTATGTAGCAATTTAAAGAACTCATCTCTCTGCTCAAAGAACATAACAGTCTTCTTTATACGAGCTTTTTGTACATTAGAAAATGCTCCCATACCAGAGGTATACAAGCAAGCTTCTGTACAACCTATGCTTCTCATAGGACATACTTCATAACCAGAGATCTTAGCAGGAGCTAAATATAGTATTCCTGTTAAGATTCCTAGTTTTTCTCCTTTTACAGTTTTGTAATTACTCCTGCTTAATAGTTTCATCGTAATGCTCTCCTGTATTACCATTCTGTCCAATGATATTTATTCTTGCTTCTTTTAGTTTATCTTCTAAGATTTCAAATGCAGCTTCTATAGCAAATGCTTCTGCTTCTTTTCTTGTTTTCCAAGATTGAGTGGTAGCTTGATTACCTATTTTAATTGTAAATGTTCCATCTGGATATAAAAAGTTCTCTATTATGATATTATTATCATCAAATACATCTAATAACATTCTAGGATTGGCATCAATCATAATTGCTAGTTTGTCATCTTCTATACCTGTTTCTCTCATCATATTCTTAAAATCATCTGGAACATCTGATGTCTGTAGAGATTCAATCATCTTTTCTAAAAACCATGCTCTAATAACAACAGCTGATGCTGTATGTTTTTGTAATAAATCTATTCCTTTCATATTATTGTTCTATTGGTTGTTCATGTAATACTAGAGAGGCTTCTATCCACCACACTCTTTCAAAATCAAACTCAGTTAACGGTTCTTTCTCTTTGCATGCTTTATATTTGATGTCATACATCATTGCAGCCATCTCACAGAATGTAGCAGTCTTTTCTGTTCCATACTCTTCTATCAGTGATTCTAATATTTGTCTATTGAACATGTTCTTTTAGTTTATCAATTATTAATACTTCTTTTTCTTCATCCCAGCCTTCCCACACTTCAAAATCATCTTCAAATGTAATACCTATTTTATCTTCCCAGAACTCTATAAGATCTGCGCTCTTTTTAAATATTCTCAATTGAAGACTTATCTCATCTTTGCTTAGTCCTGATTTGATAATCTTAACAGACTTAGGGAATTCACTTTGGAATGCTTTTGATGTTTTAGAATACTTACCTTGTTTAACAAGTTTAAAGTCTTGCTTGAATCTTTCATTGAGTTCATATACAACAACAACAAATCCATCTTCATAATCATAATCTTCTATTATAGATTTTGTTCTTTCATATTCACCGTCTAAAAACTCCCTAAACTTATCCAAATTATCAGGCTTAAATAACAGATATATAGAATCTTTATAATCATGTTGCATTCTTTCATCTTTAATGTATCCATTTATAAATCCATTAGTTCTTAAAGCATCCTTTGGTACCCTTAAAGTGGGCACCATAAAGATACTAGTTATATTCTTTTTAACTTCCATGTTATCCCTTAATGTTAACTATTCCATTAGATAAATAGTTTTTGTGGCTTATGTTCCACGTTCCTGTTTCCTTACACCATATAAGTGCTTTAATTATATCTTTTACACCAGGATATGTTCTTCCTTTATGTACAAATCCATCATGAGCAGCTAGCATATCAAACTTATCAAGAGTGTATATAAGAGGTTGATAATAGTTTGTTGAATCACATACAATGAATTTTAAATATTCTACACTATATCCATAATAAGGACTTTCTTCATCTCTTACAAGATGTAACATTGCATGAAAATACAAATAAGCTTGGATGTATGCTCTTCTGTAAAGATAATACTCTTCATAGAAATTCTCTACAGACCATGTGCATTTTAAATCATATGGCTGAATAACTTTTTCATCATGATCGATGATCACTTTATCTAACATACTCTTAAGAGGAAGACCATCTATTTCATATCCTTCTACCTGCATTTGATCTATCACTGTATATCTAGAGCTATTTACTAGATTAACAATTGGTGCTGTTGTACTATTAGTCTTTAACTGCTCAACAATCTTTTCAGCAATAGATACTTCCATTGTATTGATGACAGTTAGATTCTTGCTTCTAACAGTTCTAATTTCATTGTAATAGATCTCAGCATCAGATCCAAAGAACTTACCTATTACAGCCTCATATTTAATCTTAAATCCTGATAGAGTGTATGCTTCTTGTGATATGTCTGTAAAATCTCTAGTCACTACACCAAATTCATCTGTACAATCTCTTGTTACACGATAGAGAGCTTCAACAAAGTCTAACATTAATCCTGTTGGTGTAGATAAACAAGATGACATATAAAACTTTTCATCAAATAAATGAGGTTCCATAAGTAGGACCTCCACAATGCGTCCCATATTAGCTGCTGAGCTATCTTTATCTTCCACTTTCTCACCAAGAAAATATTTCTTGTAATACTTCTTTCTATCTGTAGAGAAATCTTTTAGGCTACTGGATGAATCCATAAGCACTGCTCTGTATTGAGCTTCTGTTTTTGCTGTTCCTTTTATCATAATATTATTTAATTATTGTTACTTCTCCTTGTGTCTCAATCCAAACATGTGCTCCACAACTTAATGGTTTGTCTGGACTATATACCACCTTGCTAGGTCCTAGCACCTCAACTTCATGAGCATATCTATTATTCTTGTAAGTCTTAACAGTTAGAACAGGATCTTCTACACCATTCTTTCTGTTACTCTTAATCACATGCTGGTTAACATGTATTATAGTCTTCATATTATTTATAGATTAATATTGCACTATATAATGACAATGATCCTTTTGGATCTTCTGTAGCAACTAAGTTAAATGATACAACGGTCTTCACTATCTTATCATCTAATAATTGCTGCAACTCTCTATTTATATTAAAGAGATGTTGATTCTCCCATGTCCATGTTTGCATCTTCTTTTATTTTTAAAATTTGATTAGTTAAATATTCTAATGAATAAGCATAAGCTTCTTCTGATTCATATGCAAACTCTATACCTATCTTTTCAAATAGATATACAATAGCATGAAAGGCTTCATGAGCCACAATCCCTGGATTATCTATATCATCTTTAAATCTTATAAGAATACATCCAGTTTTTAGTTTAAATGTAGTGGCTATACTTTTTTGATTAGTCATTTTCTTATCAAACTTCTTCTTAGATATATTCTCTCTGATATGTTCATATAGATCCTCATCTGATTGTCCTATAGACACAACTATATCATGCCCATACACATCTATTGGTATCACTTTGAATATGTTCATAATGTTTGTTTAAATGCTTCTATAATTTGTGGATACAAAGCTCGTATCTCCCTTGGTACTCTTGAGAAAAACCATCTGATTTCAATTTCATAATTATGTCCATTTACATCCAATCCTTGTGGATACACTAGCCAGAAATGATGATACTTCCCTTCATGCTCTACATGCCCTTCATGAAAAATTTCGTGAAAAGCAGGTTCTTTGTTTATTGTTATTGCGTTAGTCATCTATTGTAATGTTATTAGTTATACGATGTTCTATTTCCTTCTTCATTATATCTTCTATCCATGGAGCTATTTTACCTCCCATATATTTAATGATATTATTGATATGTTGGTTTGACATATCTGCTATAGATTTATATAATAGAGGATCTCTACCATCTTTACCTCTATTACCCCAATGTGCAGCACTTCTATTCATCTCATGATCATCTGATAGATAGATTGTAGAGCTAGTATCAACTAAATCAAGATTCAATCCTCCATAGCGTTGATATTCATTACCACCATCTACCATTGTTTCATTAGTGCATCCACATGTTTTATAATCATGTCTATGATAAGAAGTCAACATTTCTCCACATTCTCTACATTGTACTCTATTGAGTATTATTTGTTTTTCCATAATGTTTTATCTATCACATTCAACAAATGATTCTGGATACTCTTTTAATGCTTTAAGGTATTCTTCTATCCAAGGTACAAAGTTATGATACATTCCCCAGCCATTTGGGCTATTAAATGTTTCATAATGTTTAGGTCTAGCTTTCATGTCAGCAAGTCCTTTTTCTATAATAGGAATTATTTCATTTGCTTTTACAGGATTAGCTTTTTCAAACTTATATTCATTATCATAATCATCTTCAGGAATATTATATCCTTCTTTTAATTCATATGGTCTCCATAGTGTTTCATATAATCCAGCAGCTTCAGCCATCTTTCCAAGATTATGTGTAATGTTTGAACTATACAAAGATTCTCTTTGTGGTTCTAATGTTTTACCTTCGTCATAAGTGACATGGTAATTTCTATATAATGTTACGTCTAAACTCATTTGTTTTGTTTATTACAGGTTTTACATTTTAGTGTCTCTGGATCAAAGTTTCTCTCTGTCTTACACTTGTCACAATATTGATATAATGTTATCATATTTTTAAAATAAACTTATTTGTGGTTTATTAGATCGAAACTTCTTTTCTAATTCATCCATTTGTATTGCATTATTTAAAAATTCTACATTTGGATATAACCAATCTTGATTACCAACAAGTCTTATTTTTAAATGTTCAGATTTAAGAACAGGGTTTCCCATTCCTTGAAATTGTAAATCTTGAGAAATAAAAAATGTTAGTATAGTATTGATAGAATATCTTTTATTAAAGTTAAACCACCAACCTTCTAACATAGGATTTGTAAAGATTTTTCCAAAGCAATATTCATAAGAAGCTTTCTCATCTCCTACTATAGATCTTGCAAATAAAAAATAAGCTTCTTCTTCTCTAAATTTTCCAAAAGGAAAATAATCTCCCCATTCTAATTCTCCTATTACAATCCATCCTTGTTCTTCAGATCTTCTTATTCCTTTTTTCCATCTCTCATATCCTTTTTGTATGGTTTCTTCTCCATAATGACTAATGTCTATATTAGTCTGTTGTTTCATCATTTCTTCTGTTGTCATATTGTTTTCTTTTTAGATTGTTTCTCTTTTAATGTTTTCTTATCGTGGCAGGTTGTACACAAAATCTGTAGGTTATCTTGTTCACAGAACAATCTTTCTACAAATCCTGGTAAATCATCTGCACAATTAAGACTCCCAGCAGGTAACACGTGATCAACGTTAATTTGTTTCTCAGGATACCACTTCTTACACTTCTTACACTGATATTCATACTTCTGGCGTTTACTAACACCTTTGTAATCTCTGCGTGCATTTAATTTACATACTGATATAGGCTTCCACCATCTACTCTTTTGTCTCAAAGCACTTCTTATGAAGCTCCAGAAGGCTGCCTCACTCATTGTACCACTGCATCTTGTCTTTGGGACTAACACTCTCTTTGCCATATTATTATAATTAAGTTATGTCGCAAATATAGTAAATTAATTACTTAAATAGTCAATTGCTGAAGTTAATATTGAAACATCATCATTAGAACAACCAAGAAGTATATTGCATTTAGAACATAATAAACCTCTTACTTTTCCAGTTGTATGACAATGATCAATGTATAATCCACCATGTGTAGATATTGAAGAATGTTCAGTTTTACATATCTTACATTTTTTATCTTGAATAATATATAAACTTTCAATTTCTTCAAATGTTAAATTGTATTTATTTAGTATTCCTCTATTTCTACTTTTAATATAGTTATAAGAATTCTTTTTTTGAACACTGTTACAATCTCTACAATAGTGATGAACACCATGTGTTCCAACTTTGTTTTTATTAAATTGATCTAATTCTTTCTCCTCTTTACATTTACTGCATATTTTTTTCATGATTACATATTTTAAGCTGTAAAGATAACATACTCTTGCGACATATTGCGACAAAAGTATGTTAAATTTATGTTAAATAATCAATTACAAATTTGCGACACAACTATAATTAATTTTACTACTTAATCGTGTTCACACGATTGGTAATCTTAGCTTTCATCTCATTAAGATTCAATACAATAGCATTGATCTCTGCTGCTGATATAGAAGGCATGTTGAACTCATGTTTCTTAGCTTCAGTTGCAAATCCTTCTTTCGCTTTTTCAGCTAAGCTTTCCAATTCACGAATAGCATATTGCTCATCTAATTGTAAGAAATCAAAGCTTCTATCATTCATGATCTGATCTGCTTCTTGAACAGTAGTTAGCATGAATGGAAGATATTCCCAACATCTACCTTTCTCTGTACCAATACCAACTACCTTCATAGGATTATGAAGAGTCATAACTGTAGTGTCACCACAAAGAACATAAGGAGCTGTATAGCCTGCGAAGTGAAGACCTGCTGTAGCACAATCTTGTGTACTCCAGTTACAATCTTCTTTAGGCATGCTTACAACTTGTCCTACACGAATGTCAAATGTTTCGGTCCAGTTGTCAGTAAATCTATTTTCTTCTCTATTAGGAAGATCTAGATAGATTTCTGTAAGTGTACCAATTCTTTGTCCATAGTCTATAGGCCATTCTTCAGTGTATGTGTATTCTGCCACTTCACCTGTTCCACCACATCTTTCACACTCTACCCATTCTCCATCTTCCCAAGCATCTTCATCTTCCCATCCACCATCACCTAAACAATCAGGACATGTTGTAGATGTATGAGTTTCTGTTTTAGTTAGATTATCTTTATGTACAAGTTTGTACTCTTCATCTTCTAAGAAGATTGTATAATCATCTGGGTTCTTTTTCCACACAGCTTTCACTTTATTGTAAGCATTACTTACAAAATATACAAGCTCTGGAGATCCATGGAGTGTTACAACATTTCTAAGAGCTACAAAGAATCCTTGTTTAGTGATTTTGAAACTATTGTCTGTTAAGAATCTGTATAGTTCATTAGCAACCTCAGCTCTTGGATTAAGACAACACCACATGAAGAAGTTCTTATGTGCCATATAATCATCATCTTCGTTCAATGAATCAGGAGTAAAACCAAATCCTTTGTGATATTTAACTCTATCAACTATCTCAATGAATTTCTCTACAAGTAATTGAGGCATACTTCTAGATGTTCCTGTTAGATAAACAGAATTACCCTCTACAGTGAAATCAGGAAGATCACCAAGCAATTGAATTCCTTTCTGTAGAGCTTTGATTTTAGCTGCTTCAGCTTTAACCTTCTCTACATCAGCAACAACATCTTTAGAACCTATGATAGCATGTATTTCATGTGCATCTCTAGCTTTACTTACAGCATGGAAATCTGCTTCTGTTGCATCAGGTTTAGTTATTACACTTCCATCATTCAACACTACAGTGAGAATGTCATTAGACAATTGAACTCTAAGACAAGGCTTTATCTTTGGAGTTTCCTCTTCTTGCATTAAACTCTCTAGCTTTTCAGCTACCACTTTAGTAATTGCAGATTCTGCTGTTTCTTTAAACCAGTCTAACGACAGGAATTTATTTGTATTACTCATAATTTTTAATTTAATGTGTTAATTGCTATTTCTGTTAATTTTTCTGCATCTTTTTTTATTTTTTCATGATGCGCTTTGTTACTTGGACTAGGATTATGAAGTCTTTCGTCTGAAACTTGATCAAATATTAGATAAGTTTCAATTGCTTTAATCAGTTCTTCTTTTTTGTTTTTCATTTTATTTATTTATTTAATTGTTACTTGTTAATGAGAGGGACACGAATGTCCCTCTGTTAAATTATACTAATTCTTCTAAACTAGCTTCTGTTAATATTTCATCATTTATTCTAATTTTATAATTCTCAAGATTCACTCTATGTTTGTGATATTTGAACAAGTCAGTCATCAAGCTACATAATGGATCTTCAGCGGTGAAATACCCCATTCTTGAACACAAAGGATTCAAGAAATACAATTTATCAAGCAAAGCTTTCATCTCTAGATACTCTGTATATATTAATGGATCAAATAGATTATGATCTTGTGCTACAGATAACATTGATTTAACTAATGCTGGATCACTTGTTACATAATTCAAACGCTTATATTGAACTAGCTTTTCTAGTTTATCACCTAGATCTGTAGAAGTGTAAGCAATCATTTTTGCTTTATCAAATACATATCTATTTCTCTCAATCAGCTCATTCACTAACACTGATGTAATCATTCTTTTGAATGGTGCATTCTTTCCTTCCATAAATTTGTCATATGATATTAAATTGTGTATTTCTAGTTGATTAACTATCTTTAATTCTCTGTCTGAAAATGTAACCACTTCCATCACTTGCTTTTGCATCATTCCATAAAGAGCATCAAGTTTTAATGAATCTTCATGTTTATCATATACAATAACCTCTTTACGTTTGTGTAACTCTTCCAGTTTATACAATTGAGAATCAAACTTACAGTTTCTACCATTGCTATATCTAGCTAATGGAACACCTTTCTTACATACAATCTCTCCTTGAATCTTAAGTCTTTTACCACTAGTTACACCAGCTGTACTAACTTTCACCTTCTTTCTACTATCAATAAATGATTGTGACACAGTAATTGCATCTAGATTTTTGAAGTTTGCTTCAATAAGAGATAGAATGTATTGATATTCCTTAATCACTTGTCTCCACTCATGTCTTTTATACTGATGCAATTGTAATCTATGGTAGTAGGTATCTGAATCATAGCTGCTAGGTTTACCTAGCTTCATAGGTTTATTTCGTTTAACAAAACATTGCTGAACATCCGTTCTGCATATATATTTCATATAGTCTTTCTTCAATTGAGAAATTCTATCTTCATATAAATACACATTAACCTTACCATTACATATGTTCTCTACGTTATATCCCCAAACATAATGCTTAGTAGCATCCTTCATTTTCTTATCCTTCAATGTGAATTTAAGAACGTATGCACTATCTAGCATGTGTGACTTAGTTCTACCATATACAGCAGGAAAATCTAACAACGTTACATCTTTTAGTTCTGGGACAGCTGCTTTAATAGTGGCATGTTTAATCAAAGGACTAATACTAAGTGTTCTATTATTTACCATTTCAACAAAATGTCCACTCTTCTCCAAGTAATTAATCATAGAGTTGATATCATCACTCTTGATTACAGTTTCATTATACTTACCAATAAAATAATCTGCTACCTCTGCAAGTTTCTTCTTGATGATGTTTTTAGCTTCCTGTGTATATCTCAATGATTCTCTATTTGGTGTAGGAAATAACCCATCACTCAATGAAAATCTAAGAGCTATAGGAAACTCAAGTCTGTCTATACCAAGTTTTTCAAAGTCTAGTGGATAATACACATTGTCCAAACAAATGTGTAACTTATTATCTGTAGACATTTCAGAGAATTGAAAGTGTGTGTGTCTAGAGATAACAAAATCATTAGTAATAGAATAATCTTCTGGTACATCAAAATACACACTCTCAAAATAACATAGTTGCTCTTTAATCTTTCTTTGGAAGTTATACTTATCACCATACTTAACAGGAATGATGATCTTTACACCATTAGCTTCTGTTGTTTCTGTTTCATATAAAAGATCAATAGTGTTGGTATCTTCTCCTTCATACATCATATACTTACGCTCCATTCCATCTTTTCTACATACAAAATAGAAACTAGATGAATAAGCAAGAGGTGCTTTGAACCCTAGCGGTTCTGTTAATCTCTAGTTTCCTAGAGTGTCGGACTATATCATCACCCTATAAATAGGGGTTGGACGCTTTTTCATATGGTTACTAACCCATACTACTTCCTGTTATTAAGCAGACTTTACTGCTCAGGTAGTCTCTAAACGTTCTGAAGATGTATCTTCAGCTTCGCTTTTGATTGTCTCGGCATAAATATCTTTTTTAGTATACCAATAAGGTATACAAATGTATTTTATATTGTGTTGTTCAAAATAGTCTTTTTTTAATTGGTCTTTAAATTTCTGATATTCTAAGGTATTTTTACCTTTATGAAAATATGGAATAACTTTATAGTGTTGAATACCTTGATACTCAACTACAATTCCTTTTTTTCTAAAATAACCATCAACTCTTAAACTTTTTTTAGTTAAAGGATTAGACAATCCTTCAAAAACTACTTCAGATTCATACTCTTCTTTTAAAATTTCTTTAATATAATTTAAACAGTTTATAGAAGCTATAGAAGTATCACTTCTTTGTTTTTCTATATAAACTCCTTTAATTACACCAATTAATTCTTTATATGAAGAATATCCAGATTTTTCTATACGATAATAAATATTTCGTAAAGAGGTTTTTAATAATAAAGACAATTGTTTAATTGATATTTGAGGATTTTTTATAATCTCTTCAATTATTATCTCTATCGTACATTCTGGTTTTTCTGATAAGTATATTTTAGCACATTTTTTATTACAAAATTCTAAATCATTTCTATAAGAGTGGTTTTCTTTACCACACTCTTTACATAAAAAAGAATGATTTTTGTAGTTTTTATATTTATATGCATTTTTACACTTATTTGAACAATATTTAGCTTTTGAACTTTTACACTCAAAGCTACTTTCACAATTTATACATTTCTTTTCCATACTACAAAAGTATTAAAAAGAATTGATATTTGCAAGGGATTTCCAAAAATTCATCCAATATTTTTAACGTAAAATTACTCTTACGCTGGGCCTAGTTTCTTTGACCCATCATACCTAATTCTGTAGCACTATTACGTTTTGTAGATTTACCATACTTACTAATGATGTTACGTACATCATCAGCATCTAGGCCTATACCAAAATCTTCTACACAAAACTCATAATTGTTATATGATGCAGCTTTTAATGAAACTACAATTGGTGTGTCCACACCAGCTCTTCTATGACTATCTAGAGCATTACTTGCGCATTCTCTAATAGCTGAGCCTATATCATCAGAATATAAATTCTTACTTAACATCTGCATCAATATCTGTGCAGAATCTAAGTCTAAGGACATACCAATACTTTCTTGTGCTTGTCCTTCTGTTAGGACGTGTGCTTCTGTTTGTTTTTCGAGGATCATGTTATATAAATTTAATTTGTTCTAAAATTTGTTTTGATTCTATATATCTATTTAAGTCTTCTGGATCTGTAAATAAACTCTCTGGGTTTTCTATTTTTATCACTCTCCATCTCCAATTATTTACATATGATTTTGCTATCCAGCTTTTATCAAACTCTTCTGAATTAGCTTTATCATGATCTTTATATGCTGCATCAGCTTTTACTCTGTTATAATGATCTAAAGATGTAGCAGGCCAATGTGTTTCAAAGAATTGTAATGTGTTTTTACCTTCTCCACAATACCAACCAAGTGTAAATCCAGCTGAATAACTAATAGCTATGAAGTCTCCTATTTGAAGATCTCCTCCATGTTTTACTGTTCTCATATTGTTTCTCTTTTTACTAACCAGATCTGTTTAAAGTTTAAGTCAAACTTCTCAACTGGACTATCCTCTTCAGGAGCTTCTATTTTATAACTCTTTATGTCATATGTATAAGGAACACTTTGTTTTAATACATTGTCCCATTTAGTACCCTGTCTTTGCTTAATGCCTACATTAACTCTACATTTTACACTTATGTATCTATCTACAAGTGGTTGCCATTGATACGCTGTTTTACTTCTTCTAGGAAGTTCTACCACTTTTAAATATTTAGGCTGTTGTGTAAGTGTTAAGATTTCATCTCCTATCTCAAGCTCTTCTATCTTTATTAATTGATTTTCCATATTGCTTAACTTAATAATGATACTTTTTCTAATAATTGTTTAGTTGCTCTAGCAACCATATTATCTTTAACAGACTTAGATATTCCTGCTATAAGTCCTTTTTCTACATGATATAATGATACATGATTAAATGTTTCTGGTGTTTTAGAACCATTTCTATCTGCTGTCCATTTATCTACTGTATAGACATGATCTCCACTATAATCTCCATTATCTACAAGAAACTTTGTTATTTGTTCTCTTATACTTTTTGTAAATTCGTTGATCTTAGTATTTACTTTTTCTTCAATCAATCTGTCTAATTGTCCTGTTGTTTCTGCCATGTTTTCTATTTGTTTTAAATTAATCTACTATTCCTCCTTTATAATAATTTTCAATTGTATTATGTTTTGGTAAAAATTCTTTTCTATATCTTTCACTAACATCCTTATCTACAATAATGTAATGTGATCCATTACAATATTTTAAGCTGTTATTAAGATCATAGAACTTAATGAAAGACTCTTCTGTATCAGGCCATTTTTCTGTTCTAGCTAATTCTGATTTTGCTCCTCCATAAGGAGAATTCCAATATTCTATTTTCATATTGTTAAATTAAAAGGGCACATCTATAGGCACCCATTGTACACTAAATCCATTGTTTTCTTCTAATAGCACATCCACTTTAGTGAACACACCCTCTGTATCCCATTCAGAATGTTTATATGCATCACTGGCTGGATGACTAAGCTCAAACACATGAGCAAATACCCCTGTGTATTTTTTATATCTAGCTGCATCCTTACCAAGAAACACAATTGGCACTCCTAAGTGGTTTATTATCTCTTCAAACAGATATTTAACAAGTGGTTCCCATGCATCTAGATGACTTCCTGCTTTGTTAATCTCTGTTGTTAGAGCTGCATTGAACATAAGAACACCCTGATGAGCCAAATGACTAACATCTGGATCTTTAATAATACTTAAGTTCAATCCATTATAATACTCTCTCTCTATGCCCATATAGAAATGTTCTAATGTAGGCTGTAATTGTTCTGTAATAGAACATCCCATTAATACATTTGTTATCTCTGAGGCTCTTTATCCTCAGACTCTGCATCTTTTTTTTTAGATTATACATGCAGTTCAGACTATATCATCAATTTCTACTCTCTCGGAGGAAATTGTCCTGCGCTCGTGGTGTTTTACTATCTTCAGCATTATCTGTTAAGACTCCTTACACTAGTCGTTGAACCTTCTAATTATTTCTAACTAGCTTGGCTGCTGATTGTCTATCTCTAGATTTTCCAGCAATTCACAGGATTTATCATGGACTATTAAATAATTATATGCTGCTAATAAAATTTCTTTGTTGTCTTTTAGAAAACCTAATCCTCTGTTACAATTATTACATAATAATCCTCTTACTTTATTTGTTGAATGATCATGATCTATACATAAAGTTGTAGCTCTCATTTTTTCTGAATCAGATATATTTAATGATTTTTTACATATAGCACAACTTTTATTTTGATCCTCAAACATTTTTATAAATGTTTCTTTATCTAAACCATAACTTTTTATTTTAGAAAGTCTAGATTTAGATTTATTACATTTTTTACAAGAGTAATTATTACCTGAGCAACTAAATGTAGAAACACAATTATTAAAATTAGATAAAGGAAGTTCTAATTTACATGTTGGACATATAAAATTACCATTATTAATGGCTATTTTTCTCTTATCTCTAAGTAATTCTACTTCAGATTTTTCTCCTTTTCTTACTCTAGCGTTTCTAATTGTTGCTGATTTTTTACAAGAAATACATGTAGTGTAACACTTATTTTTTATTTTTCCTAAAAACAATTTATTATGTTTTTCTACTTTACAACGTGTACATTTTTTCATATACAAATATAATTATTTTAATTGGTTAATCCATCTGCAACAGGCGCATCATTCTTAAGTGTGTGATATGGACATAGGCCCACTAACACTACCTTCAGATCATCTAATGGTGTCTCTAAGAAACATCTCCAAACATGCATAGAGAGAGGGGCAACTCTTTTGCCCCTTTTACTCTCTGCTTTTAGGAATGCATATATCTTATCACACTGCTCACTCTCTATAAATGGACGCATTTTAGCATGCCATGATGGGTGAAACTGATGTTTAAAATTGCTCCAATTCATCCTTCTATTAATTGTAATATGTCTTCTTTACATAAATCTATCTCATGATTCTCTGAACCTCCTTGTTCAATCTCATCTTGACATAGTGCTAGTAATTCCCATATTTGGTTTCTGTGAGCAGGATTATCTTTAATGATCACCTTGGCCCATTGTAATAAGTTTTCCATTACGCAACAAATAATTCTAATTGGTTACCAGTTGGTATAACTAATTCTTGTTTAGATGTAATAATATCTGCTGCCCCTGTAAAGAAACTATGAGCATCAATATGATTGTTCATCCAAAGACTTGGGTGCACTTGTTTCATACTAAATGTTGTAAACTGATAAAGCTCCCATAATGAATTGCTAGCATTGTAATCATGAGTTGGTTTATCCAATTCTCTTTTTATGATGTTCAATTGTGTTGATTCAATGAACTGCTCTTCAATGTACATTCTACCAATCAATTCAGCTTGTGTTTTTTTATCAAGATCAATAGTTTTCATAGCTTCTCTCTCTGATTGCATATTTTGAAATGCTTCTCCTGCTCTCTTGATATATTCTACAATAGCTTGTGGTGTGAATGTTTGTATTTCTCCTTGGTGTTTCTTTTTGAATGCACCATAATCACCACTTACACATCCATTCTCACATATAAAGATCTTTGTACCAATAGCAAACTTCAGTGATAATGACTTATCATAACTATTCTGCCATCCTATTTGTAATTGCATCTCACTATCTGCCACATTTTTAATTGTGAACTTACCATTAGCTACCTTACCTTCTCTTGCAGAGGTGTATAGTTCTTGGTCTAGAACAAATCCTGATTGATGTATACTCTCAAGTGTGAGGTCCATCAGTTGTTCATGTGAAACTGGTTTGTAAGTTTTGGTCTGTTGTGGGATTGGTGCTGCTAGCAACATACCTCTTGCTGTGTTGTAATTTTCCATGTTGATTTAATTTAATGATTTTCTTTTGTTTTTTTCTATTAGTAATATATCTTTCATCTCAAGTATTGAAGTTGTTTGATTTCTTCCCATCTTATCAATCCAATATATTGAGTTTTGTAAATGTGAATCAGTCATATCCTGAATAAGCACATTATCTCCATCTTTTTTGCACCAAAGCAAATTACCTTTTAGGTATTTTTTTAATAAGCATGTGTAATGAATGTCATTGTAATGATTATTATGATGTTCCCATCTTAACTCAGCATCAAGACCTCTCATCATTAAATCATCTGCAAAATCTCCCATACTATCCTAGTGTTAATGATATCTTTCTATGAAAGAACTTTGTTAATATTCCCTCTAAATTCTCTATTCCTATACATTCCACTTCATCATCTTCTGTAGTGGATAACCATTCAATATTCTCTTTAATCTCTTCTTCTAGTAGTTCTAATGATTCATCTTTTACTACCATCCAATCATTTATTGCTTTCATAATCCTTTCTCTTTTTTATATATTTCTAATAGTTCTTTTTTATCATTATACTTTACTCTATATGGTTGATTTAATAACCACTGACCAAATTCAATAGCAAATTCGTCTGCTACTTGTTCACATTGCTGCACAGGATATGTATCTGGATTGTTTACTAATGTTTGGTAAATTTTATCTTCTAATGTCATAAACCTTTTTCTTTTTTATAGATTTCCATTAATGATTGAATTGTACAATACACCGTAGGCTTTTCCTTACCTACATACTTTGTTATATCAAAATACCTTGATGATGTATTAGCATAGTATGTATTATCTTTATACTTATTAAAGTTAGTATCTTTCCATTGTGCAAATCCAATAGCAAAGTCATCTGCTACTTGTTCTAACTTACTTGTCCAATATTCAATTGCTTCGTCCATAACAGGTGCAGCAATTATTTCACTTTTTAATTTTTCTTTTAGTGTCATATTATTTCTCTTTGTGTTAAATATCTCTCAATTGTCTTTAATCCATGTGTTCTGGCAAGATCTGCTCTTTATATTAATTTAAGTGCTTCTTGCAATCCAACTTCTAATGCTTCTTCGTAAGTAAAGTATCCACTAAATACATCATTATCTAATGGTCTTAGTCTTGAGATGTCTTTGATATTATCATGTATAAAAATACAATAACTTTCTTTTCTGAACATCCCATCTCTGTTTATAAAAACATCAATGTTATGAACTTCTCTTAACCATTTTTGAAGAAGTGATTGAGTTGGTGCAAAATAGTTTTTTTGAACTATAAAATCTTTGTCATCATAAGATTCCAAAAGACCATTAATGTTAGAAGAGTTAGTTCCTACATTTAAGTTAAGCATTTGTTCCTCTTTTATTACTCTGTAAAAAGAATATCTTTGTACATCATAATTTCTAGAGTCTATTAATGTACTTTTAAAAGAATCTTTAAACATTCTAAACCCTTTCTCTTTAGCTAATTTAGCTGTTTCAAATGTTATTAATTGTTCTTCCATAATCTTTAAATTTTATTGCTTTTGTTTAAGTTACCTATGTATTCAATACCATTTATTATTTGGGTAACAGCAAATAATGGTTGTAAGTTAGTATAATGAAAACATTTCTTTTGCTCTTCTTCAATTGATAAATCAAAAGAAGCACAAGGAATAATATGATCTATATGCCAATACTTACCATAATTCTCCCAAGTCATTGTTGGTAGAAATTTAGATTCAATATAAAGTTTTAAAAAAGAAACATCACATCCTAAAAGTTTTATACTTTTAGTATTTTTTAAAGCAATATTTCTTTTTAAAGCTGTTCTTATTCGGCTACTAATTATATTAGTTAATTTATAATTAATGTCTTCTTTTAACTTATTTTTTCTATATAAGTTTATCTTTACGCTATTTTGTTTTCTATATTTTTTACTTTGATTGCGAACTTTTTCAAGATTAGAATAATAATAATTTAAATTATTAGTATTAATTTTCTCTTTATTATTAACAAAATAAAGTTTATTTTGTATTTTTAATTTTTCTTTATTTTTTTCTTTCCATATTTTTCTAGTTATTAAGTTATCTTTCTTTCTACAATCCTTACATTTATTTCTATTTTTATCAAAAGAAATAATAGGTTTCTCTACATTACAATATTTACAAAACTTCATAATAATCTTTTTTTTATAAAATGTAATTTTATTACTTCTAATCCTTCTAGTTTAGCCCAATCTGCAAAATCTTTTACTACAGGAAGTAAATCATCAGGAGGATTAATATGTCTAAATCCAAAAGATTCTGTTATATCAAAACTTGCTTTTTTTCCAGGTACATCAGAATCACCTCCATAAAATACTTCTTTAGAGTTATTTTTAATAAATTCTACAACTTCATCACTTAATGCAGCAGTACTTTCATTTTGAATATGACATACATATGGATAAACTTTTTTACACACCATATAATCTTTTAAAGATTTACAAATCAATGTATTTTTGTCTGGTCTTAAATTCTCTAAACCTTTAGCAGTAGTTAATGGTACATTTGATAGCCACTTACCTCTTTTATTTGTTGTATAGGGAACGTAGATTTTCCAATAGCTTTCATATAGATACGCAAATCTAAGCTCAGTGTCCTTTAGAGGAAACTTCTGTTTGTTTAGATATAGTGTGTCTATTGAGTACACATTGTTAGCTCTAAGATCATCTATGTCCTGATAGTATTCATTCCAGTATGCTAGTTCTTCGTGTGTGAAGTTTCTTGTCTTCATTTGAATAAAGAATTCACGTTTGCTCACTGGTGGTGGTTGCTTATATTCAGAAACAATTCTCTCATATTCTTTTGTAGAAGAAGAATTGACAATACCAAGATCAAAATCTCTATCTATAATTTTAAGAGCATCGTTGAAAGAACAAGAAAACATTTGCATAACAAAAGCAAAACAATTTCCTTTCCATTCATCGCATGAAAAATCTTTATGAGTAAATTTTTGATATTTGTTGCCTATTATAAAAGAAGGATTTTTATCTCCCCTCATCCAGTTACACGTAACTACATTTGGTTTAAATTCTCCAAAATACTTTCTGTAAATATCAAAAGTTGATAGTTTTTCAAGAATAGTTTCTGGAGTAAGTACTAATTTTTTTTTACCTTGTATCATTTTTACATATTGTATTTCCAGATAAAACCATGTGCAGATTTTTTATTTCTAGTATTATTTGCACATCTAGTTATTTCACTATGATATGTAATTCCTAAAGATTCAGAAGCATTTTTAGCACAACTAAATTCATTTATGAATACGTTATCTAAACTAAACTGATACACTTTCTTTTTTTGAACATCTGAAATATGATTTTTTTGTTCTTTTGTTAAATTTTTACCTAATCTACTGTTTTTTAAAATTTCTATATTTTTTGGAATTTTTCCTTTTTTAGATTCTGACATTTTTTCTTTAGTTTTATTGGAAACAATTTTTCCTTTTGCACTATTTGACATTTTTAATTTAGTTTCTTCAGAATGTTTTTTACCAAAAAAATGATTGTTTTCTGCAATAGATTTATTTTTTCTACTATTAGAAATTTTAAGTTTAGTTTTATTACTATGTTTTTTTCCTAACATAGGTTTTGTTAAAATACCATTTGGATTTGTATTTGCTATATTATAGCCATATATTCTATCATGGACATTTAAAATATTACACCAATAATGTTCCATAGCTATTAATAACTCTTCAGGGTATTCTTCTAATATTTCTGGACAAAAACTTTCTTTTTTGTAAATTTTATAATCTTCCTGCAAATAGTAATTTCTATGTGTGTTATTTTTTAATTGATACATATGATTATATTTTCTAGTGTTAAAATCATTAGTGTATCCTATATAGATACGATTAGTTACCAAGTTTGTTATTGTATAAATTGCTGATATTTTCATAATTTTTAATTTTAATACAACAAAGATACAAAATTAATTTGGATTAATATCAATACTAAAAGGATTTTTTAATAATAAAAAACCCTCTCCAAATTAATGAAGAGGGCTTTTATTAACAACAAACGAATTAATAATCATCACCATCTTCACTAATAAATGCATCAGAAGCAACTAAGTTATCATCTGCATTATAATCTTGTAAGTCTTTGAGGATGTAATAGTCTTTACAACCATATTCTCCAATAACATTCATTACAAACTTCTCATGTGCTTTTAAGTCACGAGGTTTCTTATTCTTAAGATCACTCTGCACTCTCTTGCTTCCATAATCAACAAGTCTGAATTGTTTAAGAGCATAACCTCCTAAGAAAGCTTTGTTATAGATTCCTTGATACTCTTTAGATTCACCATCACGTTCTTTGACAATAACAGTAGCAAGAGCTGCAACAGATTTAGCCCACTCACCATCAATTTGGTCCTTAAGATCTTTTACATTACCTCTCATCAACTTCTTCCATTCTAATTGTAGAACAGTGTCTGCATCACGATAATCAAGATCAGCTAACCATGTACGCATGAAGTTATAAAAATCTTCTTCTCCTGTATATGCAATTCTATAATCTCTTCCTTTGGTAAACCATTCAGCTAGATCATTCTCATCACCTGCCCAAGAACACATACCAATAGAATTGATATATTGATTCTTAGTACCATCTTTATTCTCTCTCTCCTTATCTTCTAAGAAGAAGCTCACTTTCATTGGTTGTAATGTTGCATCTTTAACATCTTTCAACCATACATCGATTCTAAGATAGGTATTACCATCTTTAGTTTCTCCTAAATACTCAGCAGCTTTACTATCTTCTTTAAGCTCTATACCAAGCTTATCTTTATATTCTTCGATTGTTGGATTGATAGCAACCACGTTTGCTTCAAACAATCCCACTCTTTTTACTGAATCACCACTTCCTGTGTTTTCTCTTTTCTTTCCTCCGATACTACTCATAATTTCTATTTATTTATTTAAGCGTTATAATAATTTTTTAAACTGTCTGCTACTAATTGCAGGTTATTTGGTATTTTAAGTTCTGGGAACATTCCATCAGGACTTTTAGCTGGTATCTTTCTATGACGATTAGTTATTAACTGATAGTTAGTTGTACCATCTTTGTTCTCTTCTACATTAGTGTATAGACAAACAGTCAATAGACCTTCCAATAACACTTGATTATCGATAAGTTTCCCAGCAGTCTTAATTTTATATCCTATGATATCTTGTCCATCCATCACTTCTTCTGGATGTGTTAGATAGAATACAGTGATATCATCTCTTAACTGTCTAGCAGTTCTAAATAGATCTACCATGTCTTTAGCCATAACACTAAATTTGGTAAATCCTGTCTCTGTAGCTTTACTCACCATATTAAATCCCATAATGTAATTAGAGTCTTCAATGATGATGTTCTTAACATGTGGAGCTTTCTCTGAAATAGTTTTTAGCAATCGAGATATCTCGTTAGCATCATCTACTTCTTTGTAATTCTTCTTTTCTACATTGTAAAGTTTCTCACTTCCTTTGAATGGAAGCTCTTTCTTTGCAACATTAATAATGTACGTTTCCTCTGGATCTAGGTGCTTGATACTGGTTGACTTCCCAGTTCCTGTGCTTCCCACAATCCCTACTAGCTTTGAACTCATGTGTTTTTAATTTATTTAGTTATTTATTTTAATTTTATAAAGATACAAAATAATCTTTTTAATTACAAGTATTTTATTTTATTCTTGTCAAAAAACTCAAGTGCCTTGGTCAGCCATTTAAGTTCGATAGGTTCATTAGTGCTAATAATATAGATATGAGCTTTTTTATCTGGTGTATTATATTCCATACCCATACAACGATTTATTTTTTGTGCAAGATTTTCTGCATTACTATCAAAATAGTTGATGATCACCTTATCTAAGGGAGTATATGTTACGCCAGAATTTCCTATTTTAACAACAGCTAAATGATTTCCTTTACCTTCAGCAAAGTCTTCAAAGATTTCTTTTTCTTTAGACTTATTATGATAGGAAGGAATACCAAGATTATCTGCAACAGCAGTGGTACCGCAGAATACTAAGACCCTCTCATTTTTATGTGCAGCCAAAAGTGCCTTTGTAGCTATAGTTTTGGCTAAGGATGATTGAATAAGTCTCATTCTAGCTAGACGTAAGAACATTGTATCAGACCCACTATTCTGTAGTTTGTTAATCACCCAGGATATGCCATCATAATGTTTCTTCTCAGTCTTGAACTTACCCTTGTAATCATTGTATACAGTGTTATCTAAAGAAACTCTTATTACATGTATTTCATAATCTACTATCACTCCCTCTTCAATTGCTTTTTCAATTGGATAGTGAGCTATTACATGTATGTCAAGTTCTTCTTCTAATTTTCTTTCTGTCCAACTGGATAGTGTACCAGTGAGACCAAGAATCTGTCCATTAACATCGAACAGGTCCTTACAAACTTCTATCTGAGCGTCACTCAGTAGATGTATTTCATCTATGATAACAATATCAAAGCTTTGTTCAGCATACTTCTTTAATGATAGATGTGTAGTGTATGTGACAGTGCTGTCATCATAACCTAGATCATTAAAATCAGTTTGCCAAGACTCTTTAATCTTATTATCTGGATAAGCAATAAGTATGCTTTCAGGTTTTAGTTTTTCTAGTATTTTAATACTAGTTCTAATTTTACCGAACCTTGGAGCGAGCAATAGTATCCCATGCTTATTCTTAAGCCAAACCTTTGCAAATTCTTTTTGCCTCTTGTCTCTTAGTGTCATTCTCTTAGGAAATATGATTTGTTAGTAATTGCTGCATAATCAGAATCTGTTATATCTTTCTTTCTAGGGAGTTCTTTGAACATACCAATCTGACCTAGGAAACCTAAACCAATACGTACATCATCTTCTCCATAGCTATTCTTGATAAGTCTTAAGCTTCTGAAATACTTAGCTCCATATTGATCTTTTAATTTATCTAGGTCATATCCAGAAGGATCTGCAACCTTGTATCTCATAGGATCAAATAATGCCATAACAACATCAGCATCATTCTGTGTTGCTGAGCTGTCTGCAAAATCTTCTAGTTGAGGTTCTACATCACCATTCTTTATCCTAGAAGGATTAGAAATGTCACGATTAAACTGACTAACCACCACTGGTGAATATCCATAGAAGTCTCTAGCATATCTGAGTTCATCAGACATCTTATCAATAGCTTGTTTCTTTGTAGGTTGATCTTTAGTTAGTTTAAGCAAACCAATGTGATCTATCACCACCATAGTGATTTGACTTGGGTCATTAGGAACATATATTTTATTCCATTTGTCCAATTGTTGTATCTTACCATTCTCAAGAGCATAATCTCTTAGCTCTTTTGCTATACCTACAGGATTTTCTGGTCCATCAATGATAGTAACAATTTCACTTAGTTGCTCTACATAATCTCTGTAATGTAGAAACAAGTCATGTTCATCTTTAGTCATCTTCTCAGTCCAACCAAGAAGCTTACCTACAGGAATAATAATTCCCTGGTCTAGAAATATCTTACGAGATACCCATTTGGCCATCTTGTATGTTCTACTTCTCTCCATGGACCTATACCACACTTTCACTTTGATACCTGAAGCAATTCCTTCTTTAGACATAGCCCAATCAACAGGATTAAGAACAAATGCATCATCAATAAATGATGTCTTACCTGATCCAGTGTTACCACCTATCAAATAATACATACCCTTACGAATACCTACATATCTGGTCAAGCGATCAAAGCCCATTGGTATTCCTCTATTGAAATCACCTAGGCCTTTGTTAACTTCTGCATTTAATAGTTCAAAACTCATATGTCTGTACCTCCTTGTGGTTTCTGTGGAGCAATGTCTATTTTAGCTCCATCATTAATTAGTTCAATATAAGCCTCGAATGCTCTCTGGTTTAGATAAGTTACACTGTTTTGCATAAAGGTCATTCTATTACTGTTGCTATCAACAGAAGATTCTTTCTTTTGTAAGAGTTCATAATTGAGGGCACCTATAAGCTGTGCAGCTGTATATTCTCCTTCAAGTAAAATCTTATCAAATTTAAGTCTACATTCATCTTTACCCTTTCTAATAGATCTGGTACCTGTGAACTTCTTGTTCTTATACTCAAATGAATCAGTTCCTGGATAGGTCTTCCACCACTCTTCAAAATCTGTTGTGGCAGGTCTTCTTCTTACAATCTTAGTGTTCATCTTAGTGTCCATAAACACCAACAAGTCTCTACCTAGCACTGTGAGTTTCTCATCATCTTTTGTTATTAATGCTTTTCTTATCAAAGACTGATAGACAGAAGCAATTTTCATACTCCCCTCACATAGAGGAGAGACATCATACTGTTCGTCTATCAGCTTCAGTAGAAATATAACATCAAGGTTGTGTCCTATTTTGATGAGCTCTTCGTATTGTTGAGGGCTTATTGTTAATTTCATGTTTTACTATTTTAATTATTGCAGGTTTTCTTTTTTTATTTTCCTGTTCGTTTTCACATTTATGCCATGCTGCCTCAATCTCTTTTTGTCTCTCAACAGCATAGATTTCATCATTGGTATATTCCCAATCTTGTAACAGCCAGTCCATAATTATTTAGCTTTTCTAGGTCTTCCAACTTGTTTTTTAGCAACTGGTGTAGTTTTAATGATGTTAATCTTAGGGGTTCTCTTTTTATATTTTCTCTTTGGTTTAACTATCAATTCTTCTACATCATCACTTTTAAGCGGATATCCTTCATCTTCCATTCTAATTGTAACTCTTAAATCTTTAGATGATCCATAAAGACTTAATACTATTGCTGTAAAAATAGCAAATACTCCTGTAATAATAATAACTGAATTTGTTTCCATGTTTTCTTTTTTTTAATGTTAAAATTTAATTCTCAATCCAAACTGACAGTCAAACCATCCGAATGTTGATTCTGCTTTACTTTTGTTAAACTTAAATATTTTCTTTAATAGAGGAATAGCATAAGCTTTAATTTTATCATGCTGTTCTGGTGTTATTGTATTGTTATAATACCATTGTTCATCCTCTTCTACATCTTTTATTGTTAAATCAATTAATGATAATTGATACTCAATTAGATGTTGTGTAATGTTTGTGCGATTTATTTTACTTGGCTTCACCCCAAGATTGCCCAATGTTTGCATCTGCTTTTATTTTTAAGTTAGTTAAATAATAATTACCTCCTTCTAACATAGAGGATTGAACAGCTTCTTTAGCTATTTCTTTTAAATTTTCTTCACATTCTACAATAATTTCATCATGAACTGTATTAACAATTTTTATTTTATTAATATAGTTGTTATTTAAAATCCATTCAAATAATATACTAGTTGCTCTTTTTAGTTGATGAGCACTTCTAGCTTGAACAGGATTATTAAGACATAAACGTTGATATTCAGATTTAAGTTTAAAGAATTGACTTACTTCTATTTTTTTAGATTTATAATAATTTACTGAATTAGGAAAAATATATTTGTATTTATTTCCTTTTTCTTCTTCGTCAAACTTTTTTTTGTAATCAAGTTTTCCTTGTTTATACATTGTCCATTGTTCTTTTGTAATGGATTCTACTTTTTCTTTGTATTCTTTAAATTTATCAAACTTAGGAAGAGCAAGTTTCCACCCATCTGCAGATTCAATATATCCTTGTTTAATAGATTCTTTAAACACTTCATCTCCCCATGTATACAATCCTTCATGAAGTTCTTTAAAAGCATTTTCAATTTTATATGCTTTTTCTAAAGGTATTCCTTCATTTTGGTGAATAGTATAAGCTGAGCCTCCATATTGAAATGCAAATCTTGGACTTTTAGCTGATTGTCTTTTAGATTTATGTTCATTAATTATTGTTTCATCATCAAAATCTTTTAATTCTGGAAACAATATTCTAGCAAAAGCACAATGTAAATCATAACCATTAACTACAGAAGCAGTCATAGCAGTATCACCAGATAAATCTGCAGCAACAACAGTTTCTTGACCACTATAGTCACAAACAATAATTACATTTCCTTCATTAGCTTTAAAACACTTTCTAGTAATAGAATCAGAAGGAAAATTTAAGAAATTTATATTGCCTTTTCTTGTAGATAATCTAGCTGTATCAACCATTGGATTAAAATTAGTATATATACGTTCATTTTCTATTTGTTTATATATACTATTCCCAAAGGTTGTCACTCTATGATTAGCTTCTTGAAAACTAAGCCACATCTTAACAAATTTATGTTTAGATTTACTTATAATGTTTTCACCAATACTATTCTTACCATCTTTATCTTTAGTTTCTATACCAAGAGCATTAAACACTTTAATCATTTGTAATGAAGAACCTATTGATATATGTATTCTTTTTTTAGTATCAAACATGTCTATTTGACTATCTGCAAACTGTTTAAGATTATCATATATATAATCTTCAATGACTTCTTTCCATTTAATTGTATTTTCTGCATCTACAAGCATTTTATCAATCCATGCTTCAGAGCTAATAGGAAGCCCACATTGCTCAATATAAGCAAGAGCTTTAACATATCTACAATGTAAATTATAAGTGTCTATAAAGCCTCCTTTATCAATCTTTAACATAAGAGCATCATGTAGCTCAATAAGTCTATCAATATCATTAAATGAATATTCAATTGTGCTTGTTTGACTTAGTTTTACTATATGAATATTCTTTTGGTCTGTTTTGTCATAAATAACATTTAGCTCTTTTTTCATTACAGAACCAAAATCATGTCTTATAGGTAGATAATATTCATCTACACCTCCATTATATAAGATTTTACTAGCAAGCATTGTATCTTTTACATTTTTAGGATAAAACCCATACTTATAACAAAATCCTACATCAAACAAAGCATTATGAAATATCATTGTTTTATCTTCTATATATGGAACAAGATCAGCAAACTCATAATTATCATTATACATAACAATTATATAATTATTTTCTCCTGTTCCTATTTGAAAACAAAACATATCACAATTTCTTGGTTGTAATCCTGTAGTTTCTGAATCACAAGCTATTGTTTCAGGTAATACCATATCTTCTAATGTACAATAATTATATTCCCCAATAGCCTCAAATGGTTTTTTATTTTTACATATTATATAATTCATAATTTAGTTTTTAGGGTTACAAAGATAATAAAAAATATTAGTTATTATAATAATATCTTACGTGATCAGAATATATTACCACTCTACTTGGTACACCATTGAATGATATATTAGTTGGAGGAACTTCAATACCTATTTCTGCAGGCTGTTGTTTAATCTCAGACTTCTCTATAATCTCTTCACATATCTCTTTTAATATGACTTCTGATTTATTATCAGTTACATCTAATAGAGAACCTGGCATAAGATCAAAGTCTATTGATTGTTGTACAATAGTTGGTCTAATCTTTCTTACATGTGGTCTTCTAGTTGGTCCATCATAATTCTTTTTAATCTTCTTTGTAGATTTAGCAAGTTTCCAAACTTTTGCATAAACTCCTCCAATTGGTCTATCAAATTCTACGCATAAATTATCTGCAATAATAGAAACAGGTTTACCTGTTCTAATTTCTTCTTTAATGTAATTAATTTCTTTTGCTGTGTACGTTCTTTTCATACTGGTTTTAGTTTACGGTTTATAAATTCTCTTACAATCATTCTATTTCTATGTGATAACTCTCTAGTATCAAACTCAACTTGTATGATGTTCTCATATACCTTTCTTGATATCATGTATTTAACACCATTCTTGTGAGTTGGATCATTTGATTCTAATGTAGCAGCTGTACTCTTTAGTTTGTTAGCTATTGATTCAGCTATTTTTCTTTCTTTTGTATGCTTATCTGATGATAATATATTCATATTTATTCTTCTTCTAATCCATCGTTTAATGTTTCATCCCAATCATTATCTGATTCAGGAACTCTTAATATCACTTTATCTTCAAATAATATAGGCCCTGGTTCTTCATCATTCTCACTTAGTTCTATATCTATATATCCATCACATTCTCTTAATATGAAATTGATGTCATCTAATGATATTTCTCTAAGTTCATCTGTATGTTGTCCTTCATCCCACCAACCAAGTTCTTCTTCAGTTGCTAATAGTTCTTCACCATCATCTATGATGAATAGTTCAACAGGCGCACCATTAGCAGCCATAAATGCAGCAGCATCTTCAGGAACTTCTTCTAGTGCCCATAGTTCTACATATGGTTCTATTATGCCAACAGATATTCTATTGACAAAGAGCATACCCTTCTCTAATGTAAAAGGAAGGTAACTCTTTAATACTATTTCTCCTGTATACCACATTAGAAATCTGTTTTAATTGGTTGTGGTGATATTTCATATGTACATGTTTGACTATATAGTCTTAGTATTATGTGAAGCTGTTCTATTCTTAAATAATTCTCTTCTTCCTCTAATGCTAGTCCTTTTATCTGTACACCATTACCATTATCAATTAGTTCAATAGCTTTTGTTTCTACAATACTACTGTCCCATTCAAGATGCTCACTGTAATACAATGTGTGAATCATTGAACCTTCTGTGTTTGTTTTTAGATAGTCATACTCATGTATACCATCTATGTAAATTTCTTCCATGTTATTAGGGGGTTTTAAGTTAATATCCTGCTAGTTTTGCCATTAATCCATCATTGCTTAATATATAAGCAAGAGAGTTTTCTTGTTGTGATGTAAGAGATTTAATAGCAGAAACAAGATTGATTCTACTATATGTTATATCTTCTCCATACATCTTCTTTACATTCTCTCCTATTTCTAAGAAGTCTGTTATGTTAAAATGATCTATAGGTTGTTCATTATCATCAACCCATCTTCCGTTAATTATTTTCATTGTTCTTGATTTAATTGGTTATCTATTGCTTTCTCTATTATTTCATTGTATACATCATCACTAAGTAAATCAGTGATTCTTGTTCCATTAAGTGACACAGATATTATTTCAAACTCAGCAGAACATCCTGGATGTCCAGATCCATCTGGATAATACATAACCATTGGTTCTTCAGGAGAATAATATCCATGTACATCTAAATACACATCATCTATTGTAACACCTATTTCTATTTCTTTCATAGCTTATTTCTTTTTAAATTGTTCAAACCATTCATCAAATGGTATATAACTTTGAGCATAAGAGTTTTTATATCTCACCCAATAATGTTCTCTTTTATCCATTAAATCATATACTTCTTCCTCACTATAACTATTCTCTTGTTGCCATTTAGCAAATAATATATGACTTTCTATAATTGCTTCTTTACTTGCATAAATGTCTGGATATGTTTTATCTCCACTAATTTGTTTAGTAAATCTATTATTTACAAATATTTCAGCAGCTTCTTCAAGTGTTTCTTTATTTTTCATAATGTGATTTCATTGATTTATAAGATTCTAATAATAATTCTCCATCTCTGTTATCAAAAACAGATTTTAATATTCTATTCTTTTCTGTGTCATCAGGTAAAGAATTAATCATATCTATAAAATAACCTAACCTCCAAGTAAGAATAATATTCTCTTGTTCTTTCATACACATATCAATAACCTCTTTAGGGTTGATGTTATAATCAAAAGGAACTTTAAATATAACTTCTTCAAGTGTTTCTTGTTTAGGTTCTTCTTTTGGATTACACTTTCTACATATTTTAGGGTTAACCCCATTAATTACACCTGATTGACAATTCTTATTATCACAATTACTAATTTTAAGTTCTTCTTTTGGAATGATGATTTTATATTTATAGGTTAATTTATGATTTTTAGTTCCATTAGCAATTCTTTTAATGTCAACTTCATCACAACTACTATTATTAACAAACCACTCTAAAAAATCATCATCAATAGCTTGTACACCATCTTTGATTAAGTCTTGGTCTGTTGTTAGGATTATTTTACGTTCATAACCTCCATAAATATCTCTAATTGTAGATTTTGACATTTGATTTTGCAATCCTAAAAACCAATCTCTTTCTTTAATTTCTTCTGAATTAGTGATGTAGATGTGTTGGTTAGTTGCCCCATCAACTTGTTGTAAATAACCTTCTGACCAATCTAACTTACCAATACTATTTACTTTATAAGTTCTACTTGGTTTGTCTGTTGATAATATGTGTATGTTTTTCATCTTATAATGTGTTTTTATAGTTAAATTGTAAGTTTTAAACTGACTAGAGTGATATAAATCATAATATAATGTGATTTATATCTCAAGATAGTCTTCTATATCTTCTCCTTTTTCATTTTGAAAAATGTCAGGACACATACCACATGTATACCATTCTAGCACAATCTCATGTACTTGATCATCAGTTAATCCTAACTGTTCAATAGTTGATATATTTGGTAGAATCTTATTAGTCATAATATTATATAATGATTTAACTTGTTCTATTGTTTTTATATGTTTCAAGCTATAATGTAATGAATCTTCAAAATCATCATTACTAACACACATTGTTATATAATCATCATCACGTTCATAACAATGAAATTGTAAAGAGATATCTTTATTTATTTTTAAAGATAAATAAGGATTAACATCTATGAATCCTAAACCAATAAGATTATCTTTTGTTATCTGTATATTTTTCATAATGTTATTTGTTTTTTACTATATGCAATCTTCTTTTCTTGTCATAAATAACATTTTCTTCTGGTATAAGCTTAACCTCACTCAATAATATCTTACAAGGCTCATCTAAATACCATACATAGTCTGGATCTGTATCTGAGATCATACCAATCTCACAATACTTTGCTCTGATTCCTGGTGGTTGGAAATAAACTGTGTTACTCATTTTTGTTGAATGTTTCTTCATAGATCTTTTCTAAAGTCCAGTGGTTTTTCTGTGTTGTCATAATACAACATTTAGCTCCAAAGTGTAGCATGTCTTTCTTCTCCATTTCTTTGGCTTGTTCATATATACTATCAAATTCATCTTGGGTAAAATGTTCTTTTGATTGCATTTGTTTGAAATACCATTCTATTGCTGTCATATCTTATTTCTTTTTAAGTTAATAAAGAATAAGGGCTCCTGTTACAGAGCCCATCATTCCCCTCCTTAATAACCCAACTTCTCAAGTTGATTTATATTGGCTTCTACAATATACACACCGTGTGTTATTGTACATGAGAATGCTATACACATAGCAAACGCTAATTGTCTGAATTGCCAAAATTCTGTTGGCTGTAATCTAATTGTCTTCATTTCTATTGTTATTAAGGATTAATACAAATTAAAAAAGCCTCTTGTTACAGAGGCTTTGATTGTTGAGGTTGGAACTTTCTTCTCTTAAGTACTCAACACCTTTTTTGTGTAAAAAGGACTTAACATTCGTGGTATGCAAACTACCCAATGTCTGTTACTGTGCTATTTGCGTCAAGTAACTGCTGTGGACTCGGAGGGATTCGAACCCTCGTGTTGCTTACTTCAAAAATACAATTTTATACAGCTTTACGTTTCTTTAAACTCTTTACGTTAGAAAGGTCAACTAATTAAAGAAGACTCCACCAGAGAGTTTTTTACGTATACTCACAAACTTCTATGGCAAATGTTATAGTCTGTAGCCAGTGTGTGACTTAATCTCCTAATTCTTAGGTTTAGGCAGCCTCAACTAATTCTCCGAATATAACATCAGATTTAACTTCAGTTCCACCATTTAAGATGTTATGAACTACAGTCATGTTAGCTTGTACTTGGGCATTCTCTTGTTGTTTGTCATTTAAAATGATTCACCTTAGTTTTATACAGTTATCTCTCTGTGCTGAATTGTATAATCTATAATAACCAGTCAATTCCATTCGAGCCCATTATTATTAGCACCCAGTTTATATAGCTTGAATCTCTCAAGTACCATGCCTTATTAGGGTCTATATATAAACTTAGGGTCACGTAGTTAATAAAAAAATGATAGGCTTATCAGAACCTTTTTTTAAAAATTAACTACTTGCTGAGAACTCATTACGTGAGTAGAGATAGTATCCTATACTCTCTTTTAAATGACTATATTGCTTTCTCAAGGCAACTCACGTTTACATATTACTATGTATATCCAATTTTTATACAGGCTTTCAATGTTTAGTCCTGTTTTTCTAAAAATAACAATCTTTTTATTTGTTCCTTTGAGAAACATTTATTATATTTGTATATGACTAAAGAAATCCTTAAACAAATGTTAGATGATGGTTTAAATACTCAACAAATGGCTGAGATATTAAACTGTACAAGAAGAACTATAAGTAATGCTATTAATAGAAATAACTTAGAGTCTCCACGTAATAAAAGTATTAGATTAAATGTTAAGCACTGTGCTGGATGTAAAAAAACATTAGACAGAAGCTTATTTTATACTAAATCTAATAAAAATAGTAGTTTATGTAAAAGTTGTATTGTTACAAACAATAAAACTAGTAGACAAACTGTAAAGCAACAATGTATAGAATACTTAGGTGGATGTTGTTCTAAATGTGGTTACAATAAATGTAACGCTGCTTTAGAGTTTCATCATTTAGATCCAAGCCAAAAAGATAAAAATTATACTAATAATAGATTTTTAAATTTTGAAAAACTTAAACCTGAGTTAGATAAGTGTGTCCTTCTGTGTGCAAATTGCCATAGAGAAGAACATCACTCATCAACTACTGACATCTAACATACATTACTGCATGTATCTTTATGTAATGTTTAATATTTACACCAACACAATTGTTGGGATTATTTCATTACAAAGCATCAATGTTTAGGCTTTTACCAACCTGTGTCTTTCTTGTAGCTTACCGAGTTATCAGTTACGGAGCTTGTACAAGAGCAGGGTTTCTGGTTTGCTGTCCTTACTATAAACCCTTTTTCGTATGTTACAGCCTAACAGTTAGCATTGGTAATCTTTTGTATCATTCTAGTGAGTTTTAAACTGACTACAGTGATATGAAACATAAATGTATAATATAGGTAAGTTCAATGATACGCAGCACATACATTGACTATTTAAACTGCTATGTGGCGTTTATAGTTCCCAGTGATTATACAATAATTGCAAATATAATAAATTATATTAATAAATTGTTCCTGATGAATTAATATTTAAACTAATATCACCCTCTGTTGTATTAGATAATATCTTTCTAACATATATATCAGGATTAGATAACACTGAGTTACATTTGTCGATTGCTGATTGAGCTTTATCCATTAATTCTTGCTTCATTTTATTGAAACCTAGTTCAAGTAATTGTGGAAGCTCAAGAGCACAATCACCCCATCTAGCAATTAAGAATCTATTTAAATTCCATGTATAGTCTTTCTCTTTATCAGTTGCTGATTTCCAGTTCCATCCTATTAATAAAGGATCAGGATCAACATCATTGTACCAAATGTGAAAGCCATCAAACATCTTATTGTCTTTAGCAAACTTATACACTTTCAACACTTCTAATGGAATAGTTGACTTATTATACTTATCAGCGTCCACCTTCATAGGACAAACAGCTTTTAGTTGCTTCTCCATAGCAAGGTTTAAGCTAACATATATATTAGGTACATTTTGTTCTTCAATATTTGATTGTGTACCAAACCCAAGCTCAAGTGCTAAGTCATTATACTCAGCTAATTGAACTTCATCTAAAATTAGAGATTCATTTTCTGGCTCTCTGTAAATTTTTACTTCCATAATTATTGATTAATTGTTTGTCTTACATCAATTGTTTTTTGTCTTATAATACCTCTTCTAAAGGTATATATCACTTCTACTATTAGTCTCTTAGACAATATATGTCTGTAGGTATTAGTTGAACCAACTAATGTTCCCTTGCTAATTCTAGGTCTCATGTTACAGTGTAATAATAAGCATTGTAACTGTACATACAGATAATACAAAACATACCCAGCACATTATATTCAAATCACGTTTATATATAGCTTTCTGTCTTTCTAAGATGTTTATTATATCATCTTTAATTTCTAATAATTTCTGTGTTTTTTCCTGATGTCCATCTACATCTTTTCTTATTTTATGTATTTGATTTAATAGTTGATCTATTGTCTTTAAATCTTTCTTCATTGTTATTTAGTTTTAAATTATTTCTTACCTAATATCATACCAATAAGAATTGGTAATATAATTGGACTACATATAAATGATGCAAAAGCATAAGCCTTTACATCATCTAATCTATCAAAAGTTTCTATTATCACACCTAGCATAACTAAGTATGATGCAATTATATATATTACTATCATAAGCCAATAAGTTCATCAAAACAGCTCTCTAACAAATATGTTAAATCACGTCTCTCGTGTAACAATACATCAACTTGTTCTTCAATGATATGAATATTCGTATCATCGTGTGCATCTCTAAGACCATCTAAGAAACATATTTCATTCTTGATGTCTTGTAATCTCTGTTCAATCTGTTCTGTTCTCATTATATTAAGTATTTTTTAAATTTTTCTGTTATTAATCGTATTTGTTCTCTAGCATAAACATCTGCATCATAATCCATATATGCATCAACAAGATCTTTTATTTCATAAGCTCTATCTGTTACATAATGTACACCATGAGTAGAATTATTATAACTATGAGCTGTGTCAAAGCCTATAATAAAGTATTCATTGTCTTTATCCCATTTAGATAATGTTATCTCTTCAGGACAATTATCAGGCTGTAGATAGTTTCCCCAACCATCATCAGTTAATATTTTAACTAATATTGGATGGTCTTTGGGAATATGAACGTATCCACATCCCCAACCAGTTTTACATGATTTTTTATAATCTTCTTCGTACTCCACTGTACTAATATATGTCTCTATAATGTTATAATCCTTTATCTATTATTACTTCTATTAATACTAATCCAGAAAATAATAGAGCTAATATTATAATTAGCCCTAATACAGCTTCTCTATGTTTCCATATATAAGCTAATTGTTGTTTAATATCTTTCATATCACTCTATGTGTATTCCAATATCTGTGCATTCTTTGACATTTAGATGCACAACTTGTAGTTAATAATGATGTTACTAGCATTAATGCTATAATGTATTTTATTGAGTTCTTCATAATTACATGTATTTTGGATATTTATAACTGTGTGGTGAATGTGAAGCACAACTACTCATACTAAGTACAATAAGAAGTGCCATTGCTGTAATGGTGTACATTATTAATAATGTAATGTAAGGATGTCTTTTCATGGCTAATTGCTATTAAAATGTTTATCAAGATCACATGCTATTATAACAGCTGGTATCCAACCAAATATTAACATAAGCATTAATGTTGCACCATCTGTGTAACATTCACGTAGCGATAGCTCTGATAGAGCATATCCAATAAGACTCATAGAAGTCCATGTTGTAAGTAATGAAGCTATTACAGCTAACATAAGTTTTGTTGATTTCATTTGTTTGTTATTAAGGGTTTGTTATTAAAATTTCCAATGTTCTTCAAAATCTGGTGTATAACCAGTATATCTGTCTACAAGAGGTCTAGACTTATCTATTAACCATCTCACCTTGTATCTACCAAGCTTGTCTTGTTTAATAGATTGTAGTGATCTATCACCAAGCATAGCTTTAAAGCCTTCAGCACTCTTGAGACTGTTGAAGACTCTTGTAGCATATTTTTGTTCTTTATTTTTCATAATTTAGTCAGTGTTATATAATCAGTCAACCCAGCATTACCTGTAATTGACTGACTAAAGTATTGTTATTAGTCAGTTATTTAAAAGAGCTCGTAGAAGAGCCCATTATTATTTATCTCCTATATTGGGAATGAATATATCTTCATCATTCTCCCAATCGTAATCTTCGTAATCATCCATAAATATATTAATTAAATTCAAATCCATATATATTACTAATAATACAATCTACATCATTAGATAGAATAGATATTGATTTAGGACCAAGAGTTTTACCATTAGAAGCAAAACTAATCCATTTATCTATTATAGATTGTCTACCTGATAATAAACCATCAGTAATATATTTAAGTTCATGTGATGCAATATGTTTTAGTACATCTTTGTATCCTTTGTCTTCATTTATTGTCATAATGCTATATGTATTGATTATGTTATTTGATTATTTAAGTTTATTATTAGGGCTTATTATATGGTTGATGAGTACACTACCACACATTCACACTCAAGCAGAATTATAAATTCTTACAAAAATGAAGACAACATTCAATATTCTTATGTAATATTCTTACAAATAAGCTAAAAAAGTTTATTTCTCCCTCGTAAAAAGTTTTATTTCTTCCTACAAAATGTATTCTACATATTTACTCCTATATATATAGGAGTGGTTATGTTATGTTGTTATGTTGTTTTTAATAACCCACACCAAACGATCAAGATCCCACCCATATATATAACGTTAGTCTTAACGTTGGGTAGAATGTTAAGCCTCCCATTGATTGAGAGGCTCGAGTTCTATTTAGATTTGCGCTAACAATGCGTCAACATTAACTTGAGACAATCCTGCGCTCACTGCAGTTGATTTTACTGCTTGTGCTTTAAGAATGTCCACTGCGAAATCATCAGCATAATCATCAGCCAATGCTTGTGCACTAGTGAATGCATCAATGATGTCAGTTCTTGTGAATGTGCTGTTAGTACCATCAGCATTAAGAATGACATTCTTGTCAGCATCAACATTGTTGTATGTGAATGTGTTAACATTACAGTACAATGGGAATGTGATGTCCTCCGACTTGGTCCAACCATTTTCTACTAACACTGCCTTTGGGCAGAAGTAAGAATTTTTAGCTTTATCAACGAAGTAAGCATTACCTGCAGGCGTGAAGTTAGCCTTAACAATTTTAGGTGATTTCATAATCTGTTCTGTTTTTAGTTGAGTGTTACGTTCAATGGGGGACTACCCCCAACCACTCAAATTGTTGCGGGGGTCTTGGGTTGGAGTGGTCAACCTATCCACATACACAATGGGTTCTAAAATTTTGAAAAAAAATTTGAAAAAAAGTTTGGTAGGTATGCAAAATATGTTTTACCTTTGGTGGGTGGGTGGGTTTGTCTATAAGAATAATTAATCATTTGTATAGCTAAATAGATAAAATTATTCATAATATAGCTATGATATAAAAATATTTATTTATTATGTTCATTATATGTATTTATTATATATCTTTGTATGTAGAATATGAAACTAAATTATGGAACCAACAGTAACATTACAAAGACTAAAGAAAGTTGTACCAACTGATATACAACTAGCTGAGAAGTATTATTCTATTCTATCAGCTATAAACAATCTTCATCTCACTGATAGAGAAATACAGCTTATATCTTTTACAGCTATTAAAGGAAACATTACATATGCTAATGTAAGGGAAGAGTTCTGCAAACTACACAAGACAACAAGTCCTACAATTAACAACATCATCAGTAAGCTGAAGAAGGTTGGTATATTTATTAAGGAAGGTGGTAAGGTGAAGGTGAATCCAGTTATTGTTATTGATTTCACTAAAGATTTAACATTAGAAATAACACTTACACATGAATAAGCCAACAACAATGTCTGTGAAAGAGTTCATCATTAAAAGGATGGCTCTTAGTTTGGTAGTCTCTGAAAAGGTGATTGATCAAGTTGTACAACATCAGTTTGATTCTGCCAATGATGCTCTTAATTTAAATAACACTGTTGAGATATCAGGGTTTGGTAAGTTCTTTTTCAATACAAAGAAAGCAGAAGCACATTACAATAAGCTTCTAGCTATGAAGCAAGCATATGAGAATACATTAGCTGATGAATCTATTACAGATAAAAAGAGATATGCTACAGAACAAAGAATGATTACAGTGTTGAAGGATATCAAAACATTAAAACCAAAGATGAAATGAGTCTATCACAAGTAATTGAAGGATGGAAGAATCATCTTCTCCCTGAAGAAAGAAATAAAGCTTTTATAGAATATACAAGCCAAACAAGAACTGCTATATGTGAACAATGTGATAAGCATTCTTCTAAGCACAAATCAGTGAGACCAGATGCACATTGCACAGAATGTGGATGTACACTCTCAGCAAAAACAAAATGTTTAACATGTGAATGCCCATTAAAAAAATGGAAAGCCACAGAACTACCTACAATATGAACATACGTAAAATTCCTTTAGAGCCTCTTATGCAAATCCTAACAGATCTATTTGATAATGGAGCTGATTTCATTGATATATCAGGGGAACAGAATGCAGAAGGTGATGCACCAAGAGACATGATAAAGATTTCAATTAAACCTGAATATATGATGGATCATGATGACTCTGGTGATGAGAACATGATTGAGTTTATAGAAGAGGAAATAGAGATGGATTACACTGGTTCATTTGAAGAGAACACTAAACGTAGTATTATAGATAATAAAACGTCCTTCTCTGATGAAGATATAAATAATTTAATATAGAAAGCTATGACAAAACCAAACTATCATAGAAAAATTATACAGCTGTTAGAACGTCTACACAAAGCACATCCTACATATAATATAGGAAGACATTTTGCAACAGCTCTTGATGGTTATCAAGATGTATGGGGAGTGTCTGACAAAGAACTGCTATTCTCATTACAGAAATATGAAGCAAGCTTGAATATGGATAGAGATCATATAGATGAAGAAGAATTGGAAGAGATAATAAAGGATGGCATGAATTTGGAGAGAACATTGTTCGAAGAGGAGGAAGACTAATAACTAATATAATACCAACTACATTATGGAAGATCAAGATTTAAGATGGAATATGGATACAAGTTCATTTGATACATGGTATCAAACTACATGGACAAAAGAAAACAAAACTGTTCCATATATTTTTAATGGAAAAACATTAGGAACATTTAGAAGAGCTTGTTATGGAGATATGCAAGATAACATTAATAAATGCTATCAAAGAGATATTAAAGATCAATTTTTAAACAATCCTAATAACTATAAATCTACACATGTTGTATTTAAAGATAATTTTTGTTATGTAAAAGTAGGATATTCTAGCAATCAAATTAAAGCAGCCTTAACTATATTAGAAAATAAAAAAACTTTTACTGGTAAAGTAAAAAATAGTTATTTAAATGTATACTTATATTTATTAAAAGTAATAAAAAAAATAAAGTCTTTTAAAGAAAATAAAGAAGAAGAAGAATCAATGGCAGAATTTTTAGATTATAATTTTGTTAAAACTAAACAACTATGGCATTAAAGAAAACTACATATATTACAGCGGAGCTAGATTGGAGCGAAGAGCAACTAAAGTCTTGGAAACAATACGTTGATGCTAATCCTTTACATACATTAGAGGATAGAATCAAATGGAAAGAAACCAAAGCTGGTGGAGCTATGCCTATGGTGATTGCAAGCATTGAAGCTCAAGGTAAGTTTGTACAAGAGACAATGAAGAACTACCTAGCTCTCTTAGAACAAGTTGAGAAACTACGTGAGAAAGAAGAAGCAAAGGTGGTGCCTGTAAGAGGTGGTGTTGAGCTTGGATCTATGGCTGAAGATTTCTTAAAGGGTAGGAAGTAATGGATGGCCTTCAAAGTATTGATTACAAAGACTGGTTTATCAACCAGAAGAGAGTTCCACAAAAAGACTCAGAAGAGTATAAGGAATTCTATGCTTTCCATAAACAACTATGTATGGATGGTTGTACAATGGGAGGAGTATATATCAATCCTTTTTTATATTGGCATTTAAACTTCTGGAATACAGAGGTAGACATTATAGATGAACGTGGTAGAATATCACAGAAATATGCTAACCCATATCTACGTGATAACGAATGGGTTATTACAAATGAAATAGATAGAGCACAAATAGAAAAGAAAGGCCTGGTTATACTAGGCATTCGTCGTTTGGCTAAGTCAGTAATTGAGAGCAGTTATATAGGTTGGGGAGCTACATTTGATGAGAACTCCCAGAACATTATAGCAGGATTGAATGCTCCCGATATAAAGCTTATCACAGATAAGATTGACAAAGGATTAAACTTTTTACCAGAAGCATGGAGATGGCAGAGAGTAGAAGACAATTGGAAAAACCAAGTTACTTTAGGGATCAAGACAAAAGCAGGAGAGCGAATCCCCTTTTCTCAGATCCTTATTCGTAACTTAGATGGTGGTAATAACGAGGAAGCAATTGCAGGTACTAAACCTAGAAAATTAATTATTGATGAGATTGGTAAAGGAAGTTTTCTTAGAGGACTACAAGCTGCAACACCAGGTTTTACTACACCATATGGGTGGGGATGTAGCCCTATCCTTACAGGTACTGGAGGAGATATGCAGAACTTTATGGATGCTAAGTCTCTTATGTTCGATGTAGAAAATTTCAACTTCCTTACATACAATAACGCTAAAGATGATCAGAGAGTACATGGGCTATTTATTTCCCATAAGTACAGAATGGAAGCTAAAGAAGAATCCTCATTAGGAGCCTACCTTGAACAACCTGCAGATTCTGAATTACACAATGTAAAAATGTTAGTCTCTAATTTAGAGAAAGCAGATAAGATTACAAATGATAACCTTGACAGATTAAAGAAAGCTGGTGATAGACTAGCTTATTTAAAAGAGAAGATGTATTACCCACAAGAAGTGGATGATATATTCTTGAATGAGGACACAAATATATTTGATATAGAAGCATCTAAACGTCAGAAAGCCAGACTGCTAGCACAAGAAAGAACAGGAACACCTGTTATTCTTTATGATGATGGACAAGGAGTTAAACATGAGTTTACAGATAAAATGCCTATATCAAACTTCCCTTTGAAGAATAGTGATAACAAAGAAGCTCCTGTAGTAATATATGAGTTTCCAATTGAAAGTCCTCCTTATGGATTATATGTAGCAGGGATTGACCCTTATAGACAGGGAAAGTCTGCTTATTCAAGTTCATTAGGATCTGTATATATATACAAACGTATGCATGCTATTTCTGGAGAGAAGTATCAAGATATGTTTGTAGCTAGTTATTGTGCTAGACCAGAGAAGAAAGAAACATGGGAAGAACAAGCACGCTACCTGATTAAATATTACAATGCAAGAGCTCTATGTGAGAATGACGAAATATCCTTTATAGATTACATGATAGCTAAAGGAGATGCTCATTACCTAGAAAGACAACCTGATTGGTTAAAGGAAATAGTTCCAAACACTACCGTAAGAAGAGACTATGGAATACATAGATCTTCTGAGAAAATTAGAGACTTTTTACATGGCTGCCTTAAAAAATATTCAGAAGAAGTTATACATACAGAGAAAGATGAAGATGGAAACATTAAATCTGAAACAAAAGGTATGTCTAAAATATTTGATCCTGTTCTCCTCGAGGAGATGATACAATATAATGAGACAGGCAACTTTGATAGAATCATTGCAGCAGAACTAGCAATAGCTCTAGCAATGAAACTAGATCCCATAATGGGAAAAATAGGAGGAGAGCAAGATGTAAGAATGCAATCAATGTTCACTAAGAACAAAAAGAATACTCTGTTTACACAAAGCAGATCAATGTTTAACACACCAAAAAATAAATTGTTTAGATAACATGGCAGAACATAAATACAAAAATAAAGAATATAAGTCCAGAATAAACGGAAAACATACTATTCAATATAATGCTTGGAAAGCTATGTATCAAAGATGTAATGATAGTAATTTACATTTAAAACATCCTTCATACAAAGATTGTTATATTTGTGATGAATGGTTAGATTTTCAAATCTTTGCAAAATGGTTTGATGAAAATTATATTGAAGGTTACCAATTAGATAAAGATTTATTAACTACTGGAAATAAATTATATTCACCAGCAACTTGTTGTTTTATCCCACAAGAAATAAATCTTTCTATTATAAAACCTCATACATCTAGAAATTTACCTTTAGGTGTGTATAAACACCATTATAAATTTGTAACACATATAAAAGAAAATAAAGTTAGTAAATATATAGGTATTTTTAATTCAATTGAAAAAGCTTCTGATTGTTATATTAAAGAAAAACAAAAACAATTAAAAAAGTTGGCACAAAAATATAAAGATACTATTACATTAGAAACTTATAACTCTTTATTAAACTATATAGTAAATTAATTATGATAATTAGATACACAAAAGACGCTACCATACGGTATGCCTACTTAAACATCTTTCCTGATCAGTTCAAGACAGAGAAGGAGAAACAAGATGAGAGCTGGATTAAGAACACCATGGATTATTTTTCCAACAAGGCTTATGCTGAATACATAAAGAATAGAGATACGTTTGTAAAAAACTATGATCTTATGAAGGGGATTCTGCGTATGGAAGATTTCTATCAGGAACCAGAGGTGAGAAGCTTTACAGATGTACTTACAGCAGATCTAGAACTTCCAGCTTATGTAAAACATTATTCTATTGTAACAACACCTATTAATGAGTTAGTAGGAGAGATATCAAAAAGACCTGATACATTCAGAGTGAAAGCTTTTGATGATGATAGTAAAGCAGAAGAACTTCAGTTCAAAACCGATACATTACAAGAATATGTAATCAATCAAGTGAAGCAACAACTAACTGCAAAAGCTGCAATGCAAGGAGAAGAAATTGATCCTGAGCAACTAGATCAGATGACTATGGAACAAGTTAAAGATCAACTTGATAGTTATACATCCATAGCTGAGAAGTGGGCTAACCATGTTCTTACATGTCAGAAAGCTGAATTCAATCTTAAAGAAAAGAGTGAGGATGCATTTAGAGATATGTTAATATCTGCTAGAGAGTTCTATCATATATATGAAGACAACTCTAAGTTAGGATTTAACATAGAGGTGGCTAATCCAAAAAATACTTGGTATCTATCTACACCAGATAGAAAATATATATCAGATCCAACAGGTAGAGCACAAGGTGCATATGCTGCTGGTACTGTGACAGTTATGGAACTATCTGAGATTATTGAATCTGTTCCTGATCTTACTAAAGAAGAAATAGATCACCTCAGATCATCATTACAAGATTATGGACTAATCAATGTACGTGAATCTAATCTTGGTAATCCTAATGCTCCAGAAGGTATTGACTCTGTAAACTATGATACATTTGACCCTCTTGTATTACAAACAAGAATGATGATAGAGAGTGAGATGAAGGAGAACAATGATGGACTTAAAGATTTCTTAGGTCTTACTAATAATGTAAGTTCATTTGGATATAAATATGTTGTTGTAAGAAGCTATTGGATATCTAAAAAGAAAATAGGTAAGTTGATTTATATAGATGAAATGGGTAACGAGCAATCAATGCTTGTTGATGAATCGTATAAATCAGGAACTATTCCGACACAAGAATCATTAGAATGGGGATGGATTAACCAATGGTACCAAGGAACTAAGATTGGTCCAGACATTTATCACATTAAACCATTTAAGTTATTAAACTACTGTCCTATCATAGGCATTGTGCATGAGGTGAAGAATACAGAGGCTAAATCTCTTGTTGATCTCATGAAGCCTTTCCAAGTAATATATAATGTATGTATGAACCAACTTTACAAACTACTTGAGAAAGAAGTTGGTAAGGTGCAGCTTATGTCATTAAGACACATTCCTATTCCTAAAGATGGAGATGCACAAGATGCCTTAGACATATGGGAAATGGAAGCACGTAATAGAGGAGTGGTATTTATTGATGATAGTCCAGAGAACATGAAGAGCCCTAGCTCATTCAATCAATTTACAGCTCTTGACCTTACACGTACACAGGAGATACAATCTAGATATAATCTTGCTATGCAGATTAAACAAGAGTGTTGGGAACTTGTAGGTATGTCTAAACAACGTATGGGATCTGTTTCTGCTTCTGAATCAGCTACAGGTACAAACACTGCTATGCAACAGAGTTATTCTCAAACAGAGCCTCTATTCGTGGCTCATGAATATGTAATGGGTCAATTGTATCAGAGTATTATAGATGCTGCTTTATATGTAGAATCATCTAAACCACAATCCACTCTATCATATATTACATCTGAAGGAGAATCTGCATTTGTACAAGTGAATGGAACAGATCTTAGATTTAGAGATTTGAAAGTGTTCCTTACTAACAGACCAGAAGATACACAAATGTTTAATGAGCTTAGACAATTGTCTCAAGCTATTATACAGAATGGTGGCACACTTTATGATGTTGTTGAACTATACAGTTCTAAATCACAAAGAGATCTTAAGAAAACATTCAAAGATCTTAGAGATAGACAAATTGCACAGCAAGAACAAGCTCAGCAATTACAACAGCAACAACAACAAGCTCAAGAGCAACAAGCTCAAGCTCAACAACAGTTTGCTATACAACAACATCAAGAACAACTTGCTCATGATGATTATCAAAAAGAACTTGATAGACTATCTAAAGAAAAGATTGCCATCATTGCTGCTACTGGATATGGTAATATTGAGAGTGAAGATGTTAATGCTAATGCTATTCCTGATGTAATGGAGATGAGTAGATTAGCTCATGACCAAGAGAAAGCTTCTAAAGACTATGGATTAAAAATGGCTGATATTCAATCTAAGAATAAACAAGCTAGTGATAAAATGTCTATAGAAAAAGAAAAATTAGCAGTGCAAAGAGAGAATATGGCAAATGATGAAAAAATAGCAAAGATAAATGCAAGCAATAGAGCAAATAAAACAAAGAAATAAAAAAGGTTTAATTTATAAAATAAACTTAAGTGATAAATTTATTATAGGAAGTACTATAAATTATAAAGAAAGAGTATATCACCATAAGTATTGTTTAATAAATAATAAACATTGTAATAAACCATTACAGTCATTATATAATAAATTAGATAATAAAAATATTAGCTTTGAAATATTACAAGAAGATATTCCAGAAATTATTTTACAATATGTAGAGGATATTTGGATAGGTGCAAGTTGTAGTAAAATACAAGATAAAAAACAAGGTTTAAATATAATAGACGGTTCTAGGATTTCTTATACAAAAGAAATGATAGAACATAAAAGAATTATACAAACTGAAAAAATGAAAAATCTTTCAGTAGAAGATAAAAAACAAATATATATAAAAGGACAACTTACTAAAAAAGTAAAAATTATAGAAATAGGAGAAAATATATCAAAAGGTAGAAAAAATAATGCAAAGTTTAACTGGGATAATAATCAAACAAAACCTGTTACTCAGTTAACAAAAGATGACATAGTTATCAATACATGGTCTTCTGCTTATCAAGTGCAAAAAGAATTAGGTTTTAGTTCTTCTAAAATCAGTGCTGTTTGTAGAAATAAATATAATTTAAAAACACATAATAACTATAAATGGAGATTCTCTACAATAGAAGAAATAGAAAATGCTAAAGGACGTAATAACAAAAAAGGTTAAAAAACTTCTCCTCTTCGGGGGAGATAAAAATATTAATGCTATATTATCAACAAAATTGAATCACATTGGCTGATAATGCTTTGATATTCAAAACTCTTATTATACATTTACACTAAATAAACCAAACACAAATACAACTACATATGGCTGACAATTTAGAAACTATGGGAAACTTTAGTATCCAAGATACTATGGAAATGGGAATGGGTAACCAAGAACTATTAAATGACTTGTTTTCTCCTGAAACAGCATCCTCTAATCCAGAAGATGTAACTCCTATTATCAATGAGGCTGATGCACCTGCTGCACCTGCTAAACCAGAAGTTCCAAAAGGTAAGGACATTGTTCCTCCAAAGAGCGTTGATGGTAAAACAGATGAAGAGAAACTAGAAGGTCAATCAATGATCTCTGATTTCTTAAGTGATAACCCTGATGATGAAGAGGAAGACGCTCCAGTATCAAAAGTTGCAAAATCTGCAACAGTTGATAATGATGATGAATCTGATGAACCAGAAACAACTCAGTTCACAGCTCTTGCTAATGATCTATATAAACTAGGAGTGTTCACATCTGAAGATGATGATGATGATCAAGAACCAGTAACTACAGCAGAAGAGTTTTTAGAAAGATTCAATGCTGAGAAGAAAAAAGGTGCTAGTGAAATAGTACAAAACTTCATAGGACAATTTGGAGAAGATTATCAAGAAGCGTTTGATGCCATATTTGTAAAAGGAGTTGATCCAAAAGATTACTTCACTACATATAATACTGTTGTTGGATTTGCTGAGATGGATCTTTCTGATGAGACCAATCAAGTTAGAATAATGAAACAAGCTCTAACTAATCAAGGGTTTGATCCAGAAGATATAGAAACAGAAGTTGAAAGACTTAAAAACTACGGTGACTTAGAAAGCGTTGCAACTAAACATCACAAGGTGTTGGTTAAAAAAGAAGCAGCTAAGTTACAAGAATTAGAAGCTAAATCTGCAGCTGAGCTACAACAAAAAGCTCAAGTCAGAAATCAATATATAAGCAATGTGCAATCCATCTTAAATGATAAGGTGAAAGCAAAAGAGTTTGATGGTATTCCTATCAATCCAAAATTAGCAACAGAACTACAAGACTTCTTATTAGTAGATAAGTGGAAAACTCCATCAGGAGAAACTCTTACAGACTTTGATCGTGCTATTCTTGATATGAAAAGACCTGAGAACCACGCAATGAAAGTTAAGGTGGGACTTCTTTTAAAGATGTTAGAAAAAGATCCTACATTATCAACTATACAAAGAACAGGCGTTACAAAGAAATCTAACGAACTGTTTGGAGAAGTTGCAAGACAAGTTACCAAAGCTAAGAGCACTGGTACAGGAACAAGTAGTGTTAATACAAAATCGTGGTTTCAATAACAAATTAATAATTAATAAATTCAAATAAAATGGCAGTTCAAACAATCCCTGGGTTAACTGGTTTTACTTATGCTCGTGTAGCGTCTATGGACAAGCGTGCAGTAGGTAAACTTACAGACTCGAATCACTTGGAAAGTTTTCACTCTACTGAGCCTGCGGACTATGATAAAAAAATCATCAGTCTTTATACCCAGAGTTCATTGTACAGTAATGACTTTCTTGACATGATTAACAAAAGCACACCTTATTACATAGATAATAATAGTGATGCCTGGAAATGGCAAGTATCAGTTCCTTACAAATTCCCAAAAATTATTGACATCCCTGCTTCTACGCAAGATTTAATTGCAACTGGAAAAACAGGTATTGATGGTCAAGAATTCCAATTAGTATTAGATACTAATGAGTTCTCTAAAAACGCTATCATCTCTGTAGGTACACGTCAATATGGTCCACGTTTCTACGTGATCAAAGATCCTATGCCTTGGAATGCAGGATATTTGTATTCATTCACTCTTGTGACTGACAATCCTACTATCGATTTCGTTAATCCTTTATTCTTACAATATGGTATCGAACTTGAATTAGTTGATGCAGCTATTGGAGAATTTGATCAAGACTTATTAGGTCTTCCAAGATTAGGTGAGCAAATCACAATGTTCGAATCTTTAGGTTCTGGATATGGATATGAGCACAAAATTACAGAATGGGCTGATGATAAAATGATGGTTGATGCTTCAGGTAAACCTCTTGACATTTTAGTATATGCTCCCCAAAGACGTAACCAATTACCGCTTACACGTAATGATGTTAAATGGGAACCGTTCATTGAGTTCTGGATGCGTAAATCTATGTTGGAATTGAAAGTTAAACGTATGATCTGGGCTAAACCAGGTACAGTTAAAACTAACGGTTCTAAACAAGAAGTTAAACGTACATCTGCAGGTGTTTACCACAGAATGCGTAACAATGGTAACTTAGTACAATATAACAGAGGTGAATTCTCTGCTAACTTGATTCGTTCAGTATTTGGTGATCTTTTCTACAGAAGAGTGGATGTTAAAGACAGACGAGTTAAAATGTACACTAACGAAGCTGGATTCGATGTATTCCAACAAGCTTTGAAAACTGATGCATTAAATTCAGGTCTTACTTTTATGGCAGATTCTGGAAACAGATACATGCAAGGTGAAGGACAACATATCACTTACAACTTTGCATTTGATGCAATGGTTACACGTGAGACTGGTCGTGTTGAACTTATTCACTTGAAAGAATTAGATTTACCACAAACTAACCTAGAGTTTGGACAAAACAAAAAATCTACTCCAGTATTTATGGTGTTTGATGTTTCTCCAATGGGTGATGGTTCTATGGTAAATAACATTAGAGAAGTGAGAATGAAAGGTGCTCCTTCTATGACTTGGGGTTATATTGATGGTACTCGTCACCACTTAGGTTTTGCTAAGTCTCAAGGTATGAGTTCAGCTAACAAATTCCCAGGATACGAAATCTGGATGAAGGACAGATGTGATGTATTTATTGAAGATTTATCAAGAACTGTGTTGATTGAGGAAATCCCACAATTCTAATAATAATAGTAGTTGTATTGCTTCCCATTATAGAACAGCATACATCTCTTTTTTCCGAGAAGAATCCCCTCACCTCCTCTCCCTCCTAGAGGGGAAGCTTCTCAAATTAGAGTGATGGATTGTGGTGTCCACAGTCGCATTCCATTCAATTGGAACACTCTGCAAGGCGGTTTAGTGTAATTGGTAGCATATCGGGCTCATAACCCAATGGCCAGGTTCGAGTCCTGAATCCGCAACTAAAATAAACCAAATAAATTAAATTAACTACATTATGGGTAAGACTGGAAAAATCTCTACGATCAAACGTGAGTATAATAGTTCGCAATTGCAAACAATGGACAGTGGGCTAGCACAAAAAGGAATGACAAGAATCCCTGGAACAGGAGTATTCAAATATCCTTACAAAGAATTAGATGGTAAGTACAGAACAGGATTAGATCCTACTGCTTCATATATCAGAAGAATTTCAGATCCTCTAGAAAAAGAGTTAGAAATTGAGAGAGTTACTAAACTTAAGGCTAAGCTTGAGTATGATTTAGGAGATATTGATTTAGGACCTCGTTCACAATTCTGGAACTATGGGCTATCAACTTCTACAGATGACCAGACTCACGTACAATCTGTTAAATTAATGGATGGTGATAACTTCTTTGATCTATCAGTTCCTTTTCAAGAGATAGCCTTTTCATGGTTAAGAGTACATCCAACAATTGCATCAAGTCACCAAGCTTGGGAAAGAGGTGAGTATCCAGCAGAGACACAGTTCTATGTTGTAGATGATGAGATTGAGAATGCAGTTATATACAAGAAAAAACAATTGATTAACAAAGCAATTGTTATGTTTGATTCAATGACTCCTGAAAAGAAAAAGAAAGTTGCAAGACTTTTAGGACTTCCAGTAACAGAAGAAACCAAAGAAGAAGTTGTTTACAATCAAGTAGATAACGTATTGAAACAAACAGAATTTAAGAATGGAAAATATTTAGGATTAAATCCAGTTGAAGTGTTCAATAGATTTGCTAATATGAAAGATGACTTACTCCATATTAAAGATTTAGTTAAACAAGCAACAGCACATTCAGTATATAGAATCAAACCTAATGGTAAGATATATGAAGGTGAATATGAAGTGGCAAAAGATGAAGATGACTTAGTTAGATTCTTAGCTGATGATGATAACCAAGATGAGTTGTTGATATTAGAAGGTAAATTAAAAACTAAAAAACTAGCTTCTGTTTAAGGGGCTAGTTTTAAAAATATAAAAGCATATGATCCCAGTAGATAGTTTATTATATAAAGTAGATCAAAGACTAAATAAACTATCAACTAATGAGCACCAACAGATTCAATTAGAAGATAAGATTTTAGCTTTGAACGAAGCTCAGATTAAGTTGATAAAACAAAAGATTGATGGTATAAGTGTTACTAGTGGATTAGGAATGGATTCTTTTAAAAAGCGTTACGAAGATTTACAAAGCTTAGTAATGAATTATAATCACCAACCTTTAACATTAACATTAAAAGATCGTGATTTGAATCAATGGGCTGCTAACATTCATTTACTTGAACCTAAGTATATGTTTTATGTTGACAGTTATGCATTAGCTGATAAAGGTAGATGTAAAGATAGAAAGATATGGATTAACCGAGATCTTGCTAAACATGGTGATCTTCAATTCATATTAAACAATGAGCATTACAAACCTTCATTTGAGTACCAAGAAACATTTAACTTCTTAGCATCGGATGAAATCTCAATTTTTACTGATGGTACCTTTACCCCTAAGAATCTACAAATAATGTATATGAGATATCCTCTTTATATTAATAAAACAGGATATATAATGTTAGATGGTAATCCATCATTTGATCAAGACTGTGAGCTTGAAACATACTTAGAAGATGAACTTCTAGATCTTACAGTTCAGAATCTAGCAATGTATACTGAAAACTCTGCTGCAGTACAAAGTGCACAGTTCAGAATACAAACAAACGAATAAACTATTAATTTAAATAAATAAACAATGGCTGATTTTTCATTAACCACGTTATTCGTGGTTCCAGTAGGGCAAGCAACGATCCCTAGCTCTGGTACGAGTTCAACACAAGACCTTACTGCAGGTATTGTGGGCATTTTTAGCAACAACTATGTTCCTGTTAATTCAGGTACAATTGCTGCTTCTCCTTATTTCTACATTGCACAAGGAAGAGAAAACACTTACCTTCAAGGTTCTAAAAGATCTGATAAGATATCAGGTAAAAACAATGCTGGTACAGGAAGTAATGTAACTGAATGGTACAAAGTAACAGGATGCCCAACTGCGGCAAACCAAATTACTGATGTAACTAACTTCTCTGCACAATGTGGTGATACAATCACACTTACACTTCGTGCTGACAGTTCTTACCTTAGAACTCTTTATTTCAACGGATTTACACGTTCAGTAACTATTCAAGCACCTTGTTGTGATTGTGGTGATGATCCATGTGTTGATGTTGATGTAAATGATTTGATTAATCAATTCATTGCAAAATTAACTGCACAAGCTCCTGGTATCAATCCTGACAACATTAGCTTGAACAACTTCTACACATTTGAAAATTTTGATGGAACTACTCTGCGTATTACAGGAAAACCTTTAACTCAATATGGACAACCATGTGATGTTGCTGCGTTCCCTTTTGAATATGACAGAATGACTTTTAGAACTTTTGTATATGCTGGCCCAGCTACTACTGCTGACTTCATTGTTGCAGATTCTTGTAACATTGTTGCTAATGCTGTCATCACTCAACGTTCTTCTTATGCTTCAGGACAAGCTGCAGAATTTATCCAATTGGAGAAAAACTTCTATAGCTACCAAGCTGGTTACTTGAAACACCTTTACAGAATGAATGGTTACAATGAGAACTTTGAGTCTTATGTTTCTGCTGGTAAAACTTATAATTCATTCTATATCAAATTTAATGAATATGATAAGTCTGCTTACCAATGGGGTGATTATATCCAAGAAGATTCTACAGTGATTATTGCTATCCCTCAAGGTGGTTATGATCTTACTAGTGACTTCCAAGATATTTTAGAAGCTGCTTTAGGAACTGTTACAGATGGTAATGATTGTGTAATCACAACCACTACTACATCAACTGCTGCTCCTAGTACAACAACAACATCTTCTACTAACATTCCTTAAGGATAAGTAGAAAATAATAAATTCCTAGTATCAAGGGGAGATGAGTTAACAAACGCTCTCTCCCCTTTTTATTAACCTTCAAAAACAAAATCATGGCAGATTTAAAATTAGATATAATTGTAGTACCTACATATAGTACATTGACACTTGGAGTGATGGACGCTTCAACCTATCCAACAGATCCACCAGATGTTGAGAGCCCATCTATAAAGATAACTGTTCCTGGATTTGGTGATACAACATTACCATTTGATATAAATTCATTTAATTTATATACCACTGCAAATCTTGGGATTACTGAAGTGGGTAGCGAACAACCTCTACCTGATGGAATATATAGATTACGTTATTCTATTGCACCAGCATATTTAAACTTTGTAGAAAGAACAATAATGCGTACAGAAAGAATACAAGAGAAGTTTGATAGAGCTTTTCTTCAATTGGATTTAATGGAATGTGATAGAGCAATTAAAACACAATCTACCGTTACATTAAACACAATCAACTTTTTTATACAAGGATCAATTGCTGCAGGTAATAACTGTGCTGAATATGAGGCAACTAGATTATATAATCAAGCAGATAATATGTTAAATAGTTTTTTAAAATCTAACTGTGGTTGTTCAGGTAACAACTATCAAATTAATTTTAATTAATCATGGCACAATGTAATTCATGTGGAGCTAATGTAGGATGTGGATGTCAATTAAAAAATGGACTATGCGCTACATGCGCAGCTAAAAAATAATAAATATGTTAACACCGAGACTAACTAATTGTCCTGAATGTGCAGACATTCCTAATTTATTAAAAAGAATAGATTGTAAGTTAGCAGAATATGCTAATGGTCTATACAACAATGTTGTATTTATGTTGAATCAAGTTGTTCCTGCAAGAGCAATGATTCAACTTTTGGCGTATAAAAGAATCCTTACATACAAACAATGTAATCCAGACTATTTAAGTGATTTCTGTATGGATAAGATTGTAAGTAAAGTGATAAGATTAACATTAGGCTGTAATATCAGACCCATTTTTACTCCAACCCCTACAACATCTACAACATCAACATCTACTACTTGTCCTCCATATACCACTACCACTACCACTACAACAATATTATATAATTATATTGTACTTAAATGTAATACATCAGAATATTATATTCTTACATATGATGGATCTGAATTATTACCACAAGGACTTATAGTAAGTAGTGAAAGTAATGAATGTTGGCAAATAATACAAAGAACTAATGATGTTGGAAGTATGGCAATAGTTACACAATTTGGTATGGATGATTGTACAGTTTGTATAGATTCTTTTACTACTACAACTACTACCACCACTTTACCAAATATTCCATGTAATACAACTTATAGTTCAGGAGGAAGTGGTGTTACAGAATATAATATACCATTAGATCCTTTAGGAGGAGTAATATTATTTCAATTTAGTGCTAGAAATGTACCTGATAAAATTGAAATAATACATGATAATATTAAAAAATCTACATCAGGAATGTTATCAGATGGTAATTCAGGCCCATTTGATGCTTATGGAGAGCCACCAACTAATTTACCAACTGTTCTTCAAACATATGATATAAATCAATTTATAGGAAAAACTAATTATAATGTAGACCCTCCTATTTTTTATAAAAATATTCAACCTATACCAACTAGACAATTAGAACTTTTAGCTGAAACAGGTATTGATTTAACATTAACAGGTAGTTATGAACAATTTGTATGGTGGGTATACACTCCATCAGATTATACAATAAACAATAATGTTATTATTAGAATAACAGGTCCTGCAGGCGGTACAACAGGTTGGGATTTACAAAGATTATGTCCTTCACCTACCACTACTACAACTACTACTATATGTCAAAGACCAGAAGGTTTAACTAATGGTAATTTAATTTCCTCTTGTCATAATTCAGGAGACCCTGAATGGATTTTCTATAATGTATCCGTAGAAGATGCTTGTAATGCTTTTAATTATTATAGAGATAATCCTGAAACTGCTGGAACAGGAGTTAATTATTGGGACATGCAATATGATACTTTAAATATAGACACTTTAGTATATAGATACAATAATGGTACTGATTGTACTTTAATTAATAATGGATATTATTGGTTTCAACCAAACATTAGTGATATAACAACATATTTCAAAACTATTAATCAAATAAGTATTGTCACAATAGTAGCTGGATATATTACAGCAATTGACATATGTAATTATATTCCAACAACAACCACAACAACAACAATATAAAATAAATATAATATGTCCAATTGTCAAAATTGTTTTAATGGATGCACCGAAACTATTTCAGATCAGTGTGTCAAATATACAGGAATAAATGTTCCTGAATTAGGAATTAGCACTGGTGATCCTTTATCAGTAATTGAACAATCTCTAACAACATTCCTTGTTTCTGCATTAAATGGAACAGGAATAAAAATAGATCTAAGTGGTATAGATATATGTACATTAGTACAACAATATCTTCCTACATGTGGAGAAATGTCAATAGCAGATATATCAAAAGCTCTTGTGCAAGCTGTATGTAATATACAAGAACAAATAGATGCTATTGTAGCAGAACTTGCTATATTAAATGCTGATTATACAATTGACTGTTTGACAGAAGTTACAGCTTCTTCTGATACACATGCTATTGTACAAGCAGTTATAACAAAACTTTGTACTATTGATACTAACTTAACAGAATTAATTACAGAAGTAGATAATCAATATGTTAAAAAAACTGAACTTTGCAGTTTAGTTACAGAGTGCATGAGTGGAGAAAGTGGCACAGATTTAGCTAGTGCAAAAATGCTTCCTTATAGTATCATTCCTTATTATGGACCAGCATCTGGATATCCAACAGTTAGTGATGGATTTAGTTCAACAGGTGCAGGATATGGATATTGGCTTAATGTATATTTATGTAATGGAGGAAATCCAGGTGTTCCAGATTTGAGAGGAAGAGTAGCTGTAGGTGCTACAGATATGGCAACAGCAACATGGCCTATGAGTGGACAAACACAACCAGGTGTTAATAATAATCCTACATATGAATACAAAGATCCAGCTACAGGAATACAAGGAAGTAATTTTACTACATTAACATTAGCACAGATACCAGCACATAATCATACTACTTCTACAGCTAGTTCTACAGCTATTACCACTATTCCCCCACATACTCATTCTATATTAGGAATAACAGGTGGAGATAATAGTGATAATAATAATACTGTAAGATTTGCTGGTGGAGATAAAAATCAAACAGAACCAGGTTTCTTTTTTACAAATATACAAGCTTGTCAATCTGCAACTTTATCTGCTACAACAACATTAACAATATTACCACAAGGACAAGGTGAGAAACATTCAAATGTTCAACCAGGACTTGCAGTTTATTATCTTATCTATATCCCAGCATAATAATATATGTCTTACCCACCTACTCCACAAAGAAAAGCTTGCAACTGTAGTGATCCTTGTATCTCTACAGATGATGTTTACTATGCTGGTCCCAATCTTCCAAACTTAGGAGTTAATACAAATGACTTACTTACAGAAGTTATAGAGAAGCTAGATGCTATATATGCTGTTCCTACATTACAGAGAGTTACAGAGATGGATAATCTTACCACTTTACCAATAATTGCAGATTCATTTGTAAAGATTGGCGGAGATGGAACTAATATTTTATTGGATGATGGTACAGTATTACCTATAGGTGATTTACCTTCACCTACAACTCCTCTATCTTTACAACAAGTATTAGATGAAAATAATCAAGCCTTAAATCAAAATATATTATTAGAATATAATGATGGGGTTAATGTAGTTGCTAGTACTCAAGTATATCCTGGAAATATAAATATAATATCTAATGAATCAGGTTTATATTTAGGTACAGTAGGATACAGTAGTGGATTAAATAATTATGAGTTAGGGGCTATACATTTTAGTTCATCTATTAATAGTCAATCTTATTCAAAAACAGTATTATATGAGAATCCAGAATCTGTTGCTAGTAATCCAAGTGAATCTTTATTATTAAGACTACCAAAACATATTGGTTCAGAAACAAAAACACTAGCTACACTAGATGATATACCTGCAAGATTATATAAAGTGTACACAGCTTTGTTATCACAAACTGGACAAGAAGTTCCTGAACCTACAGTATTAGAAAATACATTAGGAGGAATAGTTGTTTGGACTAGAGACAGTGCTGGTAATTATATAGGAACTTTAAATGGTGCGTTTCCTGCAGGTAAAACCGTATGCTTTTATACACATGATGGTTTAAATGGTTCTACAGGATATGGCGGTTTATTAAGAAAGGATTCTAACAGTGTATGGATGACTTTTAATAATGGCACTGGTATCTATATAGATTCAGAAGGGCAATCAGATTCAATAGAAATAAGAGTATATAATTAATATAATAAAAACCAAATAATTATGACAGTAATAATAACATTAACAACAGCAGGTGCAGATACAGGACCATTCAATCTATTTTCAGATGCAAATGAATATACAATAGCATTTGCTATAGGAGTAACTAAAGCAGAATTAGAAGCAGGTTATCCATCTGATTTAGTTCCTGATGGTACAACAACAATTAAAGTACAATCTGTTAATAGTTTATGTAATAATTTTGCAGATTTACCTACAGGTATAACTACAACAACCTCTACTACATTACCTCCAATTAACTCTGTAGAATAGCTTACTGGTGATTATCCTCCTATTGCTTATGGTATTTCTCCTGGAGATATAATTAGCTTAAGTGGGACTGTTGAAATAATAGGGGACCCTGTTACTTTTAGAGCTTACGCATTTTTACCTACAGGACCTGGTGATGGTGCTGTAGATACTAGCATAAGTATAGGTAATATTGATGTGGAAATAACAAGTAGATATGTAGATGCTGTAACACCATATGATAATGGCATAAATCAATACTCTACTTCATTCACCCTTCCAGCAGGAATATATGATTGGAATGTACTTTGTACATTCTCTAATACAGCATCTATAGGAGGAGAAGGTGGCATAGATTGGGTACAATAATATAAAAATAAAACCAAATGACAGTACTATTAACATTAACAACTGCTGGATCTGATACAGGTTCATTTGATCTATATTCTAATTTAGATTATGCTATTCCTTTTGAAACAGGAGTTGGTAAAGCTACATTAGAAGCAGGGTATTCAACAGAGGTTCCAGATGGTGCAACTATTGTTAGAATTACATCTACAGGAGATTGTATTAATTCTGTAGATATAACATTAAGATTAGCTGAATGTGATTTAGATGGATATGTAGAACAATTAACCACTACAACAACAACAACTATATGTATTCCCCAAACAATATATGCTGGAGAAACATATTATAAATCAGGAAATACAGCACTAGAGTCTGGATTAAGAGTAAATAATTATGCTTCTTTTTATCCTAATGGAACTAAAGTATTTTTTACACAACATAATAATGGTTTAGCAGGAGGAAATCCTACAGGTATATATGATCCAATTATATCATATGATTTAGCAACTCCATGGGATGTATCCTCTATCATTAAAACTGGAGAGTTACAGTCTTCTAATTCGCCTAATCAATGGTTTAGTACTCCAGCAGTTACGTCAAACTTAACAACATCTTATGGATCACCACTTGAAAACTTTACAGCAGGGCATACCTTTTCAGAAGATGGTACTAAATTATTTACAGCTGGAAAAGATAAAGGATTGCTACAAAAATATACTTTAGGTACTGCTTGGGATATTACTACAATGATTTTTGATTCTTCTACATTAGAATATGTAGTAATTACAGGAGATAGTTTAACAGCAGTTAAATTTAGTAGTGATGGTTTAATTATGATATTGCTTGGAAATAGTATTACAGCAAGATATGAATTAGTTTCTCCTTGGGACATAATTGGTGCAACATTGATATTTACTTCTACTGGTAATTCTAGTGATATTGATTTTCAAAATGGTGGTTTATATTTATTTACATTTAGTGGATCTAATTTAGTTAGAAAAACTTTAGGAAGTCCATATGATATAACAACTATAATTGAAACTCAAACACTAATTACTACAGTAATTCCTCAAGCAATATCTCCAAGAATAGTATTTAAAGATGGATTTAAAGGATACATAAGTACATTTAATAGTTTAGAACCTAGTATAATTTCTGCATTTGAGTTAACATGTGAGTTTGATATTAGTGGTACTATTCCAACAACAACTACTACTACAACATTACTACTATAAAAAATCTGAGTTTGTTGGTTTTCTTAGATTTCCTCTCAATATATTCTTGGGAGGTTTTTGGTTTATAACCTTTTTGATTATAAAGAATAACATATTTGGTTAAATTTATTTGGATAGTATGAAAAGTATTTTTATCTTTACCCTAATTTTAAGTAAACTAAACTAAATATGATTGAGAATCAAGATTTATTATTCAAGTTAGAAGAGTTGTTAAAGCAAAAGAAAAGTAAAAAGTTCTATGCAGAGAGATTAGGGATAAGTGAAAATGAAGTGAATGAACTTTTAAAAGAACTTAGAGAGAAAGATGATTTACCAATTGAACTATCTCCTAGTTATAAAGAAGAATTACGTAAGGTGAATGTTGAGAAGGGTACAATAGAAAGCACTATCACTAGTGACTTTGATCCAAAGGATGATATTGAATTAGCAGCATTGCACAAAATAAATTTAGACAAATACATCATTACCAACTACTGGTCTAAGATGTTACCAAGTGGAAACTTTACATCTTCCATCTTTAGTAAAAGAAAAGAAGCACAAGACTACACCCCTGAAGACTTTGCTAAGTTTTTAGAAAACTACAAACCAAACAATATAACTGTTGTTAAACCAAAAACTAATCTCACTAAAGAACATGTAGATGTAGAGATATCTATTTCTGATTTCCATTTAGCTAAGAAACATGTAGATGGAGATAATGATCCTGGAAGTAGAGCACTCAGATATTTCAATGTAGCACAATCTTTGATACATAAGGTGAGAGCTAATTACAATATAGACACTGTTATCCTTCCTATATCGAATGATTTCTTCCACACCGATAACTACCAACATCAAACTACAAATGGTACCCCACAGGACACTATAATAGATTATGCAGATGAATATGAATTAGGCTTTGCAGTTCTTGTAGATACAATCAATATGTTGAGACAGAATGCAAATGATGTAAAGGTGGTACTTGTACAAGGTAATCATGACAGAACTAAATCATTCTACTTAGCACATGCACTAGATGTGTATTTCAAAGACTACTTTGATGTAGATTTTGATAGAGCACACACTACAATAAAAGGACTTACTATTGGTAATACATTCATAGGATGGCACCATGGTAATTGCAAAATAGATGATCTTCCTTTATTATTTGCAACACATCCTCAATATAGCCAAGCATTTGGTAATGCTAAATATAGAGAAGTTCATACAGGTGATAAACATCACTATATGGCTAAAGAACTTAAAGGAGTAAGAATACAACAAATGCCTAGCTTATCTGGAACAGATAGATGGCACCTAGATAATAATTTTGTCCACTCAGTTAGAGCTGCATTAGCTCTTGTATATGACCCAATTGTAGGGAAGATCTGTGAGTTCGAAGAAAGAATATAAATTATGGCAACATTAAGAAAATTAGTATCAGATGTTAGAAGTGTCCACAAGATACTTTCTACAGATTCACTTATAACAGATCGTGCAATTGCATCTGAAATAAGAAACAACTCTTTATTATTAATCAAAAGAGAAACAAATCTTAGAAAGCTTTGGGCTACTGATACATTGTTTACTACTATTCCTTGTTTGGAGATGATAGAGGTATCTATTTCTGAATGTTGTAACTATGTAGATCCTTGTTCTATAGCTAGAACTAAATTTAAACTCCCACGTATATCTGAAGGAAACTATCAATATGTTATACAAGGAGTTTATTCTATTAATGCAATGAGTGGAAAAGGAAGAAAGCTAAAAGAAATTACAGTTAATAGATATATTAATCTATTAAAACTTCCTGTAATTAAAAAAGAAGAATACTTCTGGATATCTAATGGATATTTATATGTAAGTAATCCACTTCTTAAAGCAATTAGATTTGTAGCTTTCTTTGAAGAAGATGTAGATAATGAAATCATGTATCCAGAATGTGGATGTGGTGCTCCTGAATACACAGTGGAACAATTATGTCAAAATCCTTTAGACAAAGAGTTTCCTCTTCCTGGATACTTAGAACAACAAGTCCTTGAGTTAACATCTAAAAAACTACTATCTACTTATTTTAGCATACCTCAAGATTTGTCAGTAAATGGTATTGATGGACAAGATCCAAAATCTCCTAATATAAGATAGTATGCAAAATAATCATTTTATTAAAGAGTGGGAATCTCTTAGAGACATACATTCTACATTATATATAAATAAAAATTTTAAAAATTTTAAAAAATATATACTTAATGTAATATCTGGAAAAAGAAAATCTGCATTTTCTTTTAATTGGAAATATATTAAGACAGACATAAGTCAAGAAGGGATAGATGGACAAGCTCCAAATTCAAAATCAACTAATTAATGCGTGTAAAAGTAGACTGGCGATCTTCTAGTAAAGATAATTATAATTTATTTTGTAAAAATCATCCATCTATTAAACTTACATATGATGAATGGAGAAACATTATATATACATATAATGAATTCTTCAAAGAATACATATTAGAGACTGGTGAAAAAGCAAGACTACCTTATGGTTTTGGAGAGTTCTCTATCAATAAGAAGAAAAGAAGAAAGATGAAAGGCATAGATGGAAAAGAGTTTATTAACTTACCTATCGACTGGCAAAAGACTAAAGAGAAAGGAAAGGTTATCTACAATTTCAATTATCACACAGAAGGATATTTCTTTGGATGGATGTGGTTTAAACAAGCAGCACGCTTTAAGAATTCTGACCTTTGGTATTTCAAACCTTCAAGACTCACATCAAGATTATTATCACATTACTTAAAGACCAACGATAAGTACCAACATATATACCAAGAGTGGAAAAAATAATAAATTATGAGCTACTACTATAAATATGCTTTCGTAAGTCCAGAACCTGTTTACTCAACTGTTAAAGAAGAGCTGAAAAGCTATTTTGATACCGCTGCTGTAGATGATCTTTTATTTCCTACCTATTTAGATAAAGCTCTAAAGAAGTTAGGAAGAACAACTTATGTAATCACTGATGAGATTCTTTTTGTTGAAGACTTTCAAGCTAGACTTCCTGATAACTTTTATGCTGTTAGAGAAGCATGGATGACTACAGAGGTAGCAAACTACCCATATCAATCAGCTAACTCATTCTATTCACAAGCAGCTTCTGAAACAACAATACAAATGTCTCCATTAACTATTGGTGGAACACAATGTAATAATGGAGGATGTCAAGATCCAGGATGTGAGGGAAACTGTATGCCTGTATTAATACAAGCTGTATATAAGACAAACAATAGTGTAGCTAGAGGATTTACTCATAACTACTTACTTAAGCCTGGAAACATATCTGCAAGAAAGAATTGTGATGTATTTTATACAAATAACTTTACTCCTGGTTCTGCTAGTATTGATTCATTTGATATTAGAGATAATAAGTTTGTTACTAATTTTAGAAATGGTGTTGTACATTTAATATTCTATGCTACAGAGTATGATGAGACAGGGAACCAATTGATTCCAGATAATTATCGTATAAGAGAATATGTAGAAGCATTCCTTAAATTTAAAGTGTTTGAAACTCTTACAAATCAAACTGTTGATGAAACATTTAATCAGTTACAACAGAAACTGATGTATCATAAACAAGCTTATGAAGAAGCTTTCATTATGGCAATGATAGAAGTTAAGAAGGAAACTGCTTGGGAAAAACAAAGAAAAATCAAAAATGACTTAAATAGATTTAATATGTACGAACTTCCTACTAGTAGATATGGTAGAAGACGTAACTAATTAAAATATCATTATGGCTGAAGAACAATCACAAGGAAATATAAAACAAGAACTTAACAGTGCTAATATAGGGTTAAACCTAGATAGCACATTAAATCAAATTAAACAGGGCACGCTCACGTATGCCCTGAATGCTGCTTTAGAAAACTTTGATTCTTCCTCTGTCAACTATCAGAATGAACAAGGAAATGAATTTTGTGTAAAATTTCCAGAAGAATATGTATTAATAGGAACACATTTTATTAATGAGCAAAGTAAACATATATTCTTTATCACCAATCCAAATACAGGAGATAGTGAAATAGGATATATGGATAACAATGATTGTATCTATCGTAAATTAGTTAATGCACCATGCCTTAATTTTAATGTTGACCATCCTATACACAAAGCTGTACATAAAATTACAAATTGTACAACAGAAATATATTGGACAGATGGATTCAATCCTAGAAGATATTTAGATTTAAATGATATTCCATATATATTAAAAAGTGAGTCTCCTCTTTGTGATCCTAAATATACAGATGAATTAGATTGTAATCAATTAAAACTACAACCTAATTTTAACATTCCAAACCTTGCTATTGCAGATATTACTACAGGAGGTTCTCTTCTTGCTGGTACATATCAGTTTGCAGCACAGTATTCTGATGCTGTAGGTAATCCTTTCACTTCTTATTATTCAATCACCAATCCTACACCAATTGCTGATCCACAGATTGCAACAGTTAACTTTAACTATGTTGTAGGAAAGTCTATTGTTGTTGATGTAAGTAACTTAGATTCTTCTGGACAGTTTCAATATTTTAATTTAGCTGTTATTAAAACAGTGAATGCAATTACATCTGTAGAATTAATTGGAACATATTTTATAGATAATACATCTTTAAATATAACTTACACAGGACAGATTAATGATAACATTCGTTTATCAATGAATGATGTATTTGAGAAGTTTCCATATTATGATGTAGCAGAAGATTTAACAGCTGTACAAGACGTTCTTGTATGGGATGGACTTACATCTATAGATAGAATTAATTATCAATCCATAGCCACGCAAATAGATTTGTTGTGGGAAACATATCAGATTCCTTCAAATGAAAACTATGCAGATGAATTAAATGCTACAAACCTTAGAGGATATCTTCGTGATGAAGTGTATGCATTTGAAATTGTATTCTTATTAAAGAATGGAAAACAAACAGATGGTTTCCATATTCCTGGTAGAACATTAACTATACAAGAACAATCTCTTCCAAATATTCATATTACTAATAATGATTTTATTGGTGAACCAGAACCAGATACAGATTATAGTCCTTATTGGAAAATATATAATACAGCTTCTGTTATTGGTAATGCTACTGGAGATAAAATTGGTAATGCCACTCCATATGAATATGGTAATTTTGCATATTGGGAATCAACAGAAAAATATCCATGTAACATAGATCTTTGGGGAGCTCTAGCTGATCAACCAATTAGACATCATAAGTTTCCAGATGTATTAGTTAGTCCTATTACACGACCAGCTGTGATATATGATCCTGCAAAGGGTCTTGCTCGTCAAAATAACTATGTATATCCAATAGGAGTTAAAATAGATACAGCACAAGTCTATGATTTAATAGATACATCAAATTTAACATCAGATCAAAAAGCTGATATAGTAGGATATAAAATAGTAAGAGGAGATAGAGGTACAAATAAATCTATTGTAGCAAAAGGTATTCTTCGTAATGTTGGAGAATATACAAGAGAAGAACAACCTTTTTATTTTCCTAACTATCCGTATAATGATATTACTGAAGATCCATTTCTTAATGCAAACAATAATGCTTGGTCAGATTTATGTGAAAGATTTATAATAAATGTATTAAAGCTACCTTCAAAAACAACACTTGGTGTACCTTGTTTAACAATAAGATATGTAAGTTGCAATAGTAATAAAGAATCAACTGAGGAATTTACAACAACAGGTATTCATTATATTTGCTCTATAGGTAAACCAACTATAACAAGTCCTGGTGTAACTAATACAATTGATTATAGTCGTGGATGTAATCCAGTACCAAATATATCTGATTCAAATTGTATAGGTACAGTTAGTTATGCTGATTATGATGTGTATAAAATAAGATCAGGAAATCATTGTGAATGGCCTGGTTTACAATGTTCTGGTTGGGGAGCAGAATGGGATGATCCAATTTCTGGACCAGGTGCATATGTATGGATGAAACCAGGTAATAGTTATTGTATACGTGTTAAAAAAGATCAAAAACCTTATAGAGTAAGTGGTTCTAGTAAGTGCGGTTGTAATGACATTTCTTTACAATCTACAGTGAGAGATACATCTTGTGGAGCTGTTGCACCACTCACTCCTATATCAAACAATCCTTCTAGTACGTATAGACAAATATTTAATTCTCCAGAAACTTCTTTTGGTCAACCATTCTTAGGAGATATTCTTAAACTTGAGAATGTAATGTTTGGTGCTGGTAAAGCACATTTTGTACCAGTTAAAAGTAATGCCAAGTATAGACTTCTTTCTAAAGAGGCACAAGAAGATGCTCTTGCTAGTTCCAATAGATTAGCTGCTTATACAAGTCCATTTAATTCCACTGCTATGTGGACAGCATACCAAGCATATTTACAAATATATATAAATGGTATAACTAGAAGAAACTATGCTTATTCATTTAACTCTACAGCTAGCTATGATTACAATGCAATAATTACTAATAGTGGAGATAAACAGAGAACATTAGATATTAAAAGATATTTAATTCCAGGAGTACAAAATGTAGGTGATGATCGCAATGTGAATAACTATCAAAGAGAATCTTCTGTTTATTTAAAAACAGATGAATATAGAGAAGATGGTACTACTTCAGTTGCACCATTACCATTTCCTAGTAATAGTACAGAGATGGCTAGTATAGGAATCAAAGATAGATCCAGACTCACTATAGGTGGTAGTGGTAGATGTGCTACTCCTGCAAGAGAACAAGATATAACTGTTGTTTCTTATTATGCTTCATTAAAAAATACATTTGTAAATCAATATGGACAGATGTATTCTTATGATACAATTGATACAGGATTCCAAAGAAGTGTAACAGCTAATACTTCTGCTACAATATTTGGAGGAGATACATTTATATCTAGGTTTGCATTTAAAACTAAGCTTCCTTTCTTTATAGACAATAGAGTTAATGCTCCTGATGATAGTGATATATTCTATGATGAGATTGGTAACATAGCTTATCCAAAATATTGGCACTCAGCTAGATCTATTCTATCAGATTATACAGCTAAATCAGGCACACTATCTAATGTAATTTCATACAAAGCTCATGAGTTTGATTGTCCTAATGATCAACGTCTAGTACCATCAACAGCTAAATCAGATACTAATCCTAATAGAACATTCTATGATGGATATTTTTATTTGTTTGCATATGGTATTCCTAACTTCTATTGTGAGAGTTCTTATAACACAGACCTAAGACAAGCATTCAATAACAAAGAAGGGGACTTCTGGCCACATGTATCAACAGGTATTCCTGATGATTGGATGCAAGAAGATTTTGTATCAATAGCAAATGATAATACATATACATATAATGTAACATTCTCTAAACAAAATAAAGAAAATACATTTACGCATTTACCAGCAGATTATAATGGAAATCCATGTTATACATACTACCCATTTAGAGCTGTATACTCAGATGCACAAAACACTGATGCTGACAATAGAGTGAATAGTTGGTTAACATACAGAGCTATTTCTTATTATGACTTTCCTCAGAACTATGGTAAACTTATATCATTAGATGGTATTCAAAACAAAGCTGTATTAGCTAGGTTTGAAAACAAAACATTAATGTATAACAACCTCCTTACAATTGATACAAGTAATCCACAAGCTGCATATGTAGGTAATCCTAATATGTTCAAAGGAGCACCTCCTATTGACTTTGCAGAAACAGATCTTGGATACGTAGGTAGTCAAAACAAAATGTTATTAAAGATTCCTCAAGGGCAAATTACAGTTGATGCAAAAAGAGGACAAGTGTTTCTTATACAAGGAACACAAGTAGAAGACTTATCTGCATTTGGTTCTGGAATGAATAGATTCTTTACAGACCATTTAGCTTTTGAAATACTTAGATATTTTCCAAAAGTAGATACAGATAACAATTTTAATGGTATAGGATTACATGGTGTATATGATAGTAAGTTTGATAGAGTTATACTTACTAAATTAGATTATATTCCATTGAGTAATAATATTAAATATGATCCTACAACAAGAGATTTCTACATAGAAGAATCTTTAGGAAATAATATTTTATTTAAAACAATAGTAAGTTTAAAAGATTCAGATTATTTCTGTAATAAATCTTGGACTCTTTCATTTAATGTAAATACTAAAAGTTGGGTAAGCTTTCATAGTTATATTCCTAATTGGTATATAGCAGAAAACAATTTCTTTTATTCTGGTATAAATGGGTGTTGTGATGAGTTTGATTTTGTTGCAGGAGAATTAGTTCCTACACCAAGTACCACTACTACTAGTAGCAGCACATCTACAACCACTACTACATCAACAACACAAGTACCATTAGATTGTACATTAGAAGGAGAAGTAACATTAACTAATTGTGAATTAGAAGGAACAGGTGTAATCACTATACCTCCTATACCACCACCATGTCAAAGACCTATGAATTTACCAGTATTTGAATTTATAACAGGATATAATATAATATATCCTCCTTCAACAGTTGTATCTACAGGAAGTCAAGCAGATGCTTGTGACTCTATGAACTACTACAATGAAATTTTTGGACTAGATCCAAATGTAGAATTTAATGATATTTTAGCAGAAGTTGTAAATATTGAAATTAATCAAACTGTATATGATGGTACAACAGGTACAGATTGTACATTGATACCTGATGGTTGGTATTATACAGATGAGACAGCAGGTAGTAGTAATGTATTCAGTGTAGTTAATGGTATAATAACTGAAATAGTTAATTGTCCTTCAGATACAACAACAACAACTACTACATCACCAAATTGTTTCTCATTTACAGTGCGTAAATCAACACCAGGTACTGTAGCAGTAACTTATATTGATTGTTCAGGAGAACCAGCAAGTGTGAATATTGGTAACCCATCACCAGGTGGACCTACTGAAACAACATTCTGTGCACGTAATGGAAGTATAGTTGTACCTGCTGAGGTAACATTAAGTAATAATGGATCTTGTTAATAAATTAATATGTCAAAAACAATAACAATAAAGTTAACACAAGTGGCACCATCTTCTGGACCATTCTCAATCTATGATCAGTTTGGGAATGTAATAGCAGAAGATGTGCCTAAGAAAACTCTTATGCGTGGTATGAGTTATATTGTGAATGATGATGTAAGATTAATTACCCTTAAGTCTATAGGTGATTGTACATCAGAAAAAACAATATACCTAAAAGATATTACAGAAGCAGAGTATATTAATATTAAGGTAAAACAGATTGTTACAGGATGTATATGGAGACACTTAACTAATATACAATTATACAATTCTTATTATGGTGTAACACATCCGTACATAATTGAATATCCATTTGCTTATAGGTTCCAAGATGAAATCTTACAGAATGTAAAAGACTATACAAAAGCATATGAATATATATCTATACCAGATGGTGTATTTAATGATAACACAAGAATAGAAACAAACAACAAGTGGTTTAACAAAGCTATTCTATACAATGGACAACAGAGTTCAGGAGTGTTGAATCTTGTCGCTAAACCTCTTAATGATATGCGTGCGTACATGCAATATCCAATATTCAATACAGATAGTAAAACAATCACATACACTAAGAGTGATAACTTCTATCAATACAATACATTCTGGGCACTTCAGAAAAGTTCTCAAGTTCCATTGTTTAATACAGGCTGTGAAAGTCTTTCTATTGATAAGGTGATTAACCAAAGCAATATGGATTATGGATCAAGAAGTTTCAAGAAAGCTACACTAAGAGCTAAGGAGCTCAAGATACGTCATATATTAGATGACAATTGTACAACGCATTTAGTGAGTCAATTCATAATTGCTCCTGCACAAATCTCTTACAAGTAATGAGTGGTACAGGTATATATACAATAACTAATATTATTACTGGACATATATATGTAGGTTGTACTAAAAGAACTTTTAATATCAGATGGGGACTTCATAAACGACAGTTAGAAGCAGGAATACATAATAATACATATTTACAAAGAGCTTGGAATATATATGGTAAAGAAAACTTTATATTTGAAATTTTAGTAGAATGTGATAAAGATATAATATATAGTGAAGAACATTACTGGGCTACATTATTAAATGTCCATAATAGAAAGTATGGATATAATTTAAAACCAACACATCCTAATAATGTATCGTTAACATCGCTAGAGACTAGAGATAAAATTAGAACCAAAGCAACTGGTAGAAAATGGTCAGAAGAATATAAACAACTATTTAAACAAAGCAAACTAGGTAAAAAACATTCTGAAGAGCATAAACATAAAGCTGCAAAAGGAAAATATAAATCTATTTTACAATATAGTTTAGATGGTATATTTATAAAAGAGTGGGAGTCAGGTAAATCTGCTTCTATTAGTTTAAATTTAAGTACTAGTAATATAACTTTTGCATTAAAGAAAATTACAAAAACATGTGGAGGATTTATATGGAAATATAAAGATATAAATTATGAAAAATAAGTGGTTAGATAATTATAATGATTCTTCTGTATCATTACCAGAAGGATATGTAGGAGAAGGAATATTCAATGGTCCTATATTTGAAAACCCTGCTGTTAAAGGACAGTTTCAAATGGGTGGTAATATACCAGGAGCTGTAGGACATATGTATGCTAGAACAGGATCTCCTAGTAAAGGACCACGTAGAAACCAAACTGATGTTACAGATGCTTCTGCACAGAATGGCAAAGAGATGCAATACTACCAACAAGGATTAGATTGGAAACCAAAAAGTATTAGTAGAGATGGTGCATGGTTAGATCAATATGATGTAGCACAGAATGGTAAAAAGAAATTTAAATTAAAGGATGAAAGAGAAGATGCATATACTGTACGAGATAATATACAACCATTGTCTTTAAAACAAAAAAGAGGAAATGAACTTTTAATTAAGGAAACAGAAAATGCAAAAAAAGACAAACAAGAATTAACTAATACAGGACAAATTAAAAATCCTAGATCTATTCATTATAAAAAACTTGCACCTAAACAAGCAGATTTAAAAACACAAACTAAATCAAATGAAGAACTAGAAGGGCAACTAGGATTAGAAAGACCTTTAGTATATTTAGCTAGTCCTGAAAAATTATTAGGAGATTTAGGTGTACCAGGAATGGAAACTTCTGAATTAGACAGACAAGCAGTAATGGCTAATAGATTTAATCCTAATCAATCAAGAGAAGAAAGATTTATAAATAATGCTAATATAGGACTAGGGTATGTACCAGAAGCAACAGTAAATACAGCAATGGCTGCAGCATTTATGCCTGAAGGAAGTGGTGCATTAGGATTAGTTAATGAAGCTTTAAATCCTTTTGCTGGTATGGATAATGGTTTATTTAAAAATATACCAACAAGTATAGCTCCTGAGTTAAGACAAGGATTACAGACAGCAGGAATATCAGATTTATATAAAATTAATCCATTGGCAACTAAAATTGATGATGCAGCAACTAAAATAGTTGGTGAAGGAAAAAATTCTTTTATATATGATCCTGCTAAAACTATGTACAATAGAACATATGAATCAACTCCAAACTTTCTTACAGGGTATAAAAAAATTAAAAAACCTAATAAATTAGATTTTAGTCCTATAATAGATTTACGTACTGAAGAGTTTAAAAATAAAGCACTTCAAAATTTTAAAACTCTTACAGGAGGAAAAGCAGATGATATAGATTTAGAACAATTTGTAGACTATTTTAAAAAAGAACAAGAAAGATTATTTACAAAATTGGAATATCAAGATTTTTTATCTAATATAAACAGAGAAAAATATTATGATACTCCTGAGTGGAAAAATGTATGGGATGATTCTAGAGATCAAGCAGAAGATATTTTTGGAAAAATAGAACAAACATTACAACAAAAATCTTCTCCACTAGGAAAAAGATTAGGTTCTGGTGCAGAAGGAAGTGTTTATGAATTAGCAGATGATCCTGATAAGGTTATTAAAATAGGAAACACTTTTAAAACAAGTAGTGCAGATGATTTAGTAAAATCTTTTGAAGGTATTACAGATGATAATATAGCAAGAGTTTTAAGAGCACATCAAGATAATAAACATCTTATTGAAATAATGCCTAATTTAAATGCAAATGCAAAATTTAGTAATTTTACAAAAGAACAAGTTTTAGGCAAATTAGAAAAAGATGCGAAAGGTCTTATGGATAGAGGGTTTCAATTAGACGTTGATAATATTAATGGTAATTTTAGATATAACCCTGATAAAAATAAAGTTGATATTTATGATATTTCAAAACCTGCTGCTGGACAAACAAGTCAAAACCCAGAAGCAGTTCTCAGAATACTAAGAGATCATTTTAATAATGATTATAGAATATCAGGAACACATCCTTCATATGATCCTAATATGCCTACTCCTGAATTTAAACAAGGTGGAATCATTAAAGATGATAGAGGACAATGGGCAAAAAATAAAAAAAATTTATTACCTTTACAATCTAACTGGTTAAATAAATTTGAATAAAATGGTAACACAAGATTATAAATATCAAACTATAGAAGGTGTAGTAAACAAAAGATGTTCAAGATGTAGAGTTTTTAAACCTGTTACTTTTGAGTATTATGCTAAAGGACAAGATAGTAAACATGGAATTAAATCACATTGTTTAGAATGTAATAATAAGCCTAAATTTAACTTTCCTAATTTTAATGAGAAGGGGTTATTGTTTTGTAGAAAATGTGAAATATATAAAACTGAAGAAGAGTTTCATACACAAAAAGAAAACAAGCATAGAAATGGTAAAACTAGTAATTGTAAACAATGTAATAATGATTATAAAACTAATTTTAGAAAGTCTACAAAAGGTGAAAACTTAGAGAGGCATTTAAGTAAAATACTTTCTACATGTAAACTTAGGAGTAAAAAATTAAAATTATCAAGTTTTGAATTTGAGTTAGATGTAAATTTTTTAAAACACTTATTTGAAACACAAAATAAAAAGTGTAAATTGTCTGGATTAGAAATGACTTATATTATTAACAATGGTAAATCTATATATAACATTTCTGTAGATAGAATTAAAAGTAATAAAGGTTATACAAAAGATAATGTACAGTTAGTTTGTAATCAAATTAATACAATGAAAAATTCTTTAGAAGAGGAGAATTTTTTATTTTTTTGCAAAACAATAGTTAATAATTATGAAAGGTAAAGTTAGTAATACAGGGTATAAAAAAAATTCTAAAGATAAGAATAATGATTACAACATTATTCCTACTAACAGAATTACTATGAAAGATGTTGATTTTCCAGTTTTAGGAATATCTGATAAGAATGATGTAAGAGTAATGTATCCAGGAGAAGAACATTTATTTGATGGAACTTCTGTTTTAGAATATCGTATGGCAAAAAATGGAATTAATCAACAAGATCAAAAAGTTGATGAACAATTAAAACAATTAACTGATTTTTCTAACAATAGTTTAAAGGTTGGTGGAAATATTAAAAAATCAAATAACATGAAATCACAGATCCTTAAAATTGCTGGTGTTAAATCTGAAAAAGAATTTTATTCTAAATATCCTTCAGAGAAAGCATTTATGAAAATACATGGTAAAGAGTTTAAGAAAGCTCAAACTGGTGCTGCAATTAATGCATCACAAGTACATCAACCAGCTTTTAAACCTTTAAGTTATCAAGATCAATTTGATGATGTTGACAAAATGTTAACAGGTTCAACAGCTGCACAAAGACAAGAGCTTGCACTTAAACAACAAGCTGCTTCAAAAGATAGTGGTGGTGGTGGATTTGACATTGCTGGTCTTATGAAGTTAGCTGGTGGTGCTATGCAAGGTGGTGGAATGGGTGATATGGGTGGTGCTGGAGCTGCTGCTGGAGCAAGTTCAGTGGCAGCAGCAGCAAGATATGGGAGAGATATTCCTAAAGCTCAAAATGGAACAGCTGCTTGGTATTCACAAAATCCTCCAGGAGGAGCAACTAATTATGGACAAGTACAACCTGCAAATCAATTAAAATCTGTAGGTTCTACAAATCCTTTAGCTACTGGTGGCATAGGAGGATTTGATATTTCTAAATTAGGTCCTCAAGGAGTTGGTTCAATGGGTGGTGATACTTTATCTAAAATTGGAGGACAAGTAAGTCAATTTGCAGGACCAGTTGGAGATGTTATTAGTGGTATTGGAGAATTGAAAAAAGAAAAAGAAGCAAGAAAAGCTGCTGAAGCAGCAAGAGATGTAAGTAAAGTATCTCTTAAAGCAGCAACAAGTGTTGATGTAGATGCAAGAAGACAACAATCTGAAAACATAGCTAAGCAAAGAGAAGCACAGATGCCAGTTAATACAGGAGAAGAATTCTTTCCTATATATGGTGTAGGTACAAATGTTCTTGCTAGAAATGGTATGATGTTACAAGGTGGTGGAGAAATACAAAATACATTTGCTCCAAATGATATATACATGGATAGTGGATATGAACCATTGAATGATAGTAATGTGAAACAATATTATCAAGGTGGAAGATTACATCAAATGCAAGATGGTGGAGCTGCAAATTCTCAAAATTATTACAATCAAATAATAGGTGCAGGTAAATCTACAGGTATAATTTCAGGAGGAGATGCTGCTGGTGCTGCTGGTGGAGGAACTCCATGGGGAGCTATATCAAGCAAAGCTACAGGTATAGGACAAGAGTTGATGGGTGGTCAAAATGCTGGTGGTAAACTTGGTGGTACAATAGGAGGAGGAATTGGTACAGCTATTGGAGGACCTATAGGTGGAGCTATTGGTAACTTTGTTGGAGGATTAGCTGGTAATGCTTTAGATACTAATGCTAAAAAAATGAAGAAAGCACAAGATGCTACACAAAGAAACATGCAAGGAATGGCTAATGCTAATATGGCTAAAGGTATTCAAGCACAGAACCAATCTTTTATGAAAGATGGTGGATGGGTTTCTAATGATTGGACTCCACAAGTTATAGCTTCATTTGGTGGTCTTGATGAACAAGAAGTTTATGACTATGCACATGAAGGAATGGATACACTAAGAGCTGGTGGACATCTAAGAGATTACACACCTCCTAGTGATAGAGCTATGGAAACTTATGAAGATGGTGGTGAGATTCAATCTTATGGACTAGGTGGAGAGTTACAAACACATTGGGGTGGAGGAGCTGAAACTATTTCACGTAATCCTTACTTACCTGGTACAGGAGAAACAATTATGTTTAGAGGAAAGAGTCATGAAGAATATTCTCCTAATGGAGAAACAGGAATTGGTGTAACATATGGTGGTAACCCAGTAGAAGTAGAAAGAGGAGAACCTATGGTAGAGTTAGAAGAGGGTGGTACAATAGATCCTGAAACAGGAGAAGTTCAAAAATCAGGAGTGGTGTTCGGTAACTTACAAATACCTAATCAATATATAGATATGCTAGGAGATAAAAATGCTAAAGGTAAAAAGTTTAAAAACTATGTAGCTGATCTATCTAAGATAGAAGAGAAACAAAACAGTATTATAGATAAATCATCTAAAGAACTTAATGCTCTTGATCCTATAAACTCTTTTGATAAGTTAAAGCTTACAGCATTGCAAGCTAACATACAAGGAGCTAATATGAAACTTAAAGATGTAGCTGATAAAAAGATAAACGCAGCTTCTCTTCAGAATGCTATCAATGATACAGCAGAAGAACGTGGATTAGTTGCTGATGATCTTGCTAGAGGTAAAGCTAAGGTGGACAAAGAAGCTCAAAAACAATCTGCTAAGTTTGGTGGTAAGTTTGCACAAGCACAAGATGGAGATTGGTATGCTAATAATTCTCCAGCAGGTTCAATGGATTATGGGGAACAATTATCAGATTGGGATCAAGGAGAACTTCCTGAATTAGTAATTCCTGCAAAAAGAAAACCATTTGGAATACCTAGTGGTATATTTGATGTAAAAGGTAAAATAGATAGTCCAACACCTGATGAATTAATTCAAGATATAAAATTAGCTAAGAAATTTAAAAAAGATAAACATCGTGCTTCTGATGAAGAATCTGAAGATAAGTTTGATTGGATGAATATGGTTAATGCAATACTTCCTACCATTAGACCAAGTGATGCAGAAGATTTAGATACAGCTCAGTTATATCCAGAAATGTTTGCTATGGCTACTAACCAAGTGGCTCCTGTACAAGCACAAACATATCAACCTGATTTAGGAACTCCTTATGATATATCATATCAAGATCAATTGAATGCTAACCAAGCAGATTATAGAGCAGCACAAAGAATGATGGGTTACAATCCAGCAGCTCAAGCTAATCTAAATGCACAGAAGTATCAAGCTAATCAATCTGTATTAGCTGATCAGTTCAGAGCTAATCAAGCAATGAAAGATAAAGTGTATGGTGAGAATAGAAATATGCTTAATCAAGCTAAGCTTACTAACCTAGGTATATTTGATAAGCAATACGAAAGACAAACAGAAGCATTAGCTAATACAAAAGCTACAACACAAGCTGCTTTGAATTCTATATCTGACAAGTATGCTAAGAATAAATTAGAGAACAGAGAGTTGAAAACATATGAGAATATGTACAACTATAGATTTGGTCCTAACTTCAGAGCACAGAATATGAATCCTTTAGCACAGTTTGATACAGATTATAAAGGAGCTTCTGCTGAAGAACTTGATGCTATGTCAGCTTATAAAAAAGCATTAGCTAAGAGAGAAGCTGCTGAAGAAAAGAAAAAGAAACCTTCATTAGCTGGAGAAAGCATTGCTAAAAGAAATGGTTCTATCGTAAAATCTTACAAGAATATATAACTAAACTCATTATAAAAAATTACTACAAAATGTTATTAAATTTTGATAGTATAATAATTTAAATTAAATTTGCTAATCTACATATTTATATGTATTAAAATAACAGACTATGGCTTCATGGGCAGATAAAATACCAACTTTCAATCCTTATGTTCAACAGTTACCAGTGGAAGCAATGGTAAAGGTTGGTATGGCTAAACAGCAACAGTATGAAGAGGGAGTACAAAAGATACAGACAAGTATTGATAATGTTGCAGGACTTGATGTTGTTTCAGAGGTAGATAAAAAATACTTACAATCTAAACTTAACTCATTAGGTAATAACTTAAAATTAGTGGCTGCTGGGGATTTTTCTAATTTCCAGTTGGTCAACTCTGTTTCTGGTATGGCTAAGCAAATTACTAAAGATGAGAATGTAATCAATGCTGTAAGTTCTACATCAAGAATAAGAAAAGAACAAAAGATATTAGAAGAAGCTGAAGCAGCAGGTAAATCATCTATACAGAACAGAGCTAAGTTTGAAGATGGTGTAAATCAATACATCAATAAGAAAGACATAAAGCAATCTTATAATGATAGATACACTCAGTATACTAACATAGATAAAAAACTTAGAGACGTAGCTGATAAAATACATGAATCAGATACATCATATGATAATCCATTTCAAAGAGATACCTCTGGCAACACTCTTTATTTTTATAAAGATGCAAGTGGTAAAGAAGTGGCTACTACTGATTCTTCAAAAGGTTCACCTAAACAAGATGCAGCAATGTTAAGTGTTGGATCAAAAGCAAAATCTGCACAGAAGATATTAAATACTTTCTATGACACACTCACTCCTGATGATATAGAACAATTAAAGATTGATGGATGGTATCATTATAAAGGTAAAGATGTAGATACATTTAAACAAGATGTGGTATCAAACTATAATAAAACTAAATCAATTGTAACTAATGGAGTTACTGAAATGGCTCTAGAACTACAGACCAACAACAAACTTACTCCTGCTCAAAGAGCTCAATATCAAGCTGACATAGATGATGCTAATGCAAAACTTGCTGATGGTAGTTTAGAAAAAGCTAGAGACAAAGAGATTTTAGATTTAGAAAGCATTACAGATTTTGAAGGGTATAAAGAAAAATTATATACACAGAAGACATTAACTAATCTTGCAGCTGACTTAGCTTATGATGATAAGAAGCTTGAGTTAAAAACTAATCCGTACGAACAAGCTAATGATAGAAGATTACAACTAAACTTAGCATATAGTAATGCTGCTAGAGGACAAAGTAATTGGGAAAGAGATTTTGCTAGAGACAATGCTCATTGGCAATATGAACAAGATGCAAAAGCTAAGGAAGAAACAGCAAAAAAACAAAGAGATACTTTTGGAGCAATTGATCCAGGAGCAATATCTACAAATGTAGATGTGCCATCACTATCAAAATTAGGAGGGGAAATAAATCTACTAATAGGAAAAAGAGATTCTTCTGGTAGAATTATTATTGAAGGAGAATTAGACAGATTAAATCTAAGTGCATTTTCTACTATACCAGGAGGTGATAAAATGTCAAATAAACAAAAGGAAGATTACTTAACAAAGTTAACTGATAAATATTTAAAGAATCCTGGTTCAATTTCTGATGTTACTAATAATCCTGGATTAAGAAAGTATTTAGAATCTAGGAGAGAACTACAAATAAAAGTTGCGTTAAAACAAAAACTATATAATACTACAAACAAATTAACACAAGGACTTGATGCAGATCTTCAAGGTTTAATAAAGTCTCAAAAAGGTATTGTTGATAAGAATGGAAGAGAATTATATTCTGCAAAAGAATTATTTGATGTAAATAATGCATTGCAAAAATTTCATAAACTTGTACCACAATCTGGTGGTGGAAAACCAGTTATAAGTTTTGACAAACAAGCAGCAATGAATAATTTCAAAGGAACTAAATATCAGAATATTGCAAATGCATATATTAAACAACAAGAACTTATACAAAAAGGTTCTTTACATTCTGAACCTTTATCATATTCAGACAGAATAATACTTGACCAGACTAATAAAATAAAATCAAGAGTGACACCTGTTGCTTCTGAAATAAATAATAAAAAACTAACAATTCAATCTGACTTCCTAGCTAAAAATGATCCTGAGAGACAAACACAAGTTGGTACTTTTAATACAGGAGTTAAAGGAACACGAGATAGAATTGCAGGATTTATTGGAAATGAATTAGTTAATCAAAAATTATTAGGAGAGTTTGATTCTGATAAATTAGAGGATGCTTCAGTAGAAACTATTAAAAAAATGTTAAAGACTTCTGGAACTTTATATTCAATGGTTAAGAAGTTTGATGGCTCTGCAGATATGATTATTGAAGGTGCTGAGGGTAGACAAGTTTTACATGTTAGTGCTAGTAAGGTGAATAGACATTTTCCAGAAATAGCAAAAGTTAATCCTTTGAATGCTGCAAAATATGCAATTCAAAGTTCTCCTAATCGTACTACAAATTTATTTACTGGTAGTGGAGAAGGTGGTGCAGTTAACTCTATGTTTAGTGGTTTTGACTTACCATTATTAAGTAATTCTCAGGTAGCACCAAGAGTTAGATTTGATATAGAAGGTAGCCCTGATAATGATGGTAGTAATCTAGATGAGTTTACATTAAAAATGTATGTACAACCAAAAGGTAGCAATACGTGGGTTAAAGGATATATGAATCAAAACTATGTATCATTAGCAGGAATACAAGAGACTATAAATAATATAGGGGATACTACTATTGATTCTTTTTTAACAAAAAATAAATAAAAATTATGCCAATTTTTGATAATGAACTTATAGATAATACTTCTAATAGAAACTATGAGAAACCTAAGGTGGATCTTAGGTCAATTGTTTTACCAGAAGTTGATACTAATCCTAACATGGGTGGATTTGAAAGTTATAATCAAGTTCCAGCTAAAAGAGGACTCACTGTAGATGAGATATCAGAAATGAGTAGAGGTGTAAGAGGCTCTACTGGTTGGGATTCTCCTATTGAGTTAGTTTCTAAAGGTGAATTATTATCAAATAAACGTTATCCAATGTTTCAAAGAGATGTAGATCTTGAGAACATATATGGATTACAACAATCTTGGTACAGTAAACTTGGACGCAGTCTTGTTAAAACAGGAATAACTGCAGCAGGTACATTTGCACAATCTCTTACTGATATTCCTAACACAGTGTCTGCTATAAAAAGTGGTAATATCTCTAAACTTTCTGGAGATCCAAATGGATACGAAGGTAGTATAGATAGTTGGATGAAGAATATGGAAGATGCCATTCCTAATTATATGACAAGGGAAGAAAAAGCTCATCCATATTTAGCAATGATTCCATTTGCTCCAGGATCTGCAAACTTCTGGGGAGAATCAGTTCTTAAAAACTTAGGATTTACAGCTGGTGCAATTGCTGGAGCAGCTTTACAAGATGTTGCAATAGGTGCAATTACAGGAGGAATAGGAGAAGTTCCATTAGTAGCTAATCAAATTGGTAAAGCTGCTCTATGGCTTAATAAACTTGCAGGAGGAACTAATAAAATTGACACTGTTTTAGACTTAGCAAAAGGCTTAGGTAAAACAGAACAACAACTTTTAAAAATTGAAAAGTTAGGAAACTTAGCACAGTCTACTAAAGTTTTGAATGGTGCAAGATATGGTGTTATTACTTGGGGAGCTGCACAAACAGAAGCAGGTGTTGAATCTAGAGATGGATACAGACATGTCAAAGAAGAGCTTATAAAAGAATATAAAATACAAAATTATAATGAAGAACCTAGCGGTGATGCTTTAGCTGAAATAGAAAACTATGCTACTAATGCAATGAATACTAGATTTGGTATTAACATGGCATTACTAACTGTATCAAATGCTGTGCAGTTTGGAAATTTATTTAAATCATTCACTACAGCACAAAAAGGTATTACAGGAACTCTTGCAAAAGAACTTGGAACTGCTGGTAAAATAGGTCTTAAAGAAGGAAGCATTGATGTATTTGAAAAGAAAGCTGCAACTGGTCTTGGTGGTAGAATATGGGACTCTGTTAAACCTAAGCTAGCTAATGTATTATCTGAAGGTGTATATGAAGAAGGTGGACAGTTTGCTGCTGAAAGAGGAACATATGATTACTATACAAGAAAATATAAAAACCTTAGCAATCCAAATAATAAAAAGAACTGGGATGACTTAAATGAGATTACTAGTTCTACTACTTATGGATTATCTGAACAGTTCAATACTACTGAAGGTGTTAACAATATGATTGTTGGAGGTATCACTGCAATGTTAACAGGTAGTGCTCAACAATTCTATGATTATAAAAAAGGAAATGGTGCAGACAAACGTTTAGACTCTTCTATTAATGCACTTAATAGATATGGATTAACTGGTATTCTTTCTGATAAATATGATAATACATTAAGCTCTATGGCTATTGCAAAAGAAATGCAAGCTGCAGCTGATAGTGGAAATATATTTAAATATAAAAACTTAAAGCATGATATGTTTTTCAATTATGTACAATCTCGTATTCCATCAGGAATGCATGATGTAACAATTGAACAATTAAATATGTTGAAAGATCTTAACAAAGAAGATTTTGAAAAGTCTTTTGGTATGGACTTCAATGCATCTAATCAAAATACAGTTGCTGGATATGTAGATTCTTTGATTGAAAAAGCTAATTATATTAAATCAACTACAGAAGCTATTGATGGTACATTCAAAAATCCATTTGCATACAATGTAGATCCAAAGAATGAAGAAGAAGCTACTGAATCTTTTAATCATGCTACATTTGAAAATTGGAAAAAAGATCTTACATACTATGGAACAGTTAAAGATGATGTAAATGATAGACTTGAATCTATAGAAGAAAAAGTGATTGCATCCAATCCACTTGTTAATAATGACATACTAGCTAAAGTTACAGATAAGGATTCATTAACTGAACTATCTAGATCTTATGAAGAACAAGCTAATATATTAAATGGAACTATTAATGAGAATACTACCACTGCTGATAGAAAAGCTATAAGAGAGCAAGTAAAAGCTTTACGTACAAGTTCTGAAAAGATTAACCTAGCTTTAAACAATGGTAATCTAGATTTAAAAACATTCAATTCAATATTGAACTTTGAATTGAACAATCAAGATGGTAAGAAAGATGATGTTGTAGGTTTTGAAAATGCAACAGAATTATTTAACTATGGTGCAGATATCAATAGGTTAAACAATCTTAAAAAGAATTCTTCAGAAATATTTGATAACCTAGCTACAGAAAAAGGGTTTAATAAATATTTCAAACAAGCAGAAGATATTGCTAAAGAAGAAGTTCCTTTAGAAGATTTAGAAAAAGCAGAAACTTCTTTTACATTTGTGAACAAAGAGAAAGTAAAAGAACCATTACAAGTTGATAGAGAGTATGAAATAAAAGCTACAAAGAAAGCATCCATCAAGAAACTTGCTGATGATAGATATCAAGTAACAAGTCCTGATGGCACTGTATCATTTCATAAAACTAAAGAAGAAGCTGCTGAAGAGGCAAAAGATCTAACTGATGAGAGCACTAACCTATCTAAAGTGAAGGTGTTAGCTTTGAACGAAGATGGTACAGTTAAGGTGGAAGATGTGAATGGTGATATATTGAATATTGATTCTAAAAGATTAAGTGGTTATAAGAAACTTGAAACAGATCAAGAGAAACTATTAAAGAATAAAGAACAGTTAACTAAAGAACAGGCTGATATAGAAAACAATTCTGGTACAGTGGTTATTACTACAGATACTTCTTTCACTCCTATGGATGAAGCAGGTGCTATTGTTGATGCTAATATATTTTTTCAATCAGGTACAACTGAATCAGAAGATTATAATGATCCTACATTATCTGCACAACATGTAAAAAACTCAAGAGAGTTCTTGAATAACATAGACTTATTACCTAACAAAGGTAGCATGAGAGCTATTCTTGTGACTCCAGGTCAAGAAAAATTAGTAGGACTAGAAGGACTTGCTAAGTTATCATATGGTAGTTATGATATGTCTAACATATTAGATGTTGAGAATGGATTCATAGGTCAAGTGTTTATTGTACAAGAGGGTGGTAAATCTTATTTTATTGATAAGACTGGTACACAACTAGGAGAAGTTGGTAAGCAATTGAGTGAGGAAGATATGAAGAAAGTTATCTTCCAAACAATGCGTACTACCAAGACTACTGATAGTAAAGGTAACCCACGTTTCAGAGGAAAGCAACAAGAATTATTTGAAGCATATAAAAAAGAATATATTAAGTTCAGAGAAGACTTAATTGCTAATCAGGATCAAATGCCTGCACCTTTTGAATTCACTGTATCTAGAGGTATTCCAAAAGAGAACACTAATCCAGATGGTACTAAAGAAAGAAATCATGTAGGAGGTATTCTTATTGGTAAAGATAAGATAGGCTCCCAAGAGAATCTAATTGTTATACCAACAACAGGAAGTATATTCCATAATGGACAAAGTATAAAGTTTCCTGATGGTACACCTGTGTTACAATATGGTTCTACATTACAATTCTTAAACAACAAGAAGTTTAATACTAAAGAAGCATCCACTATATTTCAAGTGGTAAAAGCTTTTGCTGCAGATACTCTTGCTCAATCTGAATCAGGAGCTCCTATCAGACTTAACAGAGACTACAGTGATTACTTACAGAATGTTTTATATTGGAGAGTTGGTCAAACAAAGACTAACAATCAAATAAACATTAATACAACCGCAATGACTATTCAGATAGGAGGAAAAGAATACTCTATGTCTGAAATAGCAAATAATGAAAAAGAGATAGTTGATAACTTGAAAGAGGCTTTCAATGCAATTAATAATACTACACTTACTAAAAAGTTTGATGAGGAGTTCTTGGAATATACATTAGATAAGAATGGAGACTTAAACAAAGAACCAATTGAATGGAAGAACTATCAAACATATTTACTATCAGATAAGAATCCTGATGGATCTGCAAGATCAATAGATAGTACACCATTAACAACATCTGTAGCTGCACCAACTGCAGACATTCCTTATTCATTCAAACAAAGATATGCTACAATAGAGAGTATGGGATTGTTTATTTCTACTCCTACAGTTGAAGCTAAAGCTGCTGAACCATCAGCACCTGGTGTTGAGAAGATAGGAGAATATACTATTGGTAACGATACACCAAATACATATAAATTATCTGGAGATCGTCCTGTAATCTTTACAGCAGAAATAGATGAGAATGGTAAAGTGTCTGTGCAAATAGAAAGTAATGAGACAACAAAAGCTATAGCAACAAACAAAACTGCTGATGGTAAAAAAGTTGTTGATGAAGTTATTATTCCTGCACTTAAAACTATTGCATTAGAGAATGAGCAAGAGTTCGATCTTTTAAAAACTGATGAGGAATATGTATTTGATTATTTAGGAAACACTATTGCTAGTGATTTACAGAATAAAAAAGATGCAGCTGTGGCTCCTGAAGAGGCTCCTGTAGTAGAAGAAACAGTTGTTGAAGAAGCTCCTGTTGTTGAAGAAGAGAAAAAAGAAATACCTACAGGTGCAGATAGATTTAGTGGAGGACCTGCTAATCTTCCTGGATACAGAGCTGTTGGTGCGGATGGTAATGAAAGAATGACTGATGCTGAGCTTCAATTATTCAAAGCATGGCATGCAGAAAATGTTCCAACTATTCCTTATGAAGTGGTGGATACTCTTATCACTATGCATAATGGTGAGAAAGCTTGGGGTGCATTTGAAGATGGTGTAGCTAAATTTGTAAGAGGTGGATTAAGAGGTACAGAGTATCACGAGATCTTTGAAGGTATATATAAAGGAATGTTATCTCCTGAAGAACAACAAGAATTGCTTGATGAGTTTAAATCTAATCAAGGTGTATTTACAGATAGACAATCTGGTAAAAAGATAAACTATGCAGATGCTACAGATCTTCAAGCTAAAGAAAGAATAGCAGATGACTTTGCTGATTTTAGAAAAGGAAAGCTTCCAGCTAGATCATTAGGAGAAGCTATACGTAATTTATTTTCTAGAATACTAAACTTCTTTAAATCATTTGTAACCAATCCTTCATTGAAAGAAGATTTGTTCAGAGCAATTGATACAGGTAAGTTTAAAGAAAGAACATTATCACCCACTGTATTTAATGAAGCTGCTGAATATAGAGCTGTAGAAGGATTAACTGAACAACAAACAAGAGAGTTTGTTCAAGATATGACAGCTAGAGCTGCAGGTATATTATATAGTGAAGGAGAGAAAGGTTTATTGTTTTCTCCTGATGGAATCACTAGTGGTTCTATGTATAGTAAAATAAAAGCACAATACAGTAATGAGTATTACGCTAATGGTTTCAGTAAAATGGAATTGTTAGGAGATGTTGCATGGGATGAACTTAAAGAAAAAACAACACTTTCATTACGTACATTAGGTATAAGTTTTAATGAAGAAGATAAAGTTAGCATTAATGATGAAGAAGCAAATAAAAATGATTATGCTCCAGAACCTTTCTCAACAGATTGGAAAAAGAATTCTACAGGAGCTATTAAGTTCTCATTAGCTACATTATTAGAAGTACAAGCAACTAATCAAGAGAATTCTCTTTCATTTAAACTACCTGCTCCTAAAGTATCTAGTGTAGTAGGATTTAAACTTTTAAACTTCACTAGAGCATTTGCTACAGTGTTGGATAAACTTTCAAACACTACATCTGTTACAAAGATGGTAGATAAACTTAGTGACTTGGCTAAAGATGATCCTAACTATGTTAGATTGTTTCAACGTGTAGGTGGTAAGTTATCTAATAGAAGTGTTCCATTCAGTGACTTTGATGCAACTGACTGGAGATACTTTATTCAGTTTACACAAACATTTACTAAACAAAAACCTGATGCATTAATTCAATATAAAGAAGGGACAGAAACTTATGTAGCTCCTGCTAATTTATATACAGCAATTAAACAAACTCAAAATGGTTGGATGGAGAACATTAAACTGTTATCATCATCAGATGCATCATTAATTAGTTATGATAAAGTTAATAAAACATATCAAGTTGATACAGAAAGAATACAAAATCTACCAACTAATTTTCCACAAGATAGAGTTAAGTTCTTAGAAGAGATAGGTATTGACTTTCCATTGGAAGTTTATAATAAATTAAAAGATCTTGAACAAGTTTCATTTGAAAAAGCAGTAAGTGCTATTAAAAAATATCTAGGTGCTGAGAAAAATATAATGACTGTATCAGGAAAGACTCTTGGTAATATTGGTGGTCAGTTTACTAAGTTAGCAGAACTATACAACAAAGTAACCAATCCTAATCAAGAGAGTACATACTCAGGAGTGGAAGGACAAAAGATAGGTGCCTTTGCTGAGAACAATGTTCCTTCATTATTTGAAAATGAATTCAATGAAGCTAACACACTTGATGAGTTATTAGAGAAAAGACCTGAACTAAGAGATGTTTATTCTAAAGGAAGTCAAGTCTTGAAGAAAGGTGGATTATTCTTTGATGCAGAAGGTAAGAGAATCAAAGAGATGAAAGTTTCTTACATACAAGGAACTAAACTTATTGATGATAACAAAGGTATAGCTACAACTAAATTAACTTTAGGAGAAAGGTTTACACAAGAAATAAATCAAAACCTTGATGGTAACTATTATGTATTAATTCCTGCAGATGGTTCTACTGAGTGGATGATGAATCTTGGTAACACTATAAAACTAAAAGAGATTGAGGGTGGAAGAGCTTGGAGTAAAATCAATAAGATATTCAAAGGATATTTAATGGATGACATTAACTTAGCTTTAGATGCTGATAATAGAAAACAATTACGAAATATTACAGATAAAGCTAAGGAGTTAAGATTCTTCAAAGATATACTTTCTGAAAAAGCACTAGCTGATATAAATGAACTTATATCTGATAATGCTACTATGGAATCATTTGAAACTTACATTAGTGAGAATGCAGAAGATATTAATAATTCTATAAAAGAATACATAGATTCAACTGTTGTTGAAACAAGAGCAATACTTGAAGAAAGTAAACAAATTAGATTACTTAAAGAGGGTGTATACGCTTATAGTGGGTTAATTGATGCATTTGCAAAAGATGAATCATTTAATAAGTTAGCTCTTTCTGATCAAACAGTAAATGATATATTGACATTTGCTAATGTTAATTACATTATCAATAATATTGAATACCACAAAGTTTTATTTGGAGATCCTTATCAGTTTGCTATTAAGAAAGATGGATCTTTAGATGAAACCAAACGTATCAAATCTTTCTTATCTCCTAGAAGAACTACATTTGATACTCCTGAATTTAATACATTCTTGAATCAAAACTTAAATAAGATTGGTGAGATCAATTTAAAACCTACAGATCCTGGATACCAACAATTCAAAGCTTATACTAACACTGTAACATTTAAAGATATAACTACTGCAGGAAGTCTTAGTAATGCTATTTCTGCTTATAGTAAAACAAATGAAGCTGATGCAATGTCTTGGTTAATGGATGGTACATATAGAGAGATTAAACTTAAGAATGGTCAATGGAGTGAAGAAGCTGAAGCTTGGCACCAATGGCAAATGGCTTATACAAGACAAAACTATCCAGGATATACATACACTAGTGATAACCTTAAAAGACATGATGCTGCTTTAGTTAAAACTAAAGAGCCTAAACATGTAATAGAAGTATTAAAACCTATTGTGTCTGGTAATAAATATGGTAAAAACAATTTAGATCTTGTGCTAGATAAGTTTTCACAAATGCCTGTATACTACAGTATGGTAAAAGGTACTACACTGGAGAAACTTTACACTAATATGTTTGAAGCTGGTATAGGATATGCTATTGTTGAATCTGGTAGAAAGGTTGGAGCTGAAGAGCTACATTCATTATACAATCAAGATGGTTCATTTAATGATAATGCATTTAATAATAATATTCAAGTACCTTGGAAAGCTTATGGTATCCAAGTAGAAACTGCAACAGAAGGAACTAAAGAACAAACAAGAGGATCCCAGCTTACTAAGTTATCAAGTATGGATTTATTTGATAATGGAAACACTATTGGAGCTACACCTGAAAGACAAGAAGCTATTAGAAATGAATACAATCGTAATGTAAGAATCTTAAATGATTTACATCAACATGGATATAACACTCTATTAACTAGACTTGGTGTTGTAGATAATGGGAACGGATTTACACTTAAAAATGGTAAAGCTGTATCTGAAACTCTTATGCGTGAATTGTTAAGAAGAGAAGCTTCTGATAATACAATAGATACATTACAGCTTGATAAAGAGACTAATCAATTCTTAATTCCATTTGAAGCATCTCCTTCTTATATTGAGATAAGAAATGTTCTTTACTCATTAATTGATAAATCTATCATTTCTCCTAAGATGAATGGTGGTGCTCATGTGCAGGTTCCTGCAACAATGTTTGAGCAAGCAACTAAAGGAAGAAGTCTTGCTATTAAAACAGCAGAAGGTTGGAAGAAAATATCTAAACAAGCTTATAATACTCTTTCTGATGCAGATAAGAAAAACGTAATGTTAACTGATGATACACTTAAGTTTTACACTAAAACAGATCCTTATTGTGAAATATTACTTCCTCATTGGTTAAAAGGTAAACTTGGTCAGCATGCTAATAAAACAGATGAAGAACTAATAGAATACCTAAACAATACACCTGATGGTAAAGCTTTGTTACAAGGTATTGGTTTCCGTATTCCTACACAAGCTCTATCCTCTGTAGAAGCAGTTAGAGTGAAAGGTTTCCTTCCACAATACATGGGATCAACTGTTGTTGTTCCTTCAGAAATCACTACTAAAGCAGGATCGGATTTTGATATAGATAAGTTAAACATGTACCTTAAATCTACTTACTTAGATAAGAATGGAGATGTTAGACTAATCAAATACATGGGATCAGAAGAAGCTACTAAAGAGTACTATGGTGAACTATTTGATAAAGGATTACTTCTTACTAAACAACAACAACGTGAACTTGAAAGATTTTTAGAATCTTCAAAGACCACTCCAGAATTAAATGCTTTATTATATTCTTATACAGAAGGTTCAGTATTTGATAAAGATGATATAACATCAGAATTTCTTTCAGATTTAGCTAAGCAAGGTATTAAAGAAACTGTTATTGGTGAAATGTATAAAAAATCTTTAGAAAATGAGTACTATGATTCTCTTGAGAAACTTGTTACACTTCCTGAAAACTTTGATAGACTTATATCACCTATTGATGATGCTGGACTTAAATCATTGTCAACTAAACTGGATGAGTTAAGAGGGTATGATGAGACAACTATTAAGAATAGAATACTTAATAGAAACTATATGACTACACTTAGAAACTCATTTGTTACTGCTAAGAGGTGGGTAGGTATTGCTGCTGTTAATATTACAAATCTTTCATTAAAACAAAAGAGTGAAGTGTATATTGATACTAATAAGTTCTATGACTTATCTGAACAAGATAGAAAATTCTTAGGAGATGGAACTATTGCATTAAAACATAATACAGTGTTAATTGGTGGAATAGAAAAAGTTTCTTTATCCGTAACCACTGTAAAAGATTCTAATGAACTTATATCTAATAGACTATCTGGGTATGCAACATCTTTTGTGGATGTAGCTAAAGATGATTATATAACAAAGATTATACAATCAGATCTTGTGATTCGTACATTTATGTTCCTTGAGAATATTGGAACTGGTGAACAAGCAGCCATGTTTTTAAATCAACCTATTATTTCTGAGTATTTAAAATATCTAAACAGCATAAGTGCTAAGAGTTTGTTTAGTCAAAAAAATATTGTAGTTATGAAAGATAAATTCATCACTACAGGAGACATGTTTAAGAATACAGAATTAGATGTAACTAACCTAGAAGGTAACATAAAAGATTATTACACAGGAACTATTTTTAATGCAAAACAAAATGCTAATCAATTACGTATACTTGACGAGTTCTTGAAATATGCTAAGATGGCTGAGTTTAATTTTAAATTCACACAAGCTACAAACTATGATACCACTAAGCTAAGAAGTGCTGAAACACTTTCTAAGAAACAATGGAGAACACAAACTGCATTAGATACAAATATAATAAGTTCTGTTGATAATATATTGAACTCTACATTCATTGGCCCACAATCTAAATTCTTAGATAAATCTACTGAAGCAATGGGAGCTGTTCTTAAACTTGATCAACTTGAGTTTAAAGAAATAACTAACACTGTTCTTAAAAGTTTTGGTGATAATGAGTATTTAGCTAATGATAAGTTTGAAAAGATAGCAGTAGAAATTAAAGCTGCATTTATTGACTATGTTGTACAGAATGATACTAAATATAGTGATAGAATAAAAGAATTGCTTATAGATGACAACACTTCTGTAGCAGTTAGAATGGAGATAGCTAAAAAGACTAATCCAAGTTTACAAATTCTTAAAGAATTACAGGCTGATACAGGAGAAAGACCTGATGGTGTAAAAACTATTAGATTAAAAACGAGACCTGAGAATGCTATGGATAAGAATATGTATACAGGAATGATGAGAGAACTTAGAGATACTCCTGCAACAAATCAATTATATAAAGATATTGTAGAACTATCTATATTACAAGGAACTTATGCTTCTCCATTATCTATTAGAGAGATTATTCCTATAGAAGATTATAGTGCTATAGTTGAACCAATTATTTCTGGACTTGTAGCTAATCAAAATCTTGACAAGTTTACTGAAGGATGGTATCAAAGAAACAATTTTAGAAATTCTGATGTTTTTCCTGTTATAGAAAATATTAAATTCTTTCAATCATTTACAGAAGAACCTATACATACACCAGAAGGAGATTTATATAAATACTTTTCTTATTCATTTCCAGCAGCAGAAGGTCTTGGTATAAAATCTGAGGATAGAAAAATTCTTTTTCTTAGTGAGAAATATAACTTTATGGATTTAAAACATGATTATGTTAAAATTCCAAGAGTTGTAGGTGGTATAGATATGGTTAATGGTAGAGAAGTTAACTCAGCTGATTATGCTAGACGAAAAGCCAAAGGTGATTATTCATTAAAAGATTATTTTGGATATGCAAAAGTTAAAAATGATTTTGGTCAACCATTGATTGTATACAATAAAATTAAAAATAAAATAATAGGTCATCATGTATATAAACTTATCAATCTATATGGAGATGGTGATAGAGCTACAGAGAACTATGAATATTTCAAACCATCAGCAATTGACAATGGTTCAATGAAAATTAGTTTAGAGATCCCTAATGCTGATATTATTAATTATTATGGTGCTGGATTAACAAAAGAAGATGTATCTTTACAGACAGAAGATGATAATACAATAACATTGAAAGATGGTAAAGAATATAACAAGTCTGATATCAATAGTAATATGCTAGAAGCATTAGGATATAATCCAAAAGAAATAGGTAAAATTTTAAAATCAATATGTTAAGTTATGGCAAATTGTCCAAATAAGAATTTAGAAGAATGGAAATTACTAGTAGCATCTAGAGGAGAAGATGTAGCTTATTACCTATGGGATAAATATAACACTCGTGTTCCTGAATCAGAAAGTAAAATAGAAATTGTAAAGACTGGTTTAAAAGCTACAAATATTTTACAATCTCCTAAAGCTGATCAGTTCTTTGGTGCTGTAGCTAAAAACAAAATCTCTGGTGATTTCTTCTGGAAGAAAATGCAAGCTGATCTTGGTGTTCCTAAAGATCAGTTAGAAATTCTCAAGTCATTTAATACACAAGATAGAGGAGAACTTATTTCTTCTCTTCTTGCTAATTATAGTTTTGCTATTGAGATTAACACTGCTAAAACTAAAGACACATTAACTTCTTATGAAGAAAGTGGAGGAGTTAGTGCTTTTAAAAGAGATGGAAAATATTATATGTCTGATCCTGATGTTGGAGAAAGTAATGAAATTACTAAAGAAGCTTATGATCAATGGATAAAAGATAGTAAAACTTTTTTAGATAAAAATGCTGATTATTATTCTAACCTAACAGTTCCAGGAGGAACTAATTATACAGAGAATGAAATAGCTACACCAGCTATTACACCAAGTATAAAAGGACATGCTCAGTTTGCTACAGACCAAGGTATAGGTTGGTTTAGAAGTGATGAACAAGCAGTAGTAACTTCTCCTGAAAATGTTGAAGATGATATAGATTTATGGACAGCTAAAAAAGTTAATGGTAAAATAATAGTACCTACAAATAAAGCAACTAAAACTCGTAGAATACTAGAAGTACAATCTGATCTTTTTCAGAAAGGTAGAGATAGAAAAAATTTAACTGGTATTCCTACTAATAGTGTTATTACAGCAGCTCTGTTTGAAAATGAAGAATATAGTTTTGAACTAAATGATTATGCGTATGATGCAGTTGTAGAAGATATATATTATGAAGAAGAAAATCAAACCGAACCAACTACTGTGTATTATAAAAATGGCATGAGAATTTCTAATAAAGAAATGGAAATTGCTAAAAAAGAATATGAAAAACAAAATATTCCTCAATCAAAAAATCAATTCTTACAACTATTAAACCAAGGATCTAACTGGGTAACATTCTTTGTTAAATCTATTATACAAGACAGTGCTAAGAAAGGATATGAGAAAGTGTTATTTCCTTCTGGAGAAACTGCTGCTAAAGTAGAAGGTCATGAAACATTAGCTAATCAATTACAAACAATGAATCAAGATTTAGAAAATTTTAAATCTGATTTAGAAATAGAAAAAACAGCCCTTGCTAAATTAGAGTCTTTTAGAAAATTAAAAGAAGAAGAACTTTATGAATATAATCTTACAAAAGATTCTTTAGAAAGAGAAATTACAAATGTAGAAGGAAGTATAGTTTCAACTGATACAAAAATAAATCAAGTAGAAGCTAAAATTAAAAATTATAAAGATAATGGTATAGGAAAACTTAAACCTATTGAAAACTTCTATGAAAACACTGTAAAGAATGTTCTTAACAAACAATATGGTAAAGAGAATGTAAAACAAGTTACTGATGAGTATGGTAATACATGGAATGAAATAAACATTGTTCCTGAGAGAGAACAACAACCTATAATGTTACAAAAGAAAGAAGGACCTATACCAACATCTGCTTCTTCAAAAACTATTGCTGCATTAAAAGATTTCATTAAACGTATTGGTGTAGATATAAAGAATGTAAAAGACATTGTTATTGATGGTGTAAGACAAGATGCTAATGGTGCTGCATTTATGATGCAAAAGCTTATACAAGTGGTAGAGGGTAAAGAAGCACAAGCTCTTCCTGAAGAAGCTATGCACTTTGCTATTGAGATAATTGAACAGAAAAATCCTAAACTATTTAATCAATTTCTTAAAGAAATTACTGATTACACTATTTATAATGAAGTGTTGAGAGATTACTCAGATGATCCTAAATATCAAACTCCAGAAGGCAAACCAGACATCCGTAAGTTAAAGAAAGAAGCTATTGGTAAAGTGTTAGCTGAAGTGATAATTAATCAATCTGAGGGCATCAGTGAGCATCCAGAGAAAATAGCTAAAGTTGAAACTTGGTGGTCTAAAATAGTTGACTACTTGACAAACTTATTCACTACAAGTGGATTTGATAAAGCTTCTATGGATATACTTTCTGGCAAGAGTATTGGTACAGCTGAAGATATAGTAGATGGAGGTGTATACTTACAAAAGACAGAACAAACTAAACAAGAACAAATTTATAATTCAATAAAAGAAATAGCTAGTAAGATAAAGAAAGAAGATGATGGTTATTCTATAGATGGTAAAAAGATTGGTGAGAGAGTGTCTGATATTGTAGCTAAGTGGTATAAAAGAAGACTTGGAGAAGGATCGTTAACTAATGATGAGTTCACTAATACAGTAAATGATCTTAAAGCAACTAAAGGTACAGCAGGACATGCTGATCTTGAACATGCGTTTGAAATATTTGTTGATGAGAATGGAAAATTAAGAGATGAAATATTAAATGATGATGGATATGTTTCTCAATTAAATCCTAATGATAGGACTATGTATGATATATTGAAGAAGAATCTTCAAGATAGACTTGCTACATTCCCTAAAGGAACTATATTCATGTCTGAAGCTACATTGTATGATGCTAAAAGAGATCTTGCTGGTACTGTGGATTTCTTAGCTATTACACCAGAAGGAAAGGTGAACATTCTTGACTGGAAGTTCATGGATCTTAATACAAATAAGTATGAAGACATCCCTTGGTATAAAATCAATGCATGGAACATTCAGATGGAACAATATAAATACATGATTAGTCGTGTATACAATGTTAAGAATGAAAACTTTGAACAAACAAGGATGATTCCTATCAAAGCTGTTTACTCAGAGGCTAATAGAAAAACAGGAGCAATGCCTCAATTGCTAAGTATTAAGATTGGTGATGTAAATGTTAAAAATATACAAGAGGATTATTTAATTCCTGTAGGTCTTGAAGCTGAAAAAACTGGAAACAAAAAGATTGATGGCTTATTAGAAAAACTAAATGGTATCTATAAAAAACTTTCTGCAGAGAAAGCTCTTCCTTCAGAAAAAATAAATAAAGCTGAGCAATTGAATGCTTTGTTTTCTGCTATTAGACAATTGCAAATGAAACAAAACATTGCTCCATTGTTATATCAAGCAAAAATATTAAACAAACAAATTGAAGCTACTATAGATATATATAATACTAAATTCAAGGGTCAGGATAAATCTAAATTTACTGAGCCTGAAATTAGTGAATTCTCAAATACATTAGAAGTTATACAGCAAGCTTTAGATTCTTATATAAATCTAGATACAGAATTAAAATTCTTATTTCAAGGTGAATTATCTGAAGAAGATAAGAAGTTAAAAGAAGAACTTAGAGATACAGTTGATAATGCTAGAGAGTACAAGGATCAATTAAAAGATGTTGATATAGAATATATTGAAAATATAGTTGGTGGATCTGCTACAGCTGAGAAGATAGTAAAAGGACTAACTAAATGGTTTGGCAACACTGCTACAATTCAATTGAAAGCATTAGATGTGCTATTTAAAAAATCTAATAAAGCATATGCTTTAGCTGGAATGGATGTTCAAACAGAAGTTAAAAGACTAACTGATATAAAGAGTTCTTTTGAAAAGTGGGCATCAGCCAAAGGACTTAGTGTTAAAAATCAATTTGATTTACTTAAGAAGAAAGAGTCTAATGAATTAATCGATGAGTTCGATCCTAAGTTCTATTCTACATTAAAAGAAAAGATTAAAGATAAAGACATTAGTTGGATCAAAGATAATGTAGATGTAGAAGCATATAGAAAATATCTTGAAGAAAAAAGAGAGGAAGAGTATCAAAGAATTGATGATAAGGCTGCGTACAGAGTAGGTAGCGAAGAACAAATTAATAAAGATATAGCTAGAGAGAAATCTAAAGTGAGTGATCTTTATAATATTCTATCAGATAAATCTGTAGGATGGTTACTTGAAAATGATATAAAGAAGTTTCCTAAAAGAGAAACTTGGGAATCTGCTAACTGGAAAGAATTAAATAAACCAGAGAATGCTCCAGCTAAAGAGTTCTATGATTATATTAAAGAAAGAAATCAATATTACCAAAGTATAGGATATATAAATGCAGCTGATGCTAGAACGTTTCTTCCATGGGTTAGAAAAAGTTTTACAGAAAAACTTATATTTGGTGGGAATGTTACAATAGGAGAACAGTTCTTAAGAAACATATCTGTTGATGAAGGAGACACAGGATATGGAGCGATTGACCCTAATACAGGTAAACCAATTGACACTATACCTAGATACTTAACAGGTAAGATAAATGGAGAAGTATCTACAGATTTATTTAAAACTATGGCAATGTACAATGAGTTTGCTATTAAGTTTAAATATTTAACAGATATAGAAGCACAGGGTAGAGCTCTTGTTAGATTGGAAAGAAATAAAAAAGCTATTGCAACATCTTATTTTGGTAAAACTGAATATAAAGATGGTGTACTACAATATAATCCAGATAACACAGAGAACACTAAACTAGTTGAGGATATGGTAAAAGCTATTATCTATCAACAACAATATATACAAAGTGATACATTTGATCAAGTGCTAGGAACATTTGGTAAGTTAGGTGAAAGAGTTAATAAAAAGTTAGGGATGAAAATACTTCCTGAAAACTTAGAAGGAAGACAAGTTTCTGTAAACAAAGTAGTTACACAATTAAATAATTCATTCCAAGTGATGACATTAGGATTGAACCCTCTATCTTCTTTGTCAAATTTATTTGGTGGTAAGACACAATCATTTATAAACTCAGGTAAGTATTTTACTAAGACAGATTTTGTAACTACAGAGATGTGGTTATTAGGAAATAAAATGGGTGGACAAGATAAACAAAAAGCATTAGCTGCTTTAGATTATTTCATTCCATTCACTGATAATTATAATAGACAGGCTGCTACAAAACTTTCTCTAAATAAGTTAAATGATGAGGCTGTTCAAGATTTTCTTATGGTTATGATGAGAAGTGGTGAGGAGTCTGTACAGACTACTAACTTCTTTAGCTTTATAAAGAATTCAATTGTATTAGATGCTCAAGTGATTAATACTAGAGAGTATTTAAAATCAACTGATGAATATAGAGACTTCTATGCAGGAACACAAAGTGAAAGAGATGCTAGAGCTACAAAGTTTGAAGAAGATGTAAAAGCTCTTAATGAAGAGAAAGGTGTTTTACAATTAGGAAAAGTTGTTGAGGGTGAGTTTGTAATTCCTGGTGTAGAAAGAAAGTCTGATTCTGTAATAGAACTTAGAAGAAAGGTGCAACAGTTCACTAGTGATGCATTAGGAAACTTAACAGAAGAGAACAAACGTTTAATCAACTTAAATGTATATGGTAAATCATTCATGGTGTTCAAGAACTGGATTCCTAGACTTGTAGATGTACGTATGGGTAATGTTAAATATAATTCTGCTTCTGATGCATATGAATGGGGAAGAACTAGAATGTTTGTTAGAATGATATCTGAAGATCTAATGGGATCTGTAGGAAACATCATTAATACATTACAAGGAAATGATAAGGGGATGGCATTTGTTAGAGAACTCTATGAAAAAAAGAAAGCTGATTATGAAACTGATACTAATAAAGAGTTTCAAATGACAGAGGCTGAGTTCACTGATCTTGTTAAACAGAATTTAAAAAATCAAATTGTAGATTTCTTATTCTATGCAGGATTGTTTGCATTATATCTAGGAGTGAAAGCACTTGCACCTGATGATGATGAGGACCCAGCAGTAAGAAATCAACACAAGTTTGCATTAAAAGCAATTGATAAACTTAGAGATGAGATTGGATATTTCTATGATCCAACTAGTATTGGTACATTAGTATCAGGAGGAGTATTTCCATCAGTACAATTGTTAACTAATTATAGAAAGGCATTAAGTAGTTTCTTAGTTGAAAATTATGCAATTGCAACAGGAGATGAAAAACTAGAAGAAAAGAATAAAGTGATTAAATACTGGATGAAATCTTTCAAGGTGACTAATCAAATGTCAGCTCTGCTACCTTTATTTTCACCAGAGCTTGCAAAAGATCTTGACATCAGAATGCAATCAAAATTTGGTATTAGGTAGGAACGCTATATTATACCATCTATTTTCTATAACACTTTGACGTTAAGTTTATAAACATTATTTTTACACATTATACAACATACCTATGAATCAATTTTGTGAAGCTATACCATGTCCTGTTATACTAAATTCTACCTGCGTATTCTACGAAGGAGCTAGTTTAGTATGTTCAGGAATCAATACTAATGATACCCTTGAGACTGTCATAGTTAAGTTAAATCAAAAACTATGTAATGTTAGTGGAACATCTGGTACAAGTGGCACTAGTGGGACCAGTGGTACAGCAGGTACAAGTGGTCAAAATGGAGATAGATATAGAACAACTAGTACTGATGAATTTACATTAGGACAAGGAGGATCATTAAATGTTGATACATTCTTATCATACACTCCTGGACAATCTATTGTTATATCACACAATGCATATAACTATCAAGAATGTATTGTTATTAATTATGATCCTTTAACAGGCATATTAAACTTTGAGTCTCCTACACAAGTTATTGGATCAGGAACATTTGACTATTGGGATATAAACCTTGATGGTTCAACAGGTGGTGATGGATCTTCAGGAAGCTCTGGATCTTCTGGCACAACAGGTACCTCAGGAACATCAGGAACAAGAGGAACTTCTGGAAGCAGTGGTTCATCAGGTGTTAACGGAACTAGTGGAACTAGTGGTAGTAGTGGAAGTAGTAGTACGTCTGGTACTGCTGGTACAAGTGGTACATCAGGAAATAATGGATTGGGTGGTAGCAGTGGTACATCTGGGACTAGTGGAACAAATGGAGCCAATGGTATAAATGGAACAAGTGGTACTACAGGTACATCAGGTACTAGCGGAACAAGTGGTAACACTGGTTTAAATGGTAGTAATGGAACTTCTGGTACATCAGGCACAACAGGAACTAGTGGTAGTGATGGAAGTTCAGGCACATCGGGCACTACAGGAACTTCTGGTACTAGTGGTAGTTCAGGAACAAGCGGTACTTCAGGCAATGATGGTTCTTCTGGAACTAGTGGAACGTCAGGAACTAGTGCTACGTCTGGAACAAGTGGTACTAGTGGTGTAAATGGTATATCATCAGGACAGGTTTATTATTTTAATGAATCTATCAATCAAACACCATATAAAGAATTTTCACCTATACCAACAAGTGAAATTCAACAAACTATAACTGCTACTATTGCAAATGGTGTAACATCAACTATTCAATCATATTTAACACCTTCAACTTATCCGAATGTTTCAGTAATACCATTAGGTGTATGGTCATTCTACTTACACGCATATAAACAAAATAATAATGCAAGTTTTGATATATTCTGTGAAGTTTATAAAAGAACAACAGGAGGAGTTGAAACTTTATTATTTTCAACTGACCCATCACCTGTAACATCAAATTCACCAAATCCATCAATGATATTATCTGATGGATTTCAGGCAGGATTTTCAATAAATACAACAGATAGAATATTAGTTAAAGTTAGAGCAACTAATACATCAAACCAATCACATACAATTACCTTTGTTACTGAAGGAACAACTTATTATTCTTTTGCTCAAACAACATTAGGTGTAGTTAATAGTTCATCTGGTACTAGTGGATCTTCAGGAACTTCTGGTAGTAATGGTTCAAGTGGAAGTAATGGTAGTTCTGGAACAAATGGAAGTAATGGATCTTCAGGTACTAGTGGAACAGCAGGAAACAATGATGGAAACTCAGATTATTTACTTATGGTAAGTTTTAGAACATTATATAATTATTAAAAATAAATAAATTATGGCATTGACGAATGGACAAATACCAGTATTAGCAAACGTACCAAATAGTGGTGTTGCGGTAATAACTGGAACAACAATTGGAACTTTAGGTTCTGATACAAATGGTGTAGTAGTATATACTGCAGGTAGTTTAGGTGGTAGAATATATTCACTTACAGCAGTTACAAGCTCAACAGTAATTGTAAATACATATGTATATATATTAAGAGGATCAACAGTTATTCCATTGGGATTAGTTAGTATTCCTTTATCATCAGGTAATACATTGGCAGTAAAATTTAATGTTGATTATCTTGATGGTGTAAATATATTAGGATTACCATTAGATAATACTGGTAAAAGATATATTCCTCTTCAAGGTGGTGATAAATTAAAACTAACTACTATTATCAATATAGCAGCAGGATCTGCTTGGGTTACTGCTCATGGTGCTGATTATCAAGCATAAAATAATAACTATATATGACTGGTATTGAAAATGGTTTAGTAAATGGTGTATATGATAATTCATTAAATGGGTTATGTGGAGGACTTATGGGACAACATCAACAAATAAGTGAAGTAAATACATTTATCTTTACTATTAAAACAACTTCAACAAAAACTATTGTTCTTCCACTTATGTCAACTGGAACTTATAATTTCTGGGTTGATTGGGGTGATGGTATTAAAGATTTTGTAAGAACCTACGGTCAAATATACTCAGGCGAAACTGTTGCAAGAACACATACTTACCCGACTGCGTTAAGAAACTATACCATAAAAATAACTGGAGTATGCCGTGGATGGTCGTATTTCGGATTAACGCTTGAACAAACTAAAATATTGACAATAGAAAGATTTGGGTGTTTGGAATTAATTAGCGATGCCAATGGGCAACAATTTGCGGGTTGTAGTATTTTAGATTTATCAAATGTTAAAGATACACCAAGATTAAATTATATAACTCAACTTGTCCAAACATTTCAATATTGTAGTAAATTAAAAATTAATTTACTTAATAATTGGGATGTTAGTAAAATATTTAGTCTTTCAACAACATTCAATGGGTGTTCCGTGCTTAATGAAGATATTGGTAATTGGAACGTGAGTACTGTATCGAATATGGGAGGATTATTTGCAGATGCAGTATTATTTAACAGAGATATTAGTAATTGGAACGTGAGTAACGTGACATTTATGCAAGCAACATTCTCAAACGCTGCGTCCTTTAACCAATCTATCGGGTCGTGGGATGTTAGTAAAGTAACGAGTATGAATGGTATGTTTAGTAACGCCGCTGCTTTCGACCAAAACATAGGAAATTGGAACGTAAGTATATGTACTAATTTTGGAAGTTTTATGTCAACAAAAACACCTGCAACATTTTCAGCAGCTAATTTAGATGCTATTTATAATGGTTGGAGTAGTAGACCATCAAATTCAAATTTAAGTATTTCTTTTGGTACTGCAAATTATACAATAGCAGGTGGTAGTGCAGGCAGATCGATTTTAGTAAGTCGTGGATGGACAATAGTTGACGGAGGAGGAATTTAAAAACAAATAATATGAACAATTTTTATTTAGCACATAACGAGATAGATGTATTTCATTATGGTAGTATTCAAGAAGGTCAAACTGTAACAACAGGACAACCGTTCCTTGAATATTTTGAAACAGAACAAGGTTTAATTGACAGAGTGCTTGAGTTAGATCAAGAATATATAAGTACATCACCAATTATTAATCAATCACAAATATGAATAAATTTATAGAAGAAAGATGGTACATGCATCTAATAGGTGGGGCTATTACAGTAACACCAATTATTTGGTTGTTGATTAAATTTGATCCTTCCTTTGATATAGGTAAAATTGCTCAAGTATTTATTGCTGGGTTATTTGCTTATTTTATAGGATTTACATGGGAATGGTACAATGGAAAATACCACGAAGCACCTTTTGATTGGAATGATATAGCATTTACAATGCTAGGAGCAATTATAGGAACAATATTATTATAAAGGCAGCTGCTATGGGAATTAGCTGGTTGGAGAGAACAAAGCTGCCTTTAAATTTTAAATTATGACAAATCAAGATAAAAATTGGATATTATTTTGGATATATGTTATTGTAACAACAATATTTATTCTTTCATTTAAGTAATCAAATATAAACCCTCTATACGAGGGTTTTTATTATTTCTATTACCATGTTTGGTGTCACACTATTCTGACATTCAAACTGTCTCTCTGTGCCTTCATGCAATGGACACCAGTTCCAATTTGATTTATCAAACTTATATTCTGGTTTATTCCAACATCCATGGCATACATTTGTATTGATTGGTCTATGACATGTAAACTCATGATCTTTATCAGTGAAATTACTGATCATTATCACTGGTACATCTAATCCCCAGGCCAACCAACTGAGACCTGAACTTAAACCTATAAAGAATTCACTTTGTGCTATCCATTTTATCGTACTCTCAACTGATTTATCAAGTAATGGATCACAGTTGTCAAATGGATTGTTTTCTAGTGATACATTCTTCACTGTATACTCTTGATCATGTAGATAGTTAATTACTTCTTGCCAAGCTTCTCTGGGCCAGAACTTACAGCCTGATGTACTATTTGTAGCTATTGTAACTAGTTTATGATTTACTTTAAGTCCTGAGTTATGTACACTAGGTTTGATTTCTATATAATCAAGACCTAGAATGTTTGTAGCTGTCTTTTGTAAAGGAATTGTATTAGGAAGAACAGGTTCTTTATTATCATTATAGAACCAACCTAACTTATACATTGCATACAGATTGTTAAATACATATCCTGGTTCCACAAACTCAAGCTCTGTATAAGTGTCAAGTATATTGTTCCAAAAACTTGACACAATCACATGGCAATTGTGTTTCTTTTTAAACTCAAGAGCGTACGGTATCCAAGCTAATGTATCTCCTAATGAAAAACTATCAAAAGCAATGTACACTCTCTTGTCTGTCAAATCTATTATCTTATTGTACACTTCCACACCATCCTTGTACACTATAGTTTGCCATGTAGTAAAGTATTCTCTGTTAAGTTTTATCCAATGATTGCACTTTATTGTATCATAATGAACTAACTTTTGTGTTTCTACATCATGAAACTCTACATCAAATGTACTATCACTGGTTCCTGTTATTTCAAGGAATGGTTGTCCAACAAAATTTTGTATGATATTATAATCATTTACAGGCTTTTTGTTTGGAATAACGGACATTGCTTTCTCATATAATGACATGTGATCTTTAGCAAAATCATCAGTTGTATTATTAGTTAGTATATGATAATTTGTATGATCTGTTAACATATCTTCTACTTGACGTTTTAGTTTTTTAGGATCTAGAGTTGTAATATATCTAGTAAACATATTTTTATATTGAGGAAGATCTCTAGCAATAATTTTTTTACCAAAACTAATAGCTTCTCTTAATACTAATGGATTACATTCCCATGTAGAGTTAAACATAACTATATCAGCAGCCATTATAAAATATTTAGCATCATCTCGTTCTCCCCATATCTTTACATTATCTGGAACATCATTCATAAGTGGTTCCCAATAGTCTTGAAAGTTACCAGCTTGATTACCTATAAAATGAAATCCTACATCTGGCATTTGTTTAGCTAATTCAAGCATCTCACCTTGGTTCTTTCCAGGAGTCCATAAACCAACATTTACAACATGTTTCATTTTAAGATTCATACCAAGAGCTATCTTAGCTTCATAACAATCATCTTCTGAAACTCTATAGTTATCAATAGGAAACTCAATCACTTCTTTATAATATCCTTCTACATTAGCAAATGTATCTAAGTGATAAGGAGTGCAGAAAGCGTATGCATCAGGTGTAAATATCTTATTAGCAGGATTAAAAGAAACATCATGGCAAGTCTCAACTATCCTATATTTCCTATCAGGAGAGTAAAGTCTTCTTACCATTTTAGGATCTAGTCTTTCAGACATCTCATCTATGTGTATAATGTCTGGTTTAAACTCATCTACAGCCTTGAAGATTCTCATCTTATCTTCATTTAATGTATATAAGCCTGTAAGCTTTATAATTTCATCTCTCTGTACAACATAATCTTTGCTGTAACATTGATATTCTACCACTTGAATTGATACATTTGGCAGAGTTTGCAACGCTTGTATTCTCTTAAGAAGGAATGCTGGCATACCACCTGTAGATAGGTGAGGAGCAAGGAATAGGATTTTTAGTTTAGACATTGGTTTAAATATTTTAGACATTATTTTAGACATTTGAACTGGATCTTTCTCTCCATGTAGGAATAGTAATTGTTCTTTACACTCTGGTAACCTGAACCAACTCTCAACATGTTTGCCCCAGTTATCTTCATTGTATATCCTATCTAGCTTATCAAGACCAGTGTTAGTGTATATATAAGGAAGACCTTGATGTATATTATATTTCCACAATAGCACATTTACTATTGTTTCTTCGTGATAGGGAGCATAGATTTGTGGATTATTAAGAACAATAGGATGCGTGCACATCCAATACCACTCATCTAGAAATGATATAGTGTTCTTACCAGCTACAAAGTAACCAGTTTGTCTATATCTTTCTCTTACATATTGATTTACATTGAATAAGTCACATGCTGGATGTTCTAGTGTTGTAGAGAGATCATCTTTGCTATCAGCTCCTCCTCTTCCATTAATATGTAGATAGTCATATATACCTTCTACAAAATATGGATGTCCACATTCAGTGTTATACATATCAAATATACTATCTATGTATTGTGTAGCAATTGAATCAGAATCTACATAACATATTGTATCAGCAAAGTTCTCAAGAGCATGCTTAACTACAAGAGGTCTTTGAATTAATAACTTGTATACATTAGGATTGTTTCTGTCTATATAATCAGCTTTGACTGAATAGTCAACATCACATTCCCAATAGACAGTGTTAGCTCCAGGAACCTCTCTGTGATCATCTAGCATATACACTGTGATTGGTATATTGCTAAACTGTTGAATGCTCTCTACAGCCATACATACAGTGCTGTAATAAGATGCGTTTGCATATAAAACATACATTTTATCTGCTTTTATATGTTCATACGTATAACTATCGGACATAGGTTTGATTTTTAAAAACAAAGATATAAAAATATATTTAGCTTATGCTATATTATGAAGGAAATCTCATCAGACCATTTTATTATATGGAATATATGATTTATATTTGTTATAAAATATCATAATTATTATTTGCATACAATTAACTTTTCAAATTGTATATATGTTATAACAATCCCACCTTACCATTATGGAAAAATTAATTGAAAAACAAATAGAAAAAGAATTAAAAAGCATGGACCAACGCCTATATGATCTAGAGGAGAAAATGACTTCAATAGATACGAAATTGACACAAGTTGTGGACGCTATATTAGGAAACGCATTAACTAAAGCAGGAGGATTTGTTGCTGATATAACAGAGCTTAAAGCTAAAATAAAAACACTAGAAGCTAAACTGGAAAAACAAGAAACTTTTAAAAACAAGGTGTTATGGACAGTAGGTGTAATGGTAGCCATGGGTGTTGTGTTACAATATGTAGCAAGTATTTATTACAATATAACAAGAATATGATGTTTATAAAAAAGAACTACTTATACTTAATCATAGGTGTCTTACTTCTTGTAATACTGTTACAGAGATGTACATCTGGTGAACCCATTAAGCCTGTACCACCAACTGTCAAAATAGACACTGTATGGGTGAAACATGATAGTATTATATATTCTAAACCTAAGATAATTACAGTTATTAAAGGAGTTCCTGAGATACAATATGTACCAGATACATCTTATTCAAAACTTGTTATACAATACAAAAGCTTAGTTGATCTGTGTACAGCAAAGAATGTATACTCAGATACATTGAAAATAGATTCTATTGGATATGTAAATGTTTTAGATACGATTTCAAAAAACAGGATACAAGGAAGAAGATTTAAGTATGACTTAAAGTATCCTGTAATTACTAAGACAATCACTCTTCAAGCACCTCCTAAAACACAAGTATATATAGGTGGAGGATTGCAAGGAAATCAATACAACATAGTTAATCAGTTTAGTGCAGGCCTACTGCTCAAGACTAAGAAAGATCAAATCTATGGAGTGTATACAGGAATGAATACAGATGGAAAAGTACAATATGGCTTACAAAGCTATTGGAAAATAAAATTAGGTAAGTGATAAGACTATTTAAATACATAGAACCATTATGGTTAGGGACCAACAGTAAGATATCTATACGCAAAATCTTATCGTTGGCTTTTTCTATTGATTTAATACGCAACATATCATATACAATACATAACTGGGAAATAGGTAAATCATATTCTGATGTAGCTATGTTACTAGGACTAGAGGCTGCTCTTATAGCTGCTCTACTATCACTCACCACATATTCAACTATGGTGGCAAATAAAAAATCAAATACAGAAATAGACTAATGGTAACAAGTGCACAAGCTTTAAAGAAATACGGAGACCCAACTAAAGAATCTGGTATGACATTATGGGATGTACCAAAAGAATTAGAAATAGGCGTTCTACCTAAGAGATTATATTGTAACAAAGATATGATCCTACCACTAACCAAAGCTTTTAAAAATCTCATATCTACAGGATGTGTTAAGGAATTAAAAACTTGGGATGGGTGTTTCAACATTCGTAAGAAAAGAGGACTTGCATCAATGTCTTTACATTCATGGGGAATAGCCATTGATGTAAACGCTGCATGGAATGGTTTAAACAAAGAACCACAACTAAGTAAAGAGTTTGTTAATTGTTTTACATTAGCAGGATTTGATTGGGGAGGAATCTGGACAAGAAAAGATGGAATGCACTTCCAATTAAAAACTATATAAACCATGGCAAAACAAACCAATACAGTACAGAAGAGAGTGAAGGTTAAAGTGAGTAGACCAGGCATTCATTCTAAAAACAAAACATCAAAACTTAAATCTTCCAAGAATTACAAAAAAAGTTATTCTGGGCAAGGTAGATAACTTTTTTGATTATTTTAATTCATTAACAATTATGTATGTTTACATAAATTATTTATATTTTTGTAACTACCAAACAAACAATCAATTATGGCAATACCAGCTAAACAAGTCGGCCAATCAGCAGAAGCAAATCTTTTGTGGCAAATATCTAAGCAGTTGGAACTTTTAATTAAAGTGACAGCAGCTAACAATCCTACTACCACTACCACTACCACTCCTGCCCCTTAATTGCAAAATTAAAACATAATAAACCAACTACATATGAAAGATTTAAAATTTGTGCAAGCTTGCCCAAGTGATGTATATTATACATGGCAAGTTCATTTATGGCTTGAAAGCTTAAGAAACATTGGACATAGTGATAAAGCTATATCAGTGATATTCACACCTAAGGGAAGAGAGAATAGAGACAAATGGAAACAGATAGAAGACCTCTATCCAGAATCAGAGTTTCATTATTACAATGATGAAGACAATTTAAATCAACTACTAGGGATATATATCCCTGTACTAAGACCATATGTACTTTGGAAACATTTCAAAGCTAATCCAGAACTAAGTGAGAAAGCAATATTCTATTGTGATTCAGATATTCTGTTCACTAAAGATTTCAATGTAGATGAGTTCTTAGATGATGATGTTAACTACCTATCAGATACAAACAGCTACATCAATGCTACATATTTTGATAGTAAAATAAGAGATGTTCTCTCAGAGAAGCTAGAAGCATACAAAACAAGAGATGTTCTTGGAGAAATAGCTAGTGTTATTGGTATAGATAGAGCAACATGTGAAGCTAACAACCTACACTCAGGAGGAGCACAATATCTACTAAAGAATGTAGATGGTGAGTTCTGGAGTAAGGTGATGAATGATTGCATTCTTATTAGAACCTATTTACAAACAGTGAATAGAGAATATTTTAAAGATGAGAATACAGGATATCAATCATGGTGTGCAGATATGTGGGCTGTTCTTTGGAACTTATGGTTTAGAGAACAAGAAACAAAAGTGGTTCCTGAACTAGCATTCACCTGGGCAACAGATCCTATATCTAAACTAGACAGTCATACAATCTTTCATAATGCAGGAATAACAGGAGTATCAATGAATGGATATCCTTGTTTCTACAAAGGAAAATATCATCAAGGAACTGACCCTACAAAAGATCCACACTTAGATGATGTATTAAATAACACAGAATCACAGAAGTATTGCACATGGTTCTATGCAAATGAACTAAATAACATAAAAAATAAATATAACCTTAATTATTAAATATCATGAACAAACGTGACTTAAAAGCGTATTCACGCTTCGATGGAACTGGTAGAATTGTACCAGGAAGTACTGTACTTAGACGTCAAAAACCTAAAGTGGGAAATTGGAAAGAAGTTCCAGCATATGAATGCTGTAATGATGTAACATTAACATTTACACCTTCTTCTCCAATAATTAGCGATGTAACATTAAGACTTTTTTGTAATGGTACACAGATAAATTATTTGTATACACCAAGTGATTCTACTACTATTGAATCATTAGTTAATATATTAAATAATACATTTAATGTATTAGGAACATTTACAAATCCTAGTGGAAACATTATCCAACTAGTAATGAGTGGTGCACAAAAAACTGCACTATGTCCTGTAGGAACATTAACATTTGATGTTATTGCTGACTAATTAAAAAAATAGGATGAACAGTAGACCTTTAAAAGCTTATGTAAGATTTGATGGATCTGGACGTGTAGTCTCAGGTAGTCTTATATTGCGCAAAAACAAACCAAAGGTGGGTAAGTGGCAAGAGATTACAGCATATCAGTGTTGTAATCCAACCACTAGTACAACTACAACATCACCAACACCTTAACATTTAAACTATGGCACTAAAATCACTATTCCCAGAAGAAATGATGGGAGATAAAGGTTCTAGTCTTACATTAGAGACTATTGCAGGAAAGCTTACTCATATACAAGAACAATTGCATTTATTGCATTGGCAAACAACTAGTTATGCAGAGCATAAAGCTCTTGGAAAGTTGTATGAATATGTACAGGATTTCAAAGATGGTGTGGTTGAGAAACTTATGGGATATACAGGTAAAAGACCTGGAGCTTATAAAATAGAACCTCTTGGTGGAGCAAATGCTACATCTGTTGTTTCTGAACTTATGAGCTTTGCATCATCATTAAAAGCATATGGTGAAAAGAATTCCTATCACGATGTATGTAATCTTGCAGATAGTTTATCTGGAGAAGCAGCTAAAACTAAATTCTTATTAACATTGTCATAATGAATGTAATTAGAAAAACTCCTACTAAAGCTAAAAAAGTAATAGATACAGAGACAAATATAATATTTGATACAATCAAAGATGCTGCATTAGCAAATAATATGACTAATTTTAATTTAAGAAATAGACTTATAGGTAAAGTTAAAAATAATACAAATTTAAGATTATTAACTAATGAGTGAGTTAATTAAAAAAGGATTCAATAAAATTGTTTCAGACAATGATGAAGTATTTTTAAGTCACTTAAAAGGATGTATTGAAGGTATAGATGAGTTATGCAGTATTCAAATAACTAAACTTTCTAATAAAATAATTTTCAGAATAGCAGCAAGTCTTCCTAAGTATAACAATATGCTTATAGAAGAGATATTAAAGTTTTGTAACATGTTTAACATTAGAGTGGATATGAGCAAGAGCATCAAAACTAGTTCAGTAATAACATTTGAAATAAATTTGGAAGTGTAACAAATTCTTTCTACATTTGTTACAATTATAAACCAATTAAATATTTTTACATTATGGCAGAGTATAATCCTAATGCACGTTACACATGGACTCCTGAAGACAAATTTGAATTATCAGGACAAGAATTTGGTCTATTCCTTAATATGGTAAGATCTTATTTAGCATCAGAAGATGGCGCACGTTTTCAATTAATGTCTCAAGCTAATGAAACAATTGAGAAGATTATGAAAGCTGGTGTTGAAGCTGATGTTATTAAGGAAGTGTCAGACACTCCTATAGAAGCTCTAGAAGCTGAAGTTATGGAATAACACAATATAGCTGCTGGGTGACGAATAGCAGCTCTTTTCTAAAAAAAGCACTTCTCTATGAGAATATACGAACCAAAGAATAGAATAGATGTTACAACACCCAAGGGAGAGGGAGTAATATTTCTTGTTACAGATTATGGAACGGAAACAGATACTATCTATACAATTATAATAAACACTACA